GGTTGACTCTCTGGTTGAGAGCCCTCTGGGGAAGCCAGCAAACTTCTGATGCTATCGAATTCCAGTTCAAGTCGCCGAAAACCGAACCACCGCTTTTCATCGGACTGGACTACGAAGCACTTCAGGAAACCGACTTGGATTCTCTGTTCCAATTGGCTCGCGGATTTAAAATGATGGTAACGCAGTTTTGTTACCAACGTATTGGTGTTATCGAGAATGGAACAATGAGATTTCAAATCGATTCAGAGGTGCTCAACTCGCGGTGGTTGGACTATCTTCAAAATTGCGAACTCGATTTCGTAATGACCGAAAATAATGTAGGTCGTATCGTTATTCATCCTGCATTTCGCAGGATGGAATCAGCACGAGACGTGCTTCGATTTCTTCAACAAATGGGGACGGTAAAACTGCTCTATCCCGAGCAGTATATTATTGAACTTTTTAACTTCTACGCACTCGTTGTGTGTGGAGGTTATCAGCAAATGCTGCTCACGGTTAATTTCAAAGAGGTCAATGACGACCTCGAGTTTGAAGACATTGACCAACTTGAAGACTCTCTTCAGTTGGCGCTGGAATTTGAAGATTAAGTGTTTTCACCAATCTTCAAAACACTATTTCGATTTCTCTTTTTTTTAATTGTTAAAAACCGTAAAGAATGACTATTGCAACCGCAATTCCTCGCACTCTTTCTACTGCCGACCGCCAAAAAGCTAAAAAGGCGCGTAATGACGCGCGTATCGCTTTCAAGAAATTAGCTGCTGCTAAGCAATTAGCAGCAAAAGAAGCTAAAGCGGAAATGCGAAGATTAAAACGTAATCCACCAGTGCTAACCGAAGAAGAAGCTAATGCCATAGCATCGGCTGTGCTTCAGAAACGTGCTGACATTCAAGCAGCAAATGAGGCTCGGATTGAAAAGCGTAACGCTAACCGTTCCAAGCAAATCGTGAACCAAATGGCTAATTGGATGGCAAACAACATGAAAAAGCCACGTAAGCCGTCTAACACGCCTGTGAAAACAGGTTCGGCTAAGCATAAGCCACGCACTATGAAAGTAGATTACGCACAGGCAGCATAAATTCCAAGTCGCCCACCTTTGAAACACTAAAAAATAGAATTCCTTTTTTTTCAAAAATTAAAATAAAGAAAAATGTCAAATCCAAGTGCCGTAGGCAATTCTGTCTTAGTAGTAGGAGCTTCAACTTACGCAGCCATTATTTCTGCGCTTACTGTCTCAGGCTCAAAGGACAATATCGAGACGCTGCGTTTCGCTAACATCCAAGAGGGATTAGCAGACGGCTTAACATCTGCCTTCCAAAAAGGAATTCTTCAAGTCGGAGTTTCCGACTTCTTGGCTATGCCGTTTGATGCAGCGAACCCAGCTGCATACCCATTTAAGTGGGACAATGAAGAAATTCTCGACTTTGTCGAGGCTAAAACAAAAACAAGACCTGCCGTCGTTGTAGACGGCTATCGCAAGTACGTCGAGAAGTGTCTTAAAAACTACGGAGAATGCCTTCATATGTTATTAGGCAACCATATCGACGAGGTCGAAATGGCGGAATTGGAATTCATGGAGCAGAGCTCTGCTGCTGTTCAAGGACCTGAAACACAGGTAGAAGAGCAAACTGCGTCTGACATTCTGTTGAATGCAACAGCCGACTTGCTTGACCAAGGCGTTTCCGTATACGAGGCATTGTTCTCGGACGAAACAGTACAAGTCGGCGCTAATGCCGTTGTAGCGCCAGTTGTTGAACCAATAACTGAAAAACCCATTTCTCCAATCGAAGAACCAGAAGTGGTTCTCGATAATCAGGACTTGGCTGTTGAAATTGTTCCTTCGATTGAAGATACCCCTATTAGAGGGGAAGAGATTGAAGTGGAAGCTGAAGCGATTATCAAAACACCCACATTAGAGGTGATTCAGCTTGTTGAGGCTCAAATTCAAGAGCACTTGATAGAAGTGCTCGAAGCGAAAATCGAGGCGCATGCGCAAGTGGATGCGCAAATGGAGGCTGAAGAAGTGAAAATGGAGCGTTTCGTCGAAACGCTCGCAACTCAGGTTCAAGTTCCTGTTCAGACACCTGTTTTCCCTAAAGCTGAAATCATTACGCAGCCAGCAGACTTGGCTGCAACAGTTGCTCAAGTAGGGAATGACGGTTTGTTTGCAGCTATGGCTCCGAAACAAACTCGTAAGTTTGATGCCAGCAAGCTCATAAAACAAGCTGTTGAAGCACGACTTGAAACGACGAAGAAGCCACTTCAGGCTTCTCGCCAAAAGTCGGCAGACAAGTTCGCTCGCAAGCAGGTCGGCAAACAGCTCGGTCAAATGGCACAAGCCTCAGACCGCAATCAAGTTCAGCTTAATTTCAACGTCGGAAAGGTCGATAAGGAATTTGCTGAATCGAAAGCGCTTCATTCGCTATACCCTTGCCTCGACCGCAAGATGGCAAACGTTGGTATTCCGAGTGCCGTTTCTCGTGTTTCTATGAATTACGGGAAGCAGCCTAATGGACTGCCTGCGGTTGCTACGGCTGGATTTCACAAATTGAACGTAGAAGAGGGATTCTTCTACCCAAGTTGTGTTATTTCTGTTCTGGTTAAGGACAGATTTAGCCTCGACTACTACGAGCGCCAAATTACGGTGCCGTATGTAATTGAGGCACCCATTCAGTTTATCCAGACCTCTAAAGGAGGTCAACCAAATATGGTAATCACAGATTCCGATACAATTCGGTGCTGTGAACCAATTTGGATTCCGAAGAGCGAAACCAAGGATATTTTCCTTGCGCTCAAGGCTGGTCATAAGATGATTGGCGAGTACAAGCCCTTTCATAAGACGATGGAATTCATCGTCTTCCAGCCGAAAGAACCGAAGTGGAAGAACCTCAACCACGCGGTCGAGTTCTCCACGCCTTACCCACTCTGGGGTAAAGCTAAGAATGTAGCATAGACTACATCTTAAACAAAACAGCTCTAACATAAGAGAAATCAAAATAATCGCTTAGAATTGAAGTATTCCTATATATGGAAGCTCGCTAAGCTACGAAGAGTGTTTGTCATTATATGACCCTACTCCTTCGCATCTGCATCTATCGCAGTATTATTTTGGTTGAGGGTGCATCTGCATCCGTTCTTATGTTAGAGCTGTTTTTTCTTTGCATCTAACTTTTAAAATTAAAAAAAATGTCTATAAAGGTGTTTTTATTTTGGACAATGATTCAGTTCATTGTCGGTCTTGGTTCAGCTCTTATTGTGGCAAACATGTGGTCATGGGTTGATAAATTACCCGTTTGGCCTTCTTTCAATCTAAAGAAGTGGCTCTTGGTTTATCAAAAGCCAAACAACAAACAGAACGAGTTCTTTTTTGCCTCTTCTATTACCACAATTATTGCTTGTGGTATTGGCTATTTCATGTTCAACTAACAAAGCAATAGGACATGATAAAGTATCTTGTATTTTCTTTATTGGGAATCTTGCTTATCGCTGGCTCTCCAAAATATACCAAGATAAGTGATGTCCAAGAAGCTTTAACAGCATCGAATAACGCCTTAGTTTCTAATGGAAAGGTAGGCATAGACATTAGCCAATACAACTCAATAGACTGGGGGCTGATGTACGAGAAACGAGAGGCAATTAAGTTTATCTACCTTAGAGCAACTTGCGGAACTGTTCCAGATAAGTCATTGAGCTTCAACATGGAAAACATAAGAAGGTACAAGATTTACTCTGGTTCAGATATAGGCATTTATCACTTCTATAAGTGGAATCAGTCTGTTCCCAACCAAGTAAAGAGTTTCCTTAAACAGTGGGAGACGTATAGAGATGTAATAACTCTCGCTCCTGTTATAGACATTGAGAAGAATCCTCCTATAAAGGACAATCTCTTTCTTCCTAACCGAAGAAAACAAGAGGAAAAGGAGTTAGTTCAGTTTGTTAAAGAGATAGCACGTCTTACCAAAAGGACACCTATTATTTATACGAATAAGGACTATTACGAGAGCTGGATACTTCCAATTCTATCTCTTCATGCTTATCCTCTTTGGTTAGCCCATTATAAGAATATAGAAGATATTCTTGAAAATAGTGAGTTCGCATATAGGGACATTAAGAATCCTATATGTATGATTCAATATACAGATAAAGGGAAAATTGAATCATCTAAAGGGAATATAGACCTTAATATAGCATTTTCAAACTCTAAAAAGAAAAGATGAATGGTGACTTAGGAGCAGGGCGTAGACCACAAAATGGGGGCAATGCTGTTAGCGCTGCCTCAGCTAAGAAACTACAAGACCTAAAAAATAAGATAATGATAGGCGACATATGTTTCTTCAACAAGAAGAGCGTATCTATCATTATCCCTTTAAACACATTGGCACATAATCTAATCCCTAACAAGCAGTTAGACAAACAGGATTATGAATACATATACAGCCAATTTGTTCAACCAGAAAAGAACTTTATTCTTCAAAAAACAGCACTGGCAACCAAGATTGCATATCGCAATACGGTGCAAGGAAAAATCGCTGTTATAGAAGAATTCGCAAGGGATTTATATAATACTTACTCTGCCTGGCCTTTTAAGGACATGTTGATTGAAGACTGTAAAGTCTATGATAACGAGAAACTAAGAATGTTCCTTGAAAGGATAAAAGAAGATAATAAAGACCCCAATCGACACAAGCTTGATAAGAAAGGCTCAAGCTATGCAACTTCTGATGCTATTCGATTTCAAGGGGCTCGAGAAGCTGCTACTGAGTACAGGGAAGTCTCTTGTCCTGTACCCAACCTTTCTCTCTTTTACACGCGTATTAAAAACGCACTAAGGGAAAGAATAGAGATGTTTAAGGAGTTTGAAGCTCAAGAAAAGAACTCCAAAACAGTAGCACAGCCCAACTTTATTGAGAAAGTGCCAGACTATCCGCACATAAAGCTTCTCGTCAACTTAGAAGGCATAGACTTTAGAATAGAGTCTATGTTTACAAAGATGACGGATGCTGAAATAGAAGGAACTAAGGCCCGTTCCTTTCTCACATCGCAAGGTCAAGAGATAGAAGTAATCTCTAAGATGCGCTTCTATAAAGAAGGCTTGACTGCGAATAAGATATTCAACGATAAACACTACGCCATTGTAGAGTTTATCGAACAATCAGCACCGCTCTTTAACGAGGAAGAGCGGATGCTCGGAATAATTCCTACTTGTCTGATTAAAAAATACAATTCGAGTTAGCAAGCATGGAAGATAAATTCAAAAATAAAAAAAGAAAGGAGGCGATAGCAAAGGAAAAGCTTTACATACCTATTGCGCCTCAAAAACATAAATCCTACTCGATTGGAGATATTGTCACTTTTAACGAGCCTGCTATTAACTATATCGCCATAGGCGAATATAATTTAGCTGGAACAAAGGACTCCGTAGAGCAAAAGCGAAATGGATTTTTTATGGTTAGAGCTTATTTATCTAAAGCTTTAGCTAACCTGACCACACATTCTAAAACTGGACCAAAAAATCAGTTCCAGCAAGCAGCAAAAGAGAAAACCTACTTTTGCGAGACCGAAAACATAAATTCTTATTTTCTTTCTTACGATAAAGAAATAAGAGCCAATTTCCGTCAAGAACACTCGATGTTCTTATCAATTGCCAATACCGAAGAAGCGGTATACAAGATGGGACATCCGAAGCCCGTCAACTTTCTTCAGGTAGAAATGGCTAATTTCTTTAACGGCGGAAAAGATAAAAAAGAAGAGATATATCCAGCAGGCATCTTCTTGGGGAATGAGATATTTGAATCAGGAGGCTTCATCATGCTTCCTGATGCAGAATACTTAAATTCTTCGCCCACGTGTCTTAGAGGGCAAATATGCCATATATGGAAGGCGAATAAGGAAATAGATAGATTAGATGATGAAGGGAAAAGAAAGGAGTATAATCTTAGACGTTTTAATCCAGATGCGTTAAAGAAGTACAAATACATAGAGACTATTGACTCTAAGATTGTGGTTCAAACACCATTGAATAGCATCATCGCATGTGTCGAATGGTTCGGACATCCGACTAATTTTATGATGAACATACCACTCTACGTACTCACTCACTATTCTATTAATCCTCAAAAAGAAGACTAAATGGATATATTTTATGAAATAGGGGAAGAGTATTGCTTTAATGAGATATGGAATATCTCATTAGCAAAGATAAAAGAGTCCGCAGATAGCGAACTGGTGAAAAGTAAAAAATGTATTATGTTTCACGCATATACACAATACGAATTTCAAGGAGATACTCAAGACCATGTATCCTTAGCCTTCTATCTGCCGATAGAGCTCTTAGGGTTTTCTCCTCGTGAATGGGAATTGGACGATAACTATATTCTTCCGTTTGAGAGTATAGACGAGAAGCATCCAAATAACCCAGATGGTGCTCATGTGTCTCTACGTCAAGCAGAGAGCGAGCCCTATTATGATATAAAGCTAAACATAGACGAATTTCCATATTGCGAATCAAGGGAAGATTTACTGCCGTACGTGCTGATAACGGACATAAGAAGACTTAGAGTCTTAAACGAGTCTATTATCTGGCTTGAATTATCTTACTGTTCACCTGTGAATAAAGGGCATCCTGATAATAAAGATTTGGGATTTGAAGGCTTGCCAATAGAGAAAACTGTTCGACATATATCTATTCCTTTAACGGATGAGTATGTGAAGAAAGTACTACATAGTGCTCAGCAGATAGAGTATGAAATTAGAGACAGGATGATGACAAATACGACATTCGATTCAATCGTCAGCGAGCATATTTCCGCTTCATTCAAGCTTATTGCCATAGCTAAACATATCTATATGGAACAAGCAAACAATCTTCGATTTACGGAAGATGTGGACTCGAATAGGAATCTTGAGGGCCAAATAGACATAGCGACGGAGGTTTATCGTTTTTATCCTAAAAAGGAGCTTATTTTTCCTGTCCTGATGGAAATGAAGAATCCTACATGTGAGACACATGTAGATAAAGCAACAGAATATTATGGACTTTTCAAGTATATGTCCAATAATAGAGTTCGTTCAGGAGGAGATTATGAAGTTCCGAGGGAGTGCTATATAAAGTTACCCCTATTACTGATGAAGAATATAGAAGATGAAAATAAAGCTAAAGAGTATAGTCATGAATAAGAAACTAAGATTAGACAACTCAAAAAGCTTTAACATAGGAGACCAAGTGGCTATATCAGAAGATTTTGAATGGAATATTAAGAATTGCGAAAGAGGCATCCTTAATGTCGAATTCTATCTACCTGACCAGAAGGTTGAGAACATGGAGCAGGTAGATATACCCGAAGGATTTTTCATGTTTGATAGTGCCCTCATAGAGCGTATTATCAAACGACACGAACCAGACATAACAAGTGAACGCTCTTATCCAGCACCATTGTGGACAACAAGCGACCTTCGTGAAACTACAAATAAACTAAAATTTCACGTTGCGGAAAACACACTTGGCAGCCAAGAGGACTTTAAAGACCTTACACGGAGAGGAGGTGCCTTTTGGATAAACATACTTCTTACCTGTAAAGGGAAGAGTATACTTGAAAAAAACGGTATCTACACTCAGATACCAGCATGGTTACATCCTATTAATGTGGATATTCCCTTTAATCCACATAAAATATTAGTGGATAAATTAAAAAAGGCTTCAGACTTTTCTGACATAAAGAAGCTTATTCCAAATCCAGAATCTACCTCTGGAACAGAGAAAAATTCCGTGGCAGCCTATATATCTCAAAGGGTATTTACTGCCTTGTGGACACACGAAAAAGTAGATAAACTAACGACTATTGAGCTGCCTGGTTCAGATGAAAAAATAGTCAATATGCTTCAACGAGGCATAACAAGTGAGGAATCGAATACTCAGAATATACAAATACTGTTCCAGCGTAATTCAAGATATCTTGTTCGTTTAAGAACGGTATTGCCTGAATTACATCCCGTTAATCAGAGAATATTTGAGGATACTTTTCTTACCTCTGATTCGATGAATGGAAACAAAGCAAGAGAAAACTTGGAGCTCTTGCGAGATAGTATGGTTGGCACAATCATCGAGATGCAAGACGACTATGCTTGGTGCCGAGATGCATGGGATGAAGAAAGTTTAACGTACAGTTACCTACTCCCATTGGCTTGTTTAAGCCCTTTTTAGTTTCAGTTTTAGTTTATTTTTCTTTTAAAATTCCATATTTTATGTTAAAGAGATTCGACTTGGCATATTCTGCCTTCTATAATACCATTACGGCTCCAATTTTATTTTGCTTTTCTAAAAGTAATCTTCCTAAGACAGTGTTCTTTTCGTTGATGATGCTCTTAACCGTGAGCTGTCACAACTCCGTTCCCTATAACACGGAACAATCAACCCAATTTGTAGACTCCTTAGGAATTTCTACTGAATTGCCTAAATTCTCATCACGGGACAATGATCCTTACCGCGACGTAAAAGTACCCGCTCTGACTTCGGATGATTCTCTCGTGATTGAGAATCCTGAAGCTTACAGTAAAAGAGTCTTAGACTCGGCTAAGACGGCTTTAATCACTAAATCACGCGATTTGGCTACACCTCCTCCGATTGAGGAAGTCAAATATGACACAATTGAATTAGTGTCTCCAGCAGAAAAACCCGCTAAACCGATGAAGAGCCCTGCGGAGAAATTAGCGCGTGCTAACAAATCCCCTGCTGGTATTCCCGCTACTTCTACTGTTGAAGAAACTGCGGTTGACCAAAAAAATACCATACGACCTTTAGTGGTAAAGCCAATTGTAGAAAAAAGGGTCTACAATTGCAGGTGCAGCGAGAAGGTTGCCATTCAAGAAAAAACAACAGCTATTTCATTTGTAGCTGTTATGCGAGCAACACACCCTTCTTTAACAGTTGAAAAACTGGCTTCCATCAACAAACCCAATGTGGTAAAGAACTGGAAGGTAGGTACATTTATTTGCCTTAAGAGAGCATCTAAGTGATATAGTAAGGATTATTACCCCTCAAACTTTTTATTCGCTCACAATAAAAATAAAGTACATTGACAACAGAATTAGAAGGACGTTTCTCGCGTCCAAAAATGAAGACTGGTTATAATTTACCAGTCGCCTTAGATAAAGTTACCAGTTTTCGTAATCGAAGCTTAGCCATTGGACTTGTTCATAAGTTCAAGCAAGAAAGCTCGACAATGAATTATCGGCTTAATCGGATGCTCAAACAGGTAGGGCTATTCAAGTGGATAGAACCTGCTTCTTCCGATATTGAAGCAACGGAATATGCCCGTTTCCATGCAAGTGATACGCTTGTGGACATTATTCCTAATGTACCTTTCTGTCTCTCTAATCCACTTGTTCGAGAAACAGATGTAAACATAGACAGCTATATCGCTAATAACTGTCAAAAGGCTAAGCCGAGAATATATCTTGGTCATTCTGCGCTCTGTTTATTGAAAGCTGACAGTTATATAGCCGAACTGCCTTATCTTAGTTCTAAGAACAAAAGAAATATGTTCTTAACTCCTGAAGGAAGAATGGAATTCCCTGAAGCAGTAAGAGCAAACACGGACTGCAATGGTTCTGAAAAGCTGTCTTACGCTATTGACGTTGACGACTGTCTCATTATTCGTTCTTATGTTGAAGACTCGAACTTCTTCCCTCTGGCATATATCGAACATCCATTAAAGGATGAAAATGGAAGAAGGCAAAAACATATTGTTGCCTTCTATTATAAGGACACTAATTCCATTGGAATTCTCTATAATCCAGAAAGAACGGATTATACGGATTCAAATAGAGAATTTCAAAACACAGGACTTAAATATGGCTGTGTATTCTTTATGTCGGTATTGACCGATATGCTCGAAAGAGCTCAAAGCGACAATGCTGCATTATTGCATAAAAAAGAAACGAAGAGATTTTTATGAGTAAGTTCTTAAAGGCGTTAAAACCGCTACCGTCAATTGTGATTAAGCGCCGTGTCAAGAGCGACAATGGCATCAACAAAGAGGTTGAATTTCACTACTCATCCGAAGATGAGTATATTCAAGAAGATTCTCACGGCTTAGGTTGTGGAATCGAGATGGAATGCGCAGAAGAATTTCCTGTATCACGTTTCATGGAAATTATCAGTCTGCTTTCAGAAAACGAAGTAATGACCGAATCTACGAAGTTTTCTCGATTCCAAATGGGCAAAAAGAACTTCGCGGTTCCGTTGAATACGGGCCCGCATCAAACTCGAAATATGATTCTCGAGTGCTTAAGGGTTGCAGTTTATCCAAACCTGTCAACCGCAATCGTAGCAGAACCACACTTCGATAAAACCGTAAATAACGACTTAGGTGGTATCGAGATTGTCTTAGCCCCTTTTTCGTTAAAAGCAATGCCTCTGTTCAAAGTAGAGATTGCTCGTATTCTCTGGTGGAGAAAACTCTTTGGTTTTAAGTACGGGTGTCCAGACGCTTCTACCCACTTAAATACTTCCATCGAGTTGTGGGGTTCAACTCCAGTTGACCAGAAAATAAACATTACTCGATTCTGGAATTTTATCTGGTTTGCTCGTGATTTTGTTCTTGAAATCTCAAACAGAAAAGGTTTAGGCGAGGATTATGCTAATGCACTTTGGTGTATTGGTGACGCTCAAGGCAACCTCTCTAAGGAGATGCAAGATATTCAGTTCATGAACATGAAGAATCGAGCATTTAACATGCTCGAAGAACAAGGAGCAGTTCCTAATACCGCTTTTCTTCACGCGGCTGGTTCAGGAGATACCCGATTAAAGGGAATGTTCAATAGCACGGTTAAAGGAAATAATAACGTGGTTGAGTATCGGATGGTAGGAGTTCCTGATGGAACATTAAAGATTTGCGACGAAGACTGGTATGTCGCACAAAATCAATATATGTATGCATGTATTGAAATGGCCAAGACACCATGGAATATTGGCTTGACCAGAAAGATGTGCTATGATAAAGCACTTTCTATCTTCTTGACCACGGTGTACGAAAAAAGACATACGGTTTATAGTGAGCTCTGGAATCTCATCTTAGAGATGAAAGCGGCAGCTCCAACAATTAAGAAACTCAAGATGGATACTACACCTATTCCGATTGAGCCCTTAGACATAGAGAAGATTCTGGCTTTCGACTACTCTATGTTTGAGACACCAGTGAAAGCTGAAGAGAGTGTTTTTAGCATGCCAGAGGAAAGTCGAGTAGAAGCTACTCCCATTGAAGTACCTAATCAAGATTTATTTCCCGAAGTTGTATACAACTTCGAGTGTTGTGACTGCGATTGCAAGGGAGGACTGGAATTTTTCAACCTTGAGATTGAACGCAGGATGAATGATTGCGATGAAACGATTGAAGAGGCTATCGAAAACTCGGATGGAACACCCCGTTGGTGCAATTCCTGCTTCGAGGAAAATAATGAAGTAGAGGACGAGCCTGAAACATTCACTTGTGATGAATGTGGCGATTCTTTTGACGAAGAACAGAAGAATCTCTATAAAGGCAAGAAGGTTTGCGATTCTTGCTACGATGATTTAACATAAAATCCAATTTGCAAATTAACCTAAACATACACCTTATTTTTTTTCACGATTAAATTTCAAATTAATGTATACCACTGACGCCACAAATGGCAAAACCAATACTGTAACTTTTGCGACCAAACTTGTATCCTCAACACAAAGGGTCATAGACCCTTTCCTTCAATGACTGCTTGGTGTAGAAAATAATCTTGTCTGTTTAAGGGATAAAAGAACCAAGCAAATATACAATGTTAGCTATACTGAATCAGGGCTAATGCACACATTCCAAAATAAGAATGGTGCACCTGTATATTTCAATCCAAATACGACATGGTTCAGCTCTTCAACATCAGGCTATTTCAACCCTTCTTTCAAGGGAAAAAAAGATAAGAATCCCGATGTTTATGTTGAGAAGTATGTGCCAAAAAACCATTTAGACAAAAATGGTGTAACTTTGTCGAAGTTGCAAAGCGCAGAAGTGTTCATGGTGAGTAAAGCTCAAAAGCTCGTACTGCCCATGAATCCTGATTTGAATACTAAATCGTATATCCAATTAAAGGCAGATTACGAATTATACGTTCAGAATACTGTAGCTTCAGTTTAAAATAACTAATCTTTTAAAGATGGTACATATAAATAAAGGGGGAAGGTGGCTTATTCAAATTAAGAAATTAATCTGGATTTTGGCTATCCTCCCACTTATGAGTTTCGAGAAAAAGAAAACTCAAATATGCGTTAAAACATCATTTAATTCGATTGTAAGCGTAGTTTCGATAAAAGACCTCTTAGAGTGTCCTCGAGAAGAATCTACGCTTGCAATCAAAAACTTAAGAAAAACAAAATATGACTATTTTTTGGATGGCAGTCATAGCCATCATATTCGTGGTATCAAGCATACCAATGTTACACTTGCTATTACCAAGATTGCGTTGGTTAAGAAAATTAGCAATAGCGATAGTATTTCCCATTCAGACATTCAAGAGCTGGAGGGATTACAAAAGGCAACGAGCCGAGTTACTTACCAGAAAAAGGCAAATCAGGGCAGAGATAAACTCACGTACGAGATACGTGACGCGCTCGCACATTTAGCAGATTACTCTGCACCCGACATAATTGTGACTTCCACGTATCGTAATTGGGGCGGCAAGGGGCATAGGTGTGGCAAAGCCATTGACCTCAATTACTCTAAAACATTAACATCTTGGTTGATGTCTGAATCAGGGGAGGGATGGCTTAATAAATACAATTTAGTCTTCTTTATCGAAGACTATAAACAGTCTTCAAAAGGAATGCTTTCCCTTGATGAAGAAAAACACTGGAGATGGGTTCCGTGGGCAACGGGAGTTCATGTGCATGTGAATTTAAAGTAGTAAAACCAAGGATAATGGCATTAGGAAAGACGTATTTTAAATGGTATTACTTTCTTAGAAAGGAGTTGATGCCATTGACGGTTGACAAGATAGAATACTCTATCTTCCTTTACCTCGATAACTCAAATCCATCTCATTGTTTTTATGCCACTTTCCTTAAAGAGAAGATGGAACTGGTACAATATAGCGAAAAATGGATTCCTTTTAAGAGCTTCATGTCTTCATTATTTCAATACGCTAACGAAGACGAACTGGTCATAGAAGATGCTCAGTTTGACTTAGCTGGCGATGGAGGCTATCAGGAAAAGAGATATAGTGAACATATATGTAAAAAGTTGAAGGACTGCCCATACGTCCTTCATCGGATAGATGAACTTTCTACTATTCAGACTGAGAATGTCCAAAACACAATTGGTAGAATAAAAGGACATACAGAAAACATGGAACAATGGCATAGCTATTTGGATTCCTTGTTTGACATAAAAGAAGAAGACTCTAAGGACGGCATGACCGAATTAGAGTCTTCTTGGGATAGACCAGACTATGCTGGTTAAGAAGAGTATACTTTAACGGAATAAAAAAAATGTTTTATGCACCCAGTTGACGGAGACAAGTTCACTTCTGATTTACTGATGTATTCATCGGTAATCATGTTAGCCATATTCATGGTAGGACTCGTTTGGCGAGCCAAAGTAAAAAAAACGACAATGGAGCATTATTTTGCCCATTTCGTCATGGGCAATTTTCTAATGCTCATTATTATTATGAATATTGCCTCCTTTATCACGGAGGCAAATATTGCTACGCTCGTTCATCCTGCCGATGAACAGCCTATCTCGATGATTGCAAGATTTTTGCAACACAACGTTATCTCTGTTGTCGGATTTTTATGTGCGTGTGTAACGCCGTTTTTCCTGATGATGACGGTACAAGGACTTCAGTTCTTTGGTCCTTTAAGAAACGAAAAAGGCGATGTCATCAGGTCAGCTAAGCCAGCAGCATTCTTTCTCTTGCTAATCATGTCAGTCGTCCTTGTCTTTTCTACTTTCTATATCGCATGGGGCAACTGTGCGTTAATTGCGAAGGGCTTTAAACAGGTACCTGAGTTTAACTATGCGGTTGAAAGATTTTTCATGTTCTGGAAATCACCTGCTGAAATAGCAGCTCCATATCGGGGAAGGTTTGACCCTAATGTTGAAGTTTCAAATTACTTGGGCTTCAATATGAACAACTCGTTCTTCTTGTTCAAGGTTCACATTATCACTTCTATATTAGAAGGTGTGATGATTGCTATTTTAGCCGTGGTTATGGGAGAATCTACCATTATCGACAAGCTGAATCAGAGCCTTATCGACAAAGATAAGGCAGACCGAAAAGCAAAAAAAGAGGAAGAAAAAGGGAATCCAAAACCTGCCGACCCAGCTAAGCCCGTTACACCGCCAACAGACGACAATCGATTGCCCGAAGAAAAAAAGGCGGCTGAGAAGGAAGATAAAATCATTCGTCGCTTGTTAAAGAATGCGGCTAAACTCACAGATAGTCAAGTCGATGAGTTTGAAGAAGTCATTAGGAAAAAGCAAACAGCCATGGGACCAACGGGTGGTATGCCATTTATTACGATGCTAAATTCAACCAATAAGATGCTGGACGAAGCTGAAAAGAATCCGAATTTAGGTGAGCGAAAAGGACTCGTCGAACAGGTTAATAAAATTTTCAGGTCGACCTGTTCTGACCCAAGCGTATTGGGTATCGAGTTGCCCAAGAACTAAAATAAACGTACAAGAACCTTAAACATGTGGGTTGTTCTATTTGTAGCGTTATCCAAAATAAGGATACAGACGCTAATAACTTTATAAAAAACAAGTACAGCTCAACTTATAAAAAGTATCTTGAAAAAGCAGGATTAGAAGAAATTGCACACAAGAACGTTTATTCTTTTGTACGCAATGGAGAGCTACCCCGCTTTGGTAAAGATGATATATTTGAGCGGAGCTGTACGTGCTATATATGCGATAAGAGAGGGATAAAATTCGACCCTTTATCCGACTCTATGCGCCAATGAATCGAATTCTCAGAGGAATCTGAAACAGCTTTGTTTCAACATCAAATGTCAGGGAGAAAGCTCTTATTCCCGTTTCAGATTCCTCAAAAGAACTTTGATGCTATTCAAGCAACTGTGCTTGTTTGCGATAAATGCTTGAACGACATTAGTGAACTCAAGTTCGAGTCAGAAGACTATCATCCTCGAATGGAGATGGAAGACATAGATGACAGATTTGAAGAGCACGACGAGTATCTAAAGCAAGATATGTTTCAGATTCAGATAGACTATTGTGCTCTCTGTGGTGAAGATTATATGGTCACTGTTGAAGAGCATCTCAATCGGACAGACAAGGCTACTATTAGCGCTCATACATGCGATAGTTGTCTAATGGTAAATGGTCACGAAGACCAGCCTTACTATCAGATAAAGACATGTGATTCCTGCTTAGAAGAGGTTCCTTACGACCTTTCTCTAACGGGATATATAAAAGACTCTTTTCCTCGAGAAGAATGTCCTAATTGCTGTATGGGAGATAGTGAGAAGGAAGACAAGGAAGTGCCAGAGTATCACAGTGACCTTCCTTTCCCTGAGAACTATAAGAACCTCGAGAAAGACATAAGAAATTCTAAACCAGAAGAAGTAAATGACCACTTCGTTTGTGAAGAATTTGGAGAATACTATTTCCAGTTATGGCGGTATACAAATATAGGTTACGTTATCTATTCTCCACCAGAGAGAGAAGTAAAGTGCTTAACCTTCTCTATCTTTATTGTTTCAGAAGAAATAATAAAAGATAGAAGATTACATATAGAGTGTTTTGGTAAAGAAAATTGCCAGAAGTCTCTCTCACATACATTCATCGAACAATCTTTATTTATGTTCGATGAAAACCATGTTAAAGAATTCTCTACTAATTGGGAAGGGCAGATAGCATGCCTTCAAGCAGCACTTCTTCAAGCCGAAAAGTGCTTTTATTCGCTAAATGGGGATAAGGGATTATCTCCACCAATCTAAAATGGAGCTAAAGTATAAAAGAAAATTTAAAGCAACTCTAACTTATGAGTTAGAGTTGAGCGAAGAGGTATTTGAGGGTCAAGAATACCCAGACATCATCGAGAAGTTTGAGAAAGAAATCGAAGGCCAAGTTGATGGCATCGTCGATATTTACGAAAAAGAACATCCTTATCTCTGGTTAGGACAAATGACCTGTACCGAAGGAGAGGTCGAAGAAATAGAACTGGAAGAATAATGCAATCAAAAAAAATATTAATCTCCAGCATCTTTGAAGTAAAGGGTGAATCTATGCTCATTGTAGATGAATGTATTGAAGCCATGCGTCAACTCGCTAAAGAGTTAGACGAGAAGCAACAATCAAAAGAATTTGGTCGTGCTATTATTTTTAAGAGAAAAACAAGAATCAAAAAATGTTTAGGAAACAAGTAACAGTCTCTAAGACTGCGGTATATTCTTGTAAAGATAAACAAGAATTAGAAAAGGTAATTGCTGAAGTCGTTGAGTATGAAAAAGATACACTCAACGATGCAGATGACGATGGCGTCATTGACTGGAAAATAATTGAAGTAAGTGTCGAACGAGGCGACACTTACGAAGAAGAATTATAGGCATTGGGTGAATGATGGATATACTCATTTTATAGATATATCTTTCAAGACTACATCTTAAAAAAATGTCTTAATCGAGTTCTTTGAGCTCTTTGAGTTCTTTCTCAAAGAGCTCAAAGAACTGGCTGAGAAAGAAGTAGCAGACATCTATATATCCATAGAAAAAATGGAAAGCTATATTTCTTAGCCAAGTAAAATAATCCCATAAATAATACATAGACGCAAGTGGGTGCATATAAACACATATCCGTAGATATACGGAAAACAAAAGAATACATGACTGCTCGTAAAGACGGGCTACTTCCTTCAGCAGAAACACCGTACAGAGGTCTTAACGATGCGTTACTGGACGGCATCCCGTGGTGGACATTAATGACTATTGTAGGTACGCCTTCTTCAGGGAAATCTACGATTATGGAGCAAATAAAGTACTTCATTATGGAACAAGACCCTTTGGTCGAATGCTTATCTTTCGAGTTCGATATGATTGTGCGTATGCAAATACTACGACATCTATCAAAGAAGACAGGCATTGGATTAAAGAGTCTTCAATCTGCGAGAGGGTACGTTATGACTGAGGAGGAAGCAGCACTTGTCGAGGAAGCTATAAAGACGCTTGGAGATAAACCTGTATTTAACATAGACAAAGCACAATCTGTAGCCCAAATAAAGACAGAAATATGTCAATTTGTTATTGACCGTGAGTTAGATGAACTTTGGGATAATGAAGGAAATCTTACTGATGAAGGAAGAAAGAAAAAGCTCATTGTCACGATAGATTATATCACTCTAACGAAGGGAAAGAATGATGAAGACGCTAAGCGTATTGTAGACAATCTCTACCAGCAATTAGTAGACATGAAGAAGGATTTTGAAGATATGGGGTTGAGTATTATCTTTCTTTGTTTAAGCCAAACAAATAGAGACATTTTCTCTTCAGCAAGGGTGTCAAATAAAGCCTTACACTACCCGACCGAAGCAGACATATTTGGCTCGTCTGCCATCTTTTCTAATTCGGACATAGTTCTGTTTAGTATGAATCCAAGTAGAGTACGGGGAATCAAAGAGTACGGAGACCTAAACTACCCTGTATATGACCTAAGAACAGGTCTTCCTATGATATACTTCCACCTGTTGAAGAATAGGTTTGGCGAATGTCCCGTACTTCACATGATTGCTGATTTTAAGAACTCTACTATAAGAGACGCTTATCAGCCTACAAACACGCTCATCTAAGAGAGCACTTTGCAAGAAAGAAATTAGAAAGAAAATTACCTAACAACCCACTTTCAATGAGAAAATCCTTATCTTTGCATAAGAGAACCCAAGAAAGCAGTTTCAATTACATCCTTGATGATTGAGATTATTGAAGGATATAAAGCAAGTTTTCACAATCTTGCTTATATCTTTCTTATTTTGTTTCTAATGCAATATTTCTACAATATAGTAGAATTGCGCTATAACCTTCAAATAATGGCTGAGAAGGCAGCAAAACAGGCTCCTGTGGAAGTTAAAGTAGTTGTACCAACTCCTAAAGTAGAGCCTAAGAAAGAAGAGATAAAAGAAAGTAAAAAGGTTGAGCCAAAGAAGAATAGTTATGCGGCAGGAGCAATTATAGATTTCTCGCTGTATAACGAAACTGTTGCTGGCTGAATCGCAAAGAACGTTAATAAAATATAAGACCTATAACATATATAGGCAAGACACCATGAACATATATGGCACTTTTATTACAAGTCACGGGACTTCCAGCTACAGGTAAGTCATTTTCATTAAAAACATTAGACCCGAAAGAAACATTTATTATCGATACGGACCAGAAAGGCATGAGCTACTCTGGATGGCGTTCGCAATATAATGCCACAAACAAAAACTACGTACGGGAAAGTGATATAGGAAAAATAAAAAGTTATATTTCGGCAATTGTCAAAAGTCGCCCACACATAAAGATAATTGTGTTAGATACTTTAAATACAATACTAACTGATTATCTTCAAGACGAACGAAGAAAGCCAGGATTTGACGTTTGGAAAAACTTAGCCGATGACGCTTACGACTTATATAGTTTTGCTAATTCGCAAGAACGAGCAGGAGATGATAATTTAATTATCATATTCCTATGCCATGCTGAGGAATATGATAGCGTCAATACTCAAACAGGATTAAAAGAAACGCATCTTCGTACTTTATTTCCTGGCAAACAAGCAACTAAAAGTAGATTATCTAAATTTACTAATTATAATCTATATACGTTTCTTGATATCGATGAAACAGAAGAAGAAAAACGATTTAATCTTCGTACGCAAAATTTAGGTTTTTGTGAAGCAAGGTCTGTTTATGGAGTACTTCCAAAGTTTATGTCAAACGATTTAGGAGAAGTGATTCGATTAATTCGTAAATATGATTTAGAAATTCCTGAAACAACTTCAACTACTACATAATGGGAGTTAAAATTGGAAAATTTTCAGATGAATCTATAATCGAATTAAAGAATAAATTAGAACTTCATCCATTTGGAACTCTTTAACTAAAACAAATAAACACATTAACTATCTATATATAGAAAATTAAAATAATCCCAACATAGGGATAAAACATACATATACACATGTCTAATATATACGCAGAAAGCCTACGTGCTTCACAAATTGAGAAAATCAAAATCTCTAATCCAGGAATTTTCACACGCTTTACTATTTCTAAAGCAGAAAAGGTAGATACTAAGCCTGAAACTCCTTTCTTTAAGCTTACCTTTGAGTCTACTACTTCAGACGAATACGCTGACTTAGCTCTCTTTATCAATAAGAAAGACTTTGTTCAGAACGGAAAAGTAACCTTAACTAAGAAACAAGCTGAAGATAAGTTAGTCTTGAAGCTAATGGAGATTTGTGATGCAATTGGTACACAAGGAGAAATCGACAAATATCTAACTGCCGACTACGAGAAAAATATCTCGACTATGTTCTCCTATATAGACAAGCAACGTAAAATGCCTAATCGCTTCGTAAGTATCAAGGTGATTATGGACAATAAAGACGAATGGACCAAACTTAGCGAGAATGCAGGGACACCTACTTGCCCTCAAATTGAGAAACACATAGAAGGTGTTGAATCTAAGATTAAGTTCACGCAATGGGAACTTGACAAAAATCTACATAGAAGAATGAAGCCTCGCGACACTTCTGGTTACACGGGAAGCTCTAAGTCAGACTTAGCTCCTTCAGCTTCTAAACCAGAAGGACATAGGGTTGATGCTCCTTTAACGGAAGAAGACGGAGAACTTCCGTTCTAAAATAAACCATCTTCCATAACATAATGGTCGTAAAAAAATAGAAATGATACATAATAAAGAAGCAATCGACTGGAAAGAGATTAAGTCTATTATTTACGACCATGTCGATATTCCAAGTGCGTTTAACAGCGCACTTGGCTTTTTTCATCCTACAAGACGCTTTAAGAACCCTTTTCGTTTAGACAAACACGCAGATTGTAATTTCTTCAAAGATAAAGCAGATTCGAGAATCTGGCTATTCCATGATTTTGCAACAGGAGAGACCTACGACATCTTCCGAGCCTACGAAGTGTCTCAAGGGAAAGACTTCGTAGAAGTTGTAGAAATATTAGCCAATCTTGGTAATTGCATGGGCAAGATGAACGAGAAGGGGCTATTCATTGATTCTAAGCCATATTTAGAAGAAAGTGACATAAGTAGTAAGGATTTATTAAAGAGGCTCAAGGAGCAAAAAAAGAAAGAGAAAAAGATGTTAGACGGAATTGTAACAGCCGAATACGAGGCAAAGAAAGCCGCCTTATTAGAGGCGCAAAAGAAAGAAGACTGGTCACTCGAAAAGCCAGTTCTTCAGTTTGACGAAATGCTTGATTTTGAACAGCATCACATGGACTTCTGGGCTAAACGAGGACTTGGCGCAGAAGATATTTACCGTCACGTTAAAGCCTTAAATAAGGTCTTTACCGATAAAAAGACAGTTTTCTTAGATACGGTAGAGCAACCTTTGTTCCTTTATCACGATAAAGACAAGCCTATGCAGGTCTATCGTCCATATAGTGAGTCCAAAGCTCACAAGTTTAAGAACATAGCATCACCAGATATCTTAATCAAGAATTGTGATAAAGACAGTCTGAAGAAATGGATAAAGGATATGCAGAGTACGGAATCAAGTATTCTACCACGCTATCCGTGGAAAGGCTTCATTGTGACAAAGGGATTTAAAGATGCACTTCTTATTAAGAAACTCCTTAAAGACTTTATCATAGGAGGCAAGTGCGGTGAAGGAACAAAATTGTCTAAAGAATATATGACCCAAATCGATATAGAGTTTGGAATAATTCCAATTTATCCAATCTATATCTGGATGGACAACGATGCCGCAGGAAGAAAGGCAGCAAATAGTCAAGAGCGCCACTTCAGAAGCTTAGGCTATACGAATGTTTATAAAGTATTTATGGACGATAACAATATCGGCTTCAAGGATATCGATGACTTTGTTGTAGCAACTATCCAGAACTATGGTGAAGACTGGGAGATGATGAAGACTATTCTGGAAGCTCGTATTAAATTAGCCGAAAATGACAAGGCATAAGTTTAATTATAACTTCAAGCATCTCGAAAAGTTCAAGTTTGATACACTTGAACAACAAATAGAGTTTTTAGATTCCCTTCATGAAGGCGTTATTATTTGTATTCTAAACGAATTCGGAAAAGCAGAATCCTTTTTTCAGAAGAAATGGATAAGCCTTGATAGGGGAACTGGGAATACGAGGAATGCATTTGAATGGTGTTATTTAAGAGGTAACCATTCAAATCTTCATCCTTTAAATATAAAGCTACTACATCTTCAAATAAGGCAAGATGTAGTAGATGCTATGAATTTCATTATAAGAGGTGCTACTACGGCACATTAAGAGATGATAAAAAGAAAACAAGGGAAACGCATCCCTTTACATAAATATAAAGCCGTTTCAGGTAATGGCTTTCGTTCTGGTCTTGAGGCTTATTGTTCTAAATTGCTTCAAGACCAGAATATTCCTTTCGATTACGAGGAGCATTGCGTTATGCTTCATCCGAGATTTCAATTTTGTTCTTTTGACGTAAAGAAAGGAATCATCAAGCAAACATGTTCATGTAGAGACATGACATATACGCCAGACTTTGTCTCACCTGACTGGAAATGGGTCATAGAGACAAAAGGCATGGCTACACCAGAATTTATGATTAAATGGAAGCTATTCAAGTTCTGGTTGAAAGAACATCATCCTTACTGTTTAGCTTACGTATCTCATTCTCAAAAGGATACATTGCTTACTGTTGAGGATATTAAAAAACGTTTAAAAATGGAAGACTAATGAAATGTGTAAACATGAGAGGATTTATTCTTATCTCATTATTGTGCATAATGTCATTATGGACTTATATGAAATACATAGAGGAAAAGCTTCAAGCTTATTCCTTAAGACAGGCTGAACAAATAGGTCACTTCAGAAAAGAGCGAGCAATTAGAGAAGAAATTCTCGAAGTTTTACTTCGAGAAGAAAGACAATATTGTAACGGAACACCATGGCAAGAAGACCCTGAATTTATCTCGTCTCATTGGGACGCTCTTAGAAATATCTTCTTTGCTGATTCGGTAACACTTTCTATGCTCGATTCTTTCCGTTCAGGACTCTATTTTAAAATATCGCCAGACTCAATACTTAAGAATGAAATTGAGACCACTTTCGGCAATAATTCGAGCACACAAAAAAGAATATCTCTCTAAGCATGAGGGATTGAAAAAGACTAAATCGAAGACTGAGATAGACAAGTTTGTAGCATCGCTCTTAAAAGACAATGCACTTGAGTTACACATTTCAGACAGACATAGGAATTGGCTCTATATTAGAGGACTAATACATGGTGCTATATTTATAGCAGTCTTTGTGCCAGTGCTCATTGCCATAATTAGACATTTCACAAACTAAAAAAAAGAATGAAAAACAACATCCGCATAGCGGAAGTAAGCGAAGCCTTAGCAGAACGACACCATATTTTAATCTATGGTTCTTTGAGAAAGGACTGCAAACGACATAATGTCATTACTGAAGATAGAGATAGCTTCTTTATTGGATTGACGAAACTAAAGCACTATACACTCTATATGCACAAAGGGATGGATTATCCTTATGCCGCCTATAAGAGAGATTGTCATATCGTTTGTGAGCTTTGGGAAGTTTCTGAAGCAACAATTCAAGGAATTCGCTATCTTGAACGAGATTATCAAGAGCGGTCTCGACCAGTGGATAACTTTAATGAACAGCTTTATACAGTTGGTTCAGCATCCTTTTGGGTTCAGCCTTTGCACATGATTCAGAAATGGCAAAGAAAGACGGAACAATCAGAACTCTCAGAAATTGGTTCTGATTGGGTCAAATGGTGTAAGCTGAATAATAGCTTCTGCTATAAGCCCAACCAGCAAAGAGCAAGAAAAGGATTACCTTCTTTCAAAGAGCTTCATGAAGAAAAAATAAGTAATCTTAAACGAAAAAGAGATGGCTAACTGGTTCTATAACACATTTTTCAGTTTAAGGATGAAGCGTTTCATGTTTTGTCTTATTTGCAGAATTCATCCAAAAGACTTTAAACTTGTTTGGTGTTTCTTCTTAGGCAAAGTAAGGACTTCTGTTTCTACGAATAACGATGCCTATGCTTTTTGTAAGAAGCATCACATAAAAGGCAATTACCATTCTTCCGAATTTCACAATATTGTGACAGAAAATGAGAAAGTATGGCTAACAGAAGCTTTCTTCTTAACTGAGTCTTTTGGCTCTGAAAGTACGATTGACACTTCGAGGCGCTTGACACAAGCACTACATGACAACTATCACGGATTCGTCTACAACCAGCATCCACCTTTATATAAGATTGCTTCTATATCTTGGATGGAGATATTATCTTGCTGTTTTTACTGGTTAAGATTAAAAAGAGCAGATAGAGCCATATTCGATTTTTAGAAAATAACATTTAAGAACCTAATAATGGAATCCTTAAATACATATAAAGCCATAACAGAAGAAGGTAGAATTAAGAAATACTTCTCTTCTAAGGCTGTCAACAACTCCCTACTTAAGAAAGTAGAGAATCCTGCTTGGATTCGTTATTGGGAGGAGAATACTCAGTTAGAGACTGAGGACATACGTCATTTTAGAATAGGAAGGGCCGTAGATTGTCTCTTAACCGATAAAGAAAACTTTTCTTCTCAATTCTTCGTCTTTAACGTCAATCGCCCCACAGGTCTTATGTTAAAGTTTATAGACAATCTACCCCTATTCGAGCTGAATGAAGAAGTATGGGATGAAGACGAATTTAAGGCTAATATAAATATTGGTCTCTATCTTCGTGCTTACGCTTATTCAGGCTATAAGAAGAACATAAATGCCATCATAAAAGATTTCTGGACCAAAGGCGAGTTATGCGGCTATTACCGTGCTCGAGAACAAGCACAAGGTAAAGATATACTCTCTAATGATGACTTCGAGGAAATAGACGTAGCTGTTAGGGCTCTTGAACAGTTGCCAGACATACGGTCTTATTTTGGTGTGGATAAGAATGATGAAACACGTGAGGTCTTATATCAAGTGCCTATCTACCATACTGTTACATATCCAGAAGATATATCTGACCCTAATATAGACCTTATGGGTAAAGCCAAAGATGGGGTTATGCAATTTAAAGGCCTATTGGACTTGGTAATAGTCAATCACTTTGATAGAACTATAGAGCCAATTGACCTAAAAACAACATCTTCTAATCCACAGGACTTTGAAGACGCCTTCTATAAATACGGATATTTTCGTCAAGCTGCTTTCTACGTGTGGCTAATCCAGAATGCAGATGGCTATTTTCAAGATTTGTTTAGAGAAGGGTATACGCTAATGCCATTTAAGTTCATAGTAGCTCCTAAGAAGGAATTCTTTGGTCAGAGCGCTCTTAAATTCGTAGTGTCTGAGAAAACTCTGGATATAGGATTAAATGGCGGCTACGGGAAAATAAATGGCACTCATCGTCATTTTAGAGGCATCTTTGAATACATAGAAGCTTATCGATGGCACAGGAAATTTGATATCTTTAATATATCCAAATGGATTTTTGATTCAAATTATACTTTAGAACTTTAATGACAAAAAATAAAATATTCCCCCCTGTAACAACTAAGGGGGATACACTAATAAAAAATGCTTAGTTTAGCAACATGTATCCTACTCAAAGAAGCAGGATACACACAGGATATAGAATGTCATTATCGCTCAAAAGCCTTTGAAGAAGCTAATGGCTACTATAAAGAATCGGAGACTAATCCGATAGCTTGTCCTTCTTTTGATGAGATATGGACATTACTACCAGAAGCGATTACTACTTATGGTTCTCGATACGAGCTAACTCTTCAAAAGGCAAGTAATAATAAGAGCTGTATATACTATTATTATCGTATTACAGATATAGCAGGTAGTACGCTCATAAGTACGATGGAAAATTCCCCCGTAGAAGCAGCCGCTAAAATGTGGCTATTAATTCAAAAACAAAGGAAGTTTATGCTTCCAATAGAAATCAGCACCAATGACGTATCATCGCTCTATCCGAACAATTAAGCGCCTACTTACTGAAACATCAGAAGTAGGTTACTTTATTCAAAAGCAAATCCGCATTAGAAAATTAAATAAACCTACTCGAATCAGTGCACAATAACAAATCTCTTCATTATCTCGGTTTTCTCTCTGGTAAAGACACAGACATTCTTTACCATCATCATGGACTTTACGGTGTCTATATTGGTTTAGAATCAGATAAAGATTCTTGAACTAAGCAGCTTATCTATTGCTTTAACGGCTTCTTAGAACAAGAAGAAAGGCACGAATCTATTCTCTCTTATTTCAGAAACATAGAAAAGAATACGCCTTTCTTAACCTTCTCTGAAATAAAGAAAGTCTTACACTATAATGGGCCACATACACTCATTATCTGTGACGTAAGACCTAAATATATAAAGACCATCATAGAACCCTTTATTGAAGGAAAGTACTCTAAGGTGTCGCGAGAATACGTTAACTCGAAGAATAGTAGTGGTGTTCAATTCTTTCCCGAGAATTTTGAAATCTCTACACTGTTTAAGGCTGGCTTAAACGAGATGAAATTCTGTGCATTAAGAAAAGGAGAAGCTAATCAAACTGCTTCCTGCAAGGCTGTTCCAGAAACATTAGCCAGATGAATGGGCATCTCTGAACATATGATGGAAGGCTTAGAACTTGATTCTAAGCCAGACTTAGAGAATGAAATATTTCAACATCCTATCTCTAAGAACAGACGTGCATTTAAGGATAAGTACGAACAAGCACTTACGAAATTCACGGAAATAGTAAAGCAGCCAAAGTCTACTCGCTTTGGTGAAGACAACCTCGTAAAGCGTAAAGCAATTGAGGTACAATATAATATTCTTTAAAAAAAAGAATATTTTAACATAACGCCATATATGGCATCAAAACATGACATACAATGTTTTCACGATTAAATAGCATGTTTGGAGAACAGACAGCACATATAGCTCAAGAAGTAACGACTATAACATCTACTTCTAATCCAACGCCTAAAGAGCGTTTATATACTTTATCAGAATTAGAGCAAAATACAGCCTTAGCCGTTATTGCTAAATTCAATACGACAAAAGCTAAATGGCAAGAGTTTCTTGCTTTTGATAAAGCTACACCCCTTGAACGCGTCTTAAATTTAACACCTTTGAAATCTCAAATGACAGAACTTATGTTGTTGTCAGTTGCTAATTTTGAAGAAGTTAAGGATAAGCGCTATTTCTATCAAAAGGATAAAGTATATTATAAAGAGCAGATAGAAAATAGACTCATAGGCTTATTCAAGTCTATCCAGCCTAATAGGATGCTCTTTATTGAACTTATCTATAACCTGTATGGCTATTACTTTATAGCCAAGCATGGTACAAAAGAAGAGACTATGAATACGGCTGTATCAGAAGCTGTTACAGCGATTAGAGCTCAAAAGGCTACTAAGACTATTGATGTAACAGCTGAGTCCATTACAGATACAGCAACCCTTCCTAAGCCTTCTAAGCATAGAAGACATAGAAAGGCAAAATAAAATTATCTCACAAATAAAATGGTGCAGCTAACCACTGCACCTTATCTTTCATGGAATGGATAGATGACAATAGTCCTTTTAGAGCGAGGATGATTTATCGAGAGCGTTCAGGAGAATACTTTAGGAAAAGCCACGATGATAAATCGTGGTATAAAACAAAGCAGCTTGTTAAAGGTCACGAGAATAGACCTTTTAAGGTTTGTTTTAGAAAAGTAAAGCCTTTCTTGAGACACTGGTCTCAACCGATGCATTATGTGCTATCAAGGTGGTTTGATGAAGAATCGGCTTATAAAATAGAAAATGGTATTATCAAGATTCGCAATTATAAGAAGCTTGACAGAAATCCATTACCAAGAAATGTCATCTTCGAGAATGAAACTTTCTTCTTAATAACAGAAGAAAGTAAAGTAGGCAAGCAACTCTTTTTGATAAAGCATAAAGGAGAAGAGTATATTAATTATTTTCATTATTATGGATATAGCTATAAGCATATTCTATATGCCGACTTTATCGCTTATCACGTTAAAGGACATAAGGATAGAGATAAGTATAATCTAAATATCTCAAAAAAAGATGCAGACTACTTTCTCTATCCAGAAAGATTTATGTACCGAAATTATCGCTATTATGACAATAACATAATAGATATAACGAAGTGTGTTCGGTTCAAGGATAAAAAGACACTTAGGAAACATATCACAAAGGCTTTCTTTGAAAGCCGTAATAAGCGGAATAAAAAAAACAGAAGAATTGAGAAAGACAAAAAGCAAATATCAGATAGTCTTCTCGGCAAAGCGATGGTTGACTTTAATCTCCGAAAAGAGAAAGAAAAGCAGCTAAGACAAGATAAAGATAAAATGGATGCAATTGCATCCGCATATACAAGAGACAGGTTTGGATTTGATGAAACATCTTTCACAACATTCCAGCCTCGTATGAAGAAAAGTAAAAAATAAAAAAAATAAAAATGGAATCAACAAAAAAAATGACGTTCGGAGAACGCATCAAGACGGTAAGGGAAGCATTAGGGCTTAACCAGAGCGAATTTGGTAGACGTTTGTATTATGCCGCCAATAACATAAACCAAATGGAAAGCTCGCCAACTTCATGTAGTGGTGAAAGTTATCAACAACGAATAGCGCTTTGTATTAAAGCAACGTTTCCTCAATATAACAAAGATTTTGTTACAGGCTATTCAGAAGAGATATACGATACGGTTCGTTCTTTAAAAGAAGAGCATAGTGTCAATGATGAAGAATCATCATTTCCTAAGGATGCACTTAATGATTTCAGCGAAAGCTATTTTAATGAAAGTGACAAACTCCTATTGAAAGAAGTATTCAAGGAAGCCGCAAGAGAGGCGATGATTGAAATAGAAGCAGAAAACACTGCTATGGAAAAAGCAAGGCATAATGAACTGCATGAGAAATTTTTAAGAGAGCGATTTGCTCTCTTAAAAGCTAAATACGAACCAGAATAGAGTAATCACCCTTAAAAGAAAAAAATCTACTTACCTTAATTGGTAAGTAGATTTTTTTTGCATCTGCTTATTAGTTCTTACTAAGGCTTATTCTTCATTTCCCTTAGCTCCTTTACGAATAACCGTATCCCACGTATCAACAAAGCCCTTAGAGACGGGAAATCCCCTAAGGATTTTCTTAGTTCCTGGAATATTACCTTTCTCATTTCTCATTTCTTCCTTATAGCCTAAGCCTACTTGAAATCCTCGATGGGCTAATTCACCAAAACCTAAGAGGATATTACCCATTAAAGAAACCGAAACAGGTGTAGCCATGCTCTTGATTGTATCCGTTAACTTAAACAAATTCCACGGTTGAACCATCGTCGAATTAATATTCTCGAGAAATAGATACCACGGGTCTTTCTTGCCTGACTCGTCTTCCATTTTTAGTCCTGCTAAGGCTATGGCAAAATAGACTGATAGAGACAGCATAGCATCCATGACCATCGTTTGTTCATCCTCAGACATCTCCGAAAAAGACAACTGTTGCGAGAATAGATACTTGCTTTTGACAGAACCTAAATCGGTCATATGTTTCAATTGTCCCGTTGAGGCAGGAATCTTAGACATTAAAGGTCGAAGAACAGCCCCAAAGAACCAGTTCATCAAAAGAATATATTTGCCAGTAGTCATACGATTCCTCCATTCTAAGACAGTTTCTCCATTACGTTTCACTTCTACATTCTGCCCTAAACTCGAATCAGATATACGTCCTCTAAATTGACCTCTAATCATAGAAGGCAAATAACGCTTAAACTGCATAAAGAATTGACCTAAGACATACATCTCAACTATAGACCTTTCTTCGTGCCTATAGTTACCTTGTATCCGTTCATAGACCCGTTTAAGCTTAATTACTTCTTGAGCGGTTAAGCCGTAAGTAGGTCTATAAGCACCATTCTGATAAGAGTTACCTCTATTGAAATCATCTTTCCAGACCAGTTTATGTATTGTTTGAGCGCCTACTTTCTCAGTTGAGTCTACTTGGTACATATCCCATGCTGAAGATTGTTCTCCAGTAACCTTGTCAATTGGTCCAATCTTTAAGCTCTTTAACTGAGCGTAGAGTATAGCTAAGGCATTGGCTTCTTCAACAGCCGTATGCATAACCATCAAGCCTGAAGGATTCTTCCAACTGTTCGGATTCAAGCCAAAAGAGTCTTGAATGTCAAAGTAAGAGTAGTCATTAGGCAAATAAGACATTTCTTTAGCAAGTAGGTAAAGCTTAGCTGATTCGGGGTCTCCGTTTATAGCAGACTCTTGCATTGTACTCCACATCTTTAGTCCTTTAATATAATCTCCAACGGTCAAATCTATAAACTGTTTCTTCATTCCTAAGAACTTAGAAGCGCTCTGCATAGATAAGCCTGTCTTAAGAGACGTAAAGACTGCTTGAGCAGCATTCAATAAACTACCTTTAGGATTTATAGACATGAACACGTAAGAAGCAAAAGTAGTCATGCCTCTAATGATTGTATGAAGTGTAAAGATATACTCTTTATATTTCCCTGTTTTCTCGTTATAGGCAGCAATAGGTATCCTAAACAAAGTCTTAGCGAAAGCTCTATTATTACGAACAGGGTCATCATCAGGTCTCTCTCCTTTAATTTGCCATCTTGCTTGTTTCCTTAACCAGTCAGCTATGTTTATCTGGTTTTCGTTATAGCCTCTATCTTTTAACGTATTTTCTGAATGAGTGGAAATAGCTTCAGCAATGGCTAAGACAGTATCCATATGCCTCTTAGACTCAATATTCTCCATAAACTTACCGAACTGAGCACCTAAGTCCATCGAATAGTTAGCTATATTCTCTGATTCAGAACCTAAATATTTGAGTTCTACCATACGAATATCAGATGCTCCTTTATAATTATCCTGTCTATCAAAAAAACCGCTTAGATGCTTTAAAAACGTGTTCTTTAGACGAATCAAAGCAGACTTAGATTTAATCGGATTTCCTTTTTCATCTTTATCCCATTCGTACCTTTGTTCATATTCGTAAGGCAACATAGACGTATTTGGTGTAAAAGGAATACGTTGAATCAATTGTCCATTCTCGTCTTTAACAGAAGTAACATCTAACCAATTCCAATTATTCGTATTACCCATTTGCCAGCCTTTGCCTTGAAAGACTTCTAAGTGGTTAATAGACTTTGGTCTGTTAAAGGAATCTACGGTATAAGTAGCATCATCATAGATAAAGGCTTTCTTTTCTGTTGTAGTCTCTTTGCCGTCTTTATCAATTGTCTTTATCTGCTCGGTATAGGTATCAGAAAGAACAGACTCATAATAATCATCCAGAAATTTAAGTAGCGCTTTGTCTGTTTTAGACGTTGCTTCAGCTTGTGTAATCCTTACTGTTTTAGTATAAGAACCGACATTTATTTCCTTATAGAAATGAGCCCAGAACTTAGTCGCATCACCAGAAGTGAAGAACCGTTCAGAAAATTTGTTTGTTCCAGAGAAAGGCGTCATGCCATTAGCAATAGCCCATTCGTTGTAACTGTTTAAGAAATGTGCATCATATTGTGTTCTAAGCTTTAATGCCGCTTTATCACGTTGAAGCTTTTTCGCATGGAAGTATTCGTTATAGATTTGAATAACAGGATGAGAGACATTAGATGTTGTACCACCTATCCACTTATTTGCCCAAGAAATATCATCGTTAAAGATAGCAGGGTCATCTCCTAAGTTAGAGAAGATAGCTAAGATTTCTTTAATGTCTTCGGTAAAATTAAAGTTATTGCCAAGACCACTGTCCTTTCCTTCAAATTTGATATAGTTAGAGACTCTATTCATATCAGCATGCATCCCTACCCCCATAGCTAAACGCTGTTCAAGAATCTTCAATCTATCTTCAGATTTATCTGTTGCCATAAGCACTTTCTTATCCCCTTTTCTTACGTATTTTAATTCTACAACATCCACATAAGCATCTACATTCTCTGGGTTAAGGTAAATATCTCTAATAGCAATCTTATCTAAAGCCATTAATTGGTCGTAGATATGAGAGAACTGAGACTTGTTACCTAATGCTTTTTCTGCCTTATAGAAAGCTAAAAGCATCTTCATTATATCTGACACTTCACGCTTAGATAGAGGCGTAAAACCAGACTCTTGGGCTTTGGCAATAGAAGCTAAGTTTTCTATGCCACATAGCGAAAATCTAATTCCTGGATAGGTCAAAGCAACAGCCATCATGTTTTGGACCAATTGAACCTTTGCTTTGTTTAAGGTAGAGACTTCAATATCTACAGCTAAGTCACCTTGAATATCTGTCCTAAAGAAAGAGAATGTCTTATTATTTTGGTCAAGGAATCCTGAAGACTTTATCTCTGTTATAGTCATCTTACCATCAGGTCTAATCACCATCTTGTCTATAACGCCATGAATACCCATAACAGGCGCATGAATAACCTTTTCAAAGAAGACGATAGCTTCTTTATTAATACCCATTTTTTGGTCTTGAGCAGCCTGAATAGTCTCAACGAAAGAATAAGCATTTTCCGTTAGTTTGCCTCCTCGAGCATTATTAGCTAAGATGAGGGCATTTATCTTTCCTGTTATAGTATCGTAGTCTTCTTGATTACGTGCGTACTGTCTCTGATTACGAAGATGAATAATAGATCCTTTGTCTGTACCGTTATAGAACAATGTATTTTTCTCTTTAACAAATTCAGCATAGTTTACCAGTTTGTCGTTAATCAAGAGCTTAAAGGACTTATCTATTGCATTGGTTTTTCCTATGTTCCAGAACATATTACCTAAGTTTTCTCCCATAGTTAAACTATCATTCCATCGAGTATTATCAAACCCCTTGGTTAAGTGTTGTACTTGATTGTTTCCATTAAAGGAAGTACCTGTTAGGAGATGACCTTTACCATCAATACGTTCTTTCTGACCCATAGCATTCATCCTAAAGTTCTTCTTCTCGTAATCAGGGTCAGACTTAGCTTTTTCCCAAGCATCTGCATCGGTCACAAATTCAAGTGCTGCACCTAAGGAAGCATTAGCTCGTTTAAGAGCATCTTGACCATACTTCTCTAAGTATTCTTTCATCTCTGGCAGAATTGGCTCATCTTCAAAGACAGAATCTTTAACGAGTTCAGCAATTAAGGCGGTATTAGATTCGTAACGAAGTCGCTTATCCCCTAACTCTATTCTCATTAATTGAGTACCATCTTTAGAATCCCAATAAGCGAATGAGCCTTTATTTTCTGTACCAATTTTAAATTCAGGTTCTCCATTCTTATCGAATGTTCCATTAAACTGACTCCTAAATAGAGGTGTAGTTGTAATGGCCCATATAGATAAGGCTGTTTGTTTGGCTAAGCCTAACTCTGGTTCACTACCCACTGTCGTACCTACGAGCTTATTGTAGAGTAGAGAGACAATAGGCTTTCCGTTCTCTTTCTTTGGATTTAAGGGCGATGCAGAATCTCGTACATACGTGTTTAAGATTTCTTTTGTTTTTACATCTCTATTTACTAAACATCCCATAGGAGATTAAAGTTTTAAGGTTAACCACCTTGTATAATGACGTACAAGGTGGTTTATTTTGATTCTAAGCCATTTAAACATCACAAGAGTCTCTTAAGGCATCTTCTTCTTCTAAGGCTCTACCAGCCAAGAAAAGACTATGTGTACTCTTGATTGGCATAGGCAATTGTTTTCGATAGTTAGCCGTATGTATCTCTGGAAAAGTTGTATATTCGTAAACACGATAGATAGGCTTCTGTTTGCCCGAAGTTGTTATCTCTTGTTCCGTAGAACCTTCCTTAATCTTAATGGGTATCGGGTTAGACAAAGATACATCATTTTTCTCGTAAAGAAAAATGATTCCTTTATTCTCTTTAATAGAAGCTTCCAATCGCTTAATCAAACTTTCTCTTACAGCAAAAGTAGTAGCTTGTTTCTGGTAAGGAATAATAGACAAATAAGAAGTATCTAACCTGTTAGAGAGAAAAGATTCTTTAGCAAAGGTTGTAGAACGTGGTAGTTTAACAAAGAAATGAGTATTGTTCTTTTTTACTTCAGTCGCCTTACTTTCTATTTCTTTACCTTGTTTGTCTTTCTTCTTAGATATTTCCGCTTTCTCGTCGTACGTAGACAATAGTCGGACGTAGAGATTCCCATTAGCTTTAATGTAAGGAGGCATTTCCTTATCAGTAACAACTTTCAAATCATAGAAGAAACCTCTTTCGTTAATCTTAACTTCTTTCTCGAAACCAGAAAGGTCAACTCGAGCTTTTTGTTCTCCGCCAAATAGAATCATATCCTTACTCTCTGAAGGAACAAACTTAATCCCATTGGTTGCTGTTTCATAAACATCTCCAACAGACTCTAAGTTTCTACGAAGAACAGATTCAGTAAAGGCTTGACGTAGATTGGTCAACTCTTCAGAGAATTCTCTTCCTTGAATACCATCTACTTCTTTTTGTTCTGTACCAGAATCAATAACATCCTTCAAGTTCTCCATACCCGTATAAGCTAAATCAGCAATAAGGTCTCTAACATCTTTAGAGAGTAGTTGATATGCTTTATGTTCTGTACCATAGCCTTGCTGTTCAAGTTTAAGATAGATACCTAAGAATAAATCTAAAGGAATTATTAAGCCTCTCCTTCTTGTTTTCTCTGGTTCAGACAATTTAGTATCTATCCAGTTCTTTTCTTCTTGTTTTATTCGTTCTTCTCCAGCCAATACTTTACCAGATACTTGGTCAAAGTACATATTAGATAAATCTTCTGCTGCCATTAAGTAAGCTTGATGATTCTTCTTATCTAAGATATCTGACCCTCTGAATCGAAGTTTACCTCTATTATCAAAACGAATAGCATCTAAGATTAGGTTCTCTGTTGCTATTATAACATTCTTATCCTTTACTTTCCATGCTTCTAAGATAACACCAATATTATCCTTCATCGAACCAAACTCTATCTCTTTACCATAAGGAGATTCTTCTGCTTCCATAAAGTCTTTATACTCGTTAAAGATAGCAAATCGAGCTAATTCTTCTTTGATTAAGATGAGTCGAGCTTCTTCTGAAATATGGTTGTCTGCTCTAACAGATATAATGTTATTATACTTGCCTTCGGATAACATCTCAAGCGTATCTTCTATCATCTGCTTAAACGAGGGGTCTTCGATAATCATATAACGAGCATTCATAGCCTGAGCACTTTGAGCTCCTAAGAGTGCTCCTTTAATATGAGGTTGCTTATTGATAAAGTTCTCTGGATTGATTGAAAGCGATTGAGTTGTAATACGATCATCTGATTCATCTAACTTATCTTTGAATTCGGAGAAGCCCATATATCTCTTATAGCGCGGTTTTATATTGGTCAAGGTTGGACCAAATATACCATTTTGAGACAAAGTCTCCTGAACTTCAACAGCATCAGTGGGATTGATACGTAGCGCAGCAATAGGCTTATTCATCGTATTGATATCTGCACCAAGAATATCTAACTGTTTAAATACGGTTAGAGCCTTTAGATTCTGTTTAAGGAAGATGATAAAGGAGTCATTATCGAAGAGTCGAGTATCGTCAAATGCACGTGTAAACTTATCGGTCAAGATAGTTCTAAGTACGCCATTGGCTTTCTTTACCAAGTCTTGAGTTCTTTCGCCATTACCTGCCCAACCTTGAATATCCCAGTTATCTGTCTTATTTAAAACTTCAAGAACTGCTTCCATTACCTTGAAATATCCTTTGTGCGCGTTCTCTTCCCATATACCTGCATTGGATGAGGTTCCACTTAGATAGACGCTTAAATCGAAGAAGTCGGCACCTTCCGATGCTTCATTCTCTACCCGAGATAATTCAAGTGCTTCTTTGTCCATAACAGAAAGAACTTTCACTAACGTATCTCCAATAGTATTTGCTTGATCTTCCTTAAAAGCCTCTTCGTATGCCACAGCACGTTCCATATTATCTTTCTGTCCTTTCTTAATCATCTTTAAGCCTATTCTATCGTGAATATCAGAGATGCCGACATATTGAGAATGTGTAAGCATCTTAATAGCTGGCTGGTAAAGAAGATTTCCTATGAGGTTATTCTCTTCTTGAAATGGCATCCCTAAAGCTAAACCACCTAAGATAGCCTGAAACGTATCATTAGAAATAGAGAGCTTACCTAACTTGTTTTCTTTCAAGTTGTCCAATGCTAAGTTAATAATCGCATCTAACTGTTCCCAAATAGATAGGCCAAACCTTTCTTTCTTATTTTCCATCCAATAGCCATTCTCTGTGATATGACCATAAGAGATGGTACCGTTAGAGTCAGAGATAGAAATAGGCATTTGCTTGAATCTAAGCCCTGTTCTTCTATTAGATGAAGGAACATTACCATGAGCAAGAGAACGTTGATTAGAAGCTTTATAAATAGCGTTCAGGGCCTTTAAATCTTGAAGTCTTTCTGTCTTCATAGCTTCTTCTGATTCAGTTCCTTTTGTATATTCTATGTTTTCATCTGTAATTCGGTAGGTCTTAAATTCTTCTATCTGCTTATACTTAGAATCTATCTCATTTGCCAAAAAGTCAATTTCATCTTCTCGTTCTTGCTCTTCATTTCTTTTTCCAGAAAGAGGTCTATTTAATATATTATCAAGATATTCTCTATCGTTAACAATCTCTTGTTTAAGCGTTTCTATTTGTTTTGAAATGTCTTCTTTGGCTTTTTGAATAGACTCTGGAGTAATTTCAGTCTCCCCATAAGACTTCATTATACCTGCAACTCTCTTTCTTGCTCTGGCTCTTGCATTAGACTTATTCCTTAATGCCTTTAATTCTTTTTCCCCCTTATCATCCAATGCCGTGTTGAAAATATAGGCTAATTCCTTAAAGCCATTCGCTCCTGCTCCCGTTATAATATCTCCACCATGTATATTAGAATGTAAGCCTAAGATGTCTCTAATGATAGAAGGATTATACTTCTCTTTAATTTCATTATGCCAGCCTAATTTAATTTCTAAGGTCTTAATCAAAGGAACAAAGTGTTCTGTTGTAATCGGTAAAGACATCTCAATAATATGGTCAGGAGAAGATAGATTATCCATAATAGTCTCTACAATAATATTACGCAAGAGTGCATCTTCATACTTCTCAAGATTCTTTAACTGAGAATAATAGAGCTCATATTCTTCACTTTGAGCATCTACAACTTTTTCGATAAGACTTGAAATATGTTTTCTCAACTTATCCAATGTCTTAGTTTGCTCTAACATAATATCCTTAGAGGTTGACCAAGCTATGTGTTGTGTTTCCTTAGACAACTTATAGTCGTTGTGGTCATTGCCTTGCATAACCTGTTTCCGATAGCCTATCTTTTTCTTAATATAGCCTATTGGTTGAAAGTTGTCTACCTTAAGTTTTGTTTCTATCCCTCCAATATTATAGCTCATCTCAAACCCATCCTTTCCTTTCCATGTCTCTCTAAACACAGTAAAACGTGCATCTACGTCATAATCCTCTCCTAATATCTTAGAGGATTCAGGTGCAACAAAGACTATGTTAGCAGGAGATTTATGGTAACCTACGACACGTAGAACTACACCACTATGCTTACCTGTTGTAGGTAATCGCATAGACAAGAAGTCTCCTTTCTCGAAGTAAACCTTATGTCCATCTATGTTTATACCGCTATTTTTATCTATCCCAGATTGGTGATAATCTTTGTCTCCGTCTAAGAAAGCCTTTTGAGCTGCATCTAACATCCCTTCTGAAACAATACAGTCTGCTGTATATTGGATAGTCTTATTACCAGCTTCGTCTGTAATAACTTCGTGTCTAAGTGTTAAAGGTTTAGACCCAGAACTATCTAATAAGCCTGCTGGCGCAGAAATTAGCTTAGCGCCTTTAAAGTTTACGTTAATAGCCTTCTTTGTTATGGTTGAGACAATAGCAGTCTGAACAGCTTTACGTATTGTCGCATCTGTCATCAACCGCTTAATCGTATCTTCGTCTAATGTTCCATTTAAGTATTCATCGTAAGAAGCTAAGATTGGTGCATTTTTGATTGTCTTCTGGATAAAAGCACCAAAATTATTCTTCATTAAACGTGTTTCTCTTTCAATTCCTTTCTCAAACAAGAAGGCTAAGGCAGATGTAATTGTATCCGACTTCTCTCCCGAAGGCGTATTTACCATCTGCATATAGAACATCTGGGTAAATAAAGAAATCTTAGAATCTAACTTGGCAATAGGGTTATAGACAGCTCTCCGATACTTATTGTTCATTCTAACTACATTGGCATTGTCTAAGCCAAACTTTCCTAAAGTCCTTGCTCTATCGTCAGAATGAAGTATATCTTCATAGCTTGTCGTATTCTTTGGTGCACCTACTTTAACAGAAGAACCAAAGTGAAGTTCATCCGCCTTAGCAGCAATTAAGAATTGGTTCAGTCTATTCAATGCAGGATACTGTGCAATTAAAGCAGGAGACAAAACAAGATAAGAAGATTTAACATAATAAGGAGTAGCTACACCAGCCCTACCATCTACACCACGTAATTGTTCTATATGTTCATCTATACCAAAATAGATAAGCTTTTGAGCATCACCTAAATCGTATGCTTCAGATAAACCTTTCTTCAAGTTCTCGTAACCAGCTTGTGTCATTAAACAATAACCGTCCGTAATCTCAAAGCCTTTATCGCCATGCGCTTCCGTAATCTTCTTAATCGCAGCTTCAATCTCATCTTTATATAACAATTGAGACTTATCTGTATAGAGTAGATTCCTTGCTTCTTCGTCTTGTGGTTGAAGTATACGACGAAGCGTAGTTTCCATAGAGCGCTTGTTGTCAAATCCTTCTGGTTCTACTTCTCGTGTTATCGGATTACCGTCTTCATCTATGTCTTCTATCTTCTGTTTTGTTTTAGACCTTGTATTAGGCATAACCGCATCACTAACCACAATAGCTCGCGTATAAGGTGAAGTCGCTGTTAGCTTAGCCCTATATTCTGCATCCTTCATAGTACCTTGTTCTCCTTGTGTATTGTCAACTTGGAAGTGTTGTCCCGGAGTTGAAGTGCCTAATAAACGCTTGATTAAGTCTAAGTCTTTACCGTACATCAATAAGTCGCCTGCTATCATCTGGTTAAGATGATAAGAGTTTACATAACGGTTATACTGGTAAGCACCAAACATCTTACCTACGATTCCATCTAACTTAACTTTATCCGCATCAGAAATATCATTATAAAAGTAAGTTGTTGTCCCTAAATCCTTATTCTTATTATACTTAGCAATAGTAGGGAATGAACCAACTGTAGCAGTAGGAGATAAGATAGAAACCATCTCATCTAATTCAGCTTGAGTCATCCATCCTTGAGACTTCATATTTCTTGCTGCGGTTAAGATTTGAGGATGTATTGTCTTATTATACTTAACCATATTCTGCCAGATAGCCCTTCCTAACTGTTCCATTAAAGGAGCAAGAGCATTGTTCAATTTCTCTGTAACAGAAGATAATGGGATTTCCTTGTTAGCTATCGTCTCCATTGTTAAAGCCTTCTCAAAGGCATCTATCTGCTCTTCTGTAACACCTTCTCCTAAGAGCATAGATTTAGACATACCCAGATAGTTTAAGACATGTGCCGTCCAATTGCCATTCTTGTCTTTCGTAGGTTGTCCTTTAACCCATGTCTGAATCATATCATGTTCTCTATTGCGTAATTGAAGTAGAATATTATTTAAGCTACCTTTCAATTCTTCTTTGTTTAAGAAGTTGATATTTGCCATCTGAAGTCTTGCACGTCCTTCTAAGGGGAATGTCTCTTGGTCATACGTAAGTCTATTCACCGTACCAGAAGAAGAAACATCAGCCGCAGCCATATTGTGTAAGAAATGGAAGTTGATAACCCGACGTAAGAACTCTTGTTCATTCTCTGCTTTGTGTACTTTTACAGAACCCGTAAAGGTTTGTTTATACGCATCAAATGTAGAGAAGTTTATAATGTGATTAGAACCAACACCTGTCTTGTTAAAGGAATTGTGTTCAAAGTTCTTAGACTTTAAGAAAGGATAGAGAGATTGAAGCTTATCTAAAGTAATATCCGTATCCTTCATGTCATGCCATAAGTCCATCATAAAAGTAGAGTTTTGAAACGCATAGAGCATATCTCCACTCATCGACTTCATGGTTAAGCGAATAGTCTCTGTATCTAAGCTGTTTAAGAACTTGGTTATTTCGATGATACGTTGTCCGAAGCTTATTGCAACTTCTCCTTTTGTATTGCCAGAAGTGCCTTTATACTTAGCTTCTTCCATATCGGTAAGTATAGATTCAGCTTCTTCTAACTGGTTAAGGTTATTTCTGTTTAAAAATCTGTTCCTATTTTCTGGCAGGCTCATCCAATCGTACATATCATCGAATAAGTTGTCTAATGCTACTAAGCTTGCTACAGTAGAAGCATTCTTCAATTCTCCACTAATATCCGAATCAGAGAAGCCTTTAACCTTCAATGCTTCTTTCTTAATCTTGTCCTTAAACGCTTTAGCATTAGCCGTATATTGTTCAGGTGTAAAAGGTCCAGTTAAAAGCAATGTTTGAATACCAGATATGATAGAATCTGAAACAGTGGTTCTAATGTCTTCATAAGACACAGCAGAAGAGTTTAACATCCTTCTCAAGAATAACTGCCCTTTCTCAAATCCTTCCGTATCAGAAGTCATCTTCACTTCGCCCAATGAGCCTATTGTTTGAGACAAAGCTTTTAATTGTTGGTCTGCTTCAGCTCTTCTAACAAGTAAGTTAAAATTCGTCTGATTCCTTATCATAGCTAATAAAGCTTCTCTATCTCCAGAAGGATTCTTGTCTAAATATAATTCTAAATCAAGAGATAATTGGTCATGTATCTGTTTTGGTGAAGAAGCTTTCGTATTACCAGCTATCCTACCATCAATATAATAAGTCTTAGAGAAGCCACCATTTGTATATTCTAAGCCATAGCCTTGCTTATGCTTATCATAGACATAAGCCATGTTTCCTGCGTTAACAGGAAGCGTTCTAATTCCTAATCCTGGATTGTCGGTTAAGCCACTGTTCTTAATGGAACTATCTTTCCGAATCTGAATAATTCTCCTCTTAATCGCTAATGCATTATTCTCACTTGTATCTAAGATAGCTCTACCAAATTCTAAAGACTTCTTACCTTCAATAATCCTTGCTGCTAAAGTATTACTCGTTAACCAAACCTCTATCTCTTCATCGAGACGCGCTAAATCAGCGAAGTGAACTTGGTTAATCGTATCTCTAAATATCTTTTCCTTAGAGATAGGAATAAGCGACTTCCCTTTAGTGTCTGAACCAGCGATACGGAAGAATGTCTTAATCACATGACGTAAATGCGTAGTTGGATTGTCTTCCGCTTTCTTTTTCTCGTTATCTACATTCTTAACACCTTCGCCCATATCTACTGTATTATCTTTCTCGATATCAACATGCATATCTATATTGTTGATAAGAGACTTGATTACTTCGGTAAAGATAGAGTGCATCTTAGAACGTACTTTATCAGGAGACTCTTTAGAGAATAGCGATTCAAGCTTAGTGAATATCTTGGGAATGGCTTCTTTATCTTCTAATTGTTTCTGAATCTTATTAAAGGCTTGCCCGATTGCCTGATGATAAGTCATAACATAGCCATCTCTATGCCCTTCAGCATACAACATCCCTATTGTTAACTCGACATGAGATACATAGTCTATATAGTCTTGTGATGAAGCGTCCTTTAATTCAGAGAATATCTCTCTGATTAAACCCTGAAGGGTTGCTCCTTCGATAGAGAATTCGTCTTCAATTCCTTCCAATTGTGCACCATTAGAAAAGGCTGCTTCATAGAGCCTCCCTGAATAGAGCATATCCCATGCTGCATTATAGATTTTATACTTGCCTGTCCGAATAGCCTCGAAATCTGCATTGGCCTTTCTTCCTAATGCTTTATTTACTACTATGTTCCTTGCTCCGATTATCCAGTTAAATAGTTCGATAAATCTATCAAACATAGCACGAAGGAATGTTTTCTTAGCCTTAGCTTCTTCTTTTGTTTCAGGAGAAAACTTTCTAAACTGCATATACTTCTCAAACTGATTAGCCAAATATTCTTCTTGTTCAGCAAAAGACATATTCTTAAAGGCTTCTCCAAATTCACTCTTTGCGTTCTCGATGAGCAACCTTCTTTCTGGTTCGGTCATTAAGTAGCGGAACGTATAATGGAAGAACTCGTGGTTAAAATCAGTACGTGTAGCTGATTTCTCAAGTGCTATGGCTCCATGTTTTACATATCCCCAAACAGGTTTATTACCTTGTGCGGATTGCATAGTTGCATCTGTTAAACGAGATACCATCTTAACTGTTCCTATATCCATACCAAAATCAGATAGTACTGATTGAGCATAAGTCAATACATCTCCTTCTATTCTTCTACGGATAGCTTTAACAGCCTCATTCACATCTTGTTGTTGGAAAGCGACAGTATGGTCTTTTCTTTTTACTTTTATCTTTCCTGTAATTTGCTTATCTGAAACACTATCTAATACAGAAAGAGCCTGTCCCATAAGTGCTACTGATTTCACTAAGGACATTGAATGACCAAGTGCATCTTCTGCTTCAGACAGATTAGAATTAGTATAAGCTACTTCTTCTGATTTGCCTTCAATCCTTTCTATTATCATATTAGACAACTTCTGAATAGTTGCTAAAGGATACTTGTCAAATGTCTTAATAAGTGTATTGGTAATAGCATTTTCAATAAGAGCATTTTTATCTTTACCAGTAAGAGTCGAATCAACACCTTCTATCCTCTTCTTTAGTGCAGCCAAAGGGTCAACATCCTCATCTGTTGCTACTGTTGAATTAGGGTCATTAGCTACTTGATTAGCAAGATTATCATTCGCCTCTGTTCGTGCATTTGTAATTGCTTCTTCAGGAGTAGAAGTAGGTTGCGTAGGAGCTTCCTGTGTAGCAGTTGTGTCTTCTTCGGTCTTAGTTTGTTGTGCTTGAGCTGAATTAGCTCTCTGGACAACAAGCTTATTAGGTGTCACAGAAAGTGGTACAGCAGGAAAGGCAGCGTCTAATTTGTCTAAGATATTCTTAGCATGTTCTTGTGTAGCTCCTTGTGTTGTATCTAAAGCTTTATGAACAGAAGTCGTATTCAATTCAGATGGTTCGTCTCTGCCTAATTTCTTCTCGTTCTCTGTACGTTCATCTTCATTAGACCTTAAACCAAAAGTAACAGATTGCTTATAGTTTGTTGGTGTATCTATAACACGTTGAATATCTCCCTCAGTCATAGGAACTGGCAATTGAGTACCATTGCTGTCCGTTAAAGCTTCGGAATAAGAAGAGTCCCCCATCTGTTCCATGTGCTTAACAAATTGAGCTAAGCCTAAAGCATCATCAGAGAAAGCTCTCCACATAGCTAAGTAAAGAGCTGTTTGTTCTTTTCTCAATAAAGACTCTTTAACTTCTGTACCCGTATTCCACATAGGCGTAAATCCTAAATCTTGATTAGGATTAGTTGCTTGATTCATCCAACTTCTAAATATAGAATCATTAACACCATAAGTATCTTTCTTCTTAATCTTACCTTGATTAGACCATTCTCCTTGAACTATCTCAAACATACCAAAAGGAAACTGACTCTTAGATTGAAACTTAACTGCTTGCTCAAGCTTTGTTCTAACGAGCTTTTGTCTTGATGCAAAGTTGAAGTTAGTCTCTGTTAAACGAGCAAAGACATTGAATTGTGCTTGTCTACCTGTTTTAGACCTTTGTTCAGCAGTCTGATTGTTTTTATCTTGCTTAGACATTAAGAGCCTTTTCTCGTTGCCATTCTCATCCTTAATCTTATAGTTAGCCTTAGCAAAGTGTTCGAGAGCCTTAGAAGCCAAAGAAGCTTTAAGGTCAAATCCTTTAGTCTTTTCTAAGATTTCTCGAGGTGTCGTTTCTGTGGTAAAATTAAATTTCTTGAAATTTAATTTAGCTATCTCGTCCTTTAACTCTTGATATGAAGTAAAGGCAGCATCATTTTTAATCTTAGATTTATTTCTTATGTTAAAGAGTTCTTCTAATTGAATCGTATTCACATCTTTACCATCTAAAGAATCCTTCATTGCATTCAAGTACGCATAAACAACAGCAGGTAATTTGCCTTCTAAGAGCTTAAATTTAACCGACTCGTTCTTAGTTTGCATAGCTTCATTTCCTTCGTTAGGATTGAAATAAAAGCCTATATCAGACTGCTTAAAGGTGTCTGAACCAGAAAGAAATTGTTTAATTATCTCTTCAGCAAGATAGTCTGAAGGCTGCTTACCAGCAACTTCAGCTGCAGATTCAATTCCTGTCTGTTTTGCTACTTGCTCTACTGTATAAGGCTTATTCTTTAGAGCTGTACCAAAGAAAGAGCCCTTATTACCATACACCATTGGTACGATAACATTCTTTAATTGTTGAAGCTTTTCAGCTGGTGAAGCAATTATTCCTTGCGTTAATAGGACATATTGGCTTCCTAATATATTTGTCTCTGATTGAGGGAAATTAATCTTATCTTCTTGTTCCCTTTTAATCTTAGCTAATTGGTCTCTCTTACTCTTTGTTGCTTCTGGTGATTTATCCTTAGCTAAGAGTTCATCTATATTCTTTCCTAAGTTTTGATTCTTGAATATTTCTAAGACTATCTTCTCCTTAGCCGCCTCAAATGATGTCTTTAATGAATCTAAGAGCACCTTCTTTATATCTGCATCAGAAATAGTCTTGGGCGCAAACGTATCATCTTGAAGGTCAAATAGGTCTTGACCAGCATAGAGTACCATATTAAGAAAAGACGTGTTTAAAAGATTGGTTTGCGTATTGTTTGTCTCGATATGAGAAGTGCCATTTGCTAATGCACGTTCTCTGCCATTCTTATTCTCTATTCTCTCTGCTTCTCCTTTAATCGCATCTAATCCTAAAATAGAAGCGGTACTTGCATCACTTCCTAAGGAAGCTACTACTTCATCTAAAACAGCTTTGAAGTTATCCAGATTAGACTTCAACGAAGTGAATGTAGATACAATTTCAGATGTTGCTTGCATCTTAGGCTGGTTAAGCGGAATAAAGAAATCTCTTATTGTAGTCTTACCGTTCTTAGTACCAATAGGAATATTCTTTAAAATAATAACAGGCATACCGTAAATACCATTAGAACGTCCTTTTTGACCAAAGGCTGCTTTTAATGCTGGTGAAGCAGAAGATAAGAAGTTCACTCCTCTTTCTGATTTACTATTAACTAATGCCATCGTAGAAATTTCCCATAACATAGCAGGTAGTTTTTGCTGAACTTTAGCTTGACCGTCTAATAGGAACTTAGGATTTAATCGAATAACACCATTCTCGTTTATTGTTATCTCTGATATAAATGCTTCTAACGTAGAGTCATTAACGTTGTTATCCTTGCTCTTGAGGTCAGTAAGTACTTGTATTATTGTTTGAGAAACAGACTTCATCTTATCGGAATCAGCCTTAGTAGGGTCATAGTTTCTAAAGTTCATATCTGATTGTTCGTGAACAACCATCTCTTGCATAAGCAAGTCTGTATCTAATCCTTTGTCCTTCAAGACCTTCTTGTGGTCATCTATCTCTTTTTGAGTAAGCGTAGTTCCATTGAAGTATTTAGATTCTGTCGTATATTCACTCATCTCATTAGAATTCATATCATTTAAGACAGTGTCTAATCCCATGCCAAGATGCTCTGTTTCAGACTTAAATACACCTTCTGTCATATATCTAAATGTTCCAGAATTGATATATCTACCCGTAAAACGTTCTCTCTCTCCTTCTTTCGTAACCAGAGGCACATATACTTGAACAGTTACTCTCTTGCCATCGTTTGTGTTTGAGAAGATAGGCACCGTAATCGAATTAGGAATAGTTGTTCCTTCAACAGGAATAGAGTCAATAGCAGCAGGATAAACTACCGTATAATCTATGCCATCTTGATGAATATTCTCCAGCCCTTGACGTATTCTAAATCTTTGCTTAACCATGAGGTGTGTATCACCATCATTAATAGTTATATCTTCTATTGTCTCTGGGTGTTGAAGAATAATCTTATCTGAACCTTCAGCAAAGAAGTCTGGATTGATAGCAGCAATAACTTGAGCTATTCCAATATGGTCTATCTGGTCTTGATAATCTTGTTTATCTTCTTCAATAAGTCCATCTGTATTCACATCTGCTAAAGCATCTTCTGTTAATTCGTCCTCATCTTCTTCAACAGTATTATCTATAATAGGAGTTGAATTATCTATATCTGAAACAGGGGGTGTAGGAGGGGGATTGGTTGGAGCAGGAGTTGGTGCTACTGGTGGAGCAGGAGGTGTTGCAGCAGGAGGAGGATTTGTATTCGTAGAAGAAGCAGCTGGAGCAGGAGTTGGTGCAATAGGCGTCGTAGTGACTGCTTGATTGACCTGTACCCCAAAGTTCTTCTTAACCTCTTCATAATTCTTTCTTAATGCTTCTGCTTCCTTAGTGCCTGAAAAAACGTGCTTCTGAAGTTTATTATCTGTCTCTAACTTTGCTTGAGAAATACCATTCATATAGACAAACTTCTTTCCTCTTGTTATAGCCATATAGACATTAGAGTTCTTCTTGTATTCTGAACCGACAGCTAATTGTAAGTCGGCTAAGGCTATCTCTGTATATTTCTGTTCATATTTTCTTGTTGCAGGATTAAAGACAACACTTCTCTGAACCATCTTGTCCGTAGGTACATAGTCGATTAAGACGTTATCAAAGGTTCTCCCTTGAACGTCATTAAAGGTCATTACTTGAATCCTTCCTTCTTTTGCGTAATCAGGCTTAATGTTTGGACTAAGCCTAACTAAACCTTCAATATATGCTTGCTTCTTCTTCTCGTTGGCTACAATAATAACAGTCTTCTCTGTGGATGTATTATTGTCTAAGAGTGTAACCAAGTCTAATATCTTATTCTGACGTGTTTGTTCATCTGCATCATTATCAGAGATAAGTCCAATGATAGACAAAGATTCCTTTAAAGCTTGGTTATCATTAGCGGCAATAATAGCGTTCTTATCTTGAATTCTAAACTCTTCTATTGTCTTGTTGGCTTCAGTTGTTTCCAGTTGGACATGCTCTGTGCTGGACTTAAACTGGTAAGCAACAGACTCTATGGCTTGAACAGAAGCGCGATAGCCAATAGACAATGGCGTTAGTCTCTTAACCGACTTATATGCAGCATCTTTAACAGATTCTAAATCAGTCAGGTAGTTCATAATCTCTCCTCGTGGTTGAGAAGAGTCACCCATAATAAATAGAACAGGTGTTTGAAGAATCTTTAATCCGTCTTTACCATAGACTGCTGGGCCACCTTCGTCATTGTACGCATTTCTCCCCGCGTTCTGGAATATTCTAAACTCATCCGTAGAAAGAGTAAACTGTTCGTCTGCAATAATCAAATCAAACTCTGAACGCTGCTCTGGTGTCATGTTATAGAACTCGACATTGGTTACAGCAGTCATCGCATTAGCAGCAGGAATAGTTCTAACAGCTTCGTTCTTTAGATTCTCTGAAGAAGCAGAAGTATGTCCTACTAAGAGAACTCTCTTTGTTTCAGAAGGTCTATTTCCTGAACCAGCAGCTAAGTAATATTTGATTAAGAGTTGAGTACCTATTGTTTTTCCTGAACCAGAAACGCCTAAGAGTAAACTCGCATTTAAAGGTCTATCGTTTAAGTCTTTAATATATTCTTTAGCTAAGACATCTTGAGGGAATGAGTCCGAATTGAACTTCTTTTTAAGGCCTGTAACACGAGATTCGTTCTCTTTTTGAGATAAGTCGAAGTTGATAACTGATTCGATAAAGGCATTCATCTGAAGATAGTTGGGCGAATAGCCTAATCCATCCATAGGTGCTTTATCTATACTGGTTAAGATATTTACAAAAGCCTGATACTTAGCATCATTCTTCCCTTTATCACCAATCGTAGAATTCAAATATCCTTGTGCTGTCTCAATCGGAGAGAGGGAAGTAAGCTTTGTGATTAAGCCAGTAAGTTGTGCTTTTTGAGTATCATTTAACTTAGCGTCCTTAGAAATCTCGTAGAGTGTCTGATTGATGTCTCCTGTTGATTGAAGCACACGAACAAAGGCATGAAACTTAAATGCTACACGCATCTGTTCATTTAACTTTTCTCCTCCTGCTAAAGAGAGAAAAGAACTTAGTCCACCTAATGAGAATAAGAGTGCATTCAGCTTGGTCGTACCAGACATAGACTCATAACCAGATGGCAATGCTGTTATGCCCATCTGTGCAATCAAAGTATCTACTTCAAGCAAGATAGCCTTTTCTTTTGCTTCTAAGCTCTTTAAAGCATCAGCCTTCTTAGTAGACCGCTCGCTGGATTTAATCGCTTGCAGCTCACGAAATAGGCCATAAGAGTCATCCAGCTTAATTGCATCTGAACCATGAATAATATCTAAGACTTCTTGATGTGACGCTTTCTGATTCTTCTCAAAGGCTTCCATTCTACCAATATTAATGTTCTGACGATTGTCTTCGTGTGCAATAATGGCATTTAGCATATCGAGAGCTTTAGGCAGTGTAATCTCATATTTACCCATCCCCATTATTTGAGACACTTTCTTATAGGCTTCTATAATTCCTTTTGCTGTCTCATCTTCTGTTGTATGCTTAGTCATATTGACTATTTCCTCTAACTTCTCTTTAAAGTAGCGTGCAGTAACCAATGGCATTGTAAAAGCTACATCGGGAAGAATAGTCCATGTAGATTTATCGTCAATATCGAAAGCTGAATCAAAGAGTTTACCAGCAGCTATGTTCGAGAACTCGATAGACAATGCGTTTAAGACATCATCCGTATTTTGTTCTACGAGATATTGTCTAAAGTAAGCTTCATTAGGATTGACCAACCATTCTGTTTCTATTGCTAATTGAGCTTTCTTATCATAGTCCTTTAGCTTAGTGTGTTCAAGATTAAGTTTACTTCTTTCTTTAACATGCTCTTTATATTTAGTAACTGCTTCTTCTAAACCAGCCCTTTCTGGTAAAGCAGCTGTAGCTTCTGCTCCATTAAGAATATTTGCATATTTACGTGTTAGAGAATCTTTCTCGTCTATTTGACTTAAAAGAGTTTTATATTGGTTAAGCGCATCATCCTTTGCTTTAATTGCCTTTAATAAGTTCTTTTGAAGTTCAACTACATCATCAAAATTAGAAGGAAAGATATGTGTTCCTTGTCTTATACCAAAACCTAAAGCAAATTCATTACCATCTTCATCTTCATCTTTAACAATAGGCGTAGATAAGAAGTATTCTGGTTTAATTCCATATAGGTCTATATTCTTTAGTTCTCGTAATCCTTCTATGATAGGTTTATCAAATACACCTTCTTGAATCTTCTGCCCTAACTCATCTCTTTGTTCAATAAGGTCATTGTATTCTACTATTGCCTTTTCTGATTTATCTCTAATGGTCTCAACCAAATTCATAAACTTAGCTATAACAGAACCATCAAACAAAGAAGCTTGAAATAAGACACGTTGATTCTGGGTTATCAGTTGAAGCATTTCTTCAATAATATCTAAGGCTTTGTCATCAGCAAAGTCTTTATATTCTTGCTCTAAGTTTTTATACTCGTTAATTAACAGCTCTCTTCTTTCACTTAATAAGGCTCTTTGTTTTTGGAAAGTCTTATCAATGCGATTTCGCAACAAAGAAGTTGTTGCATACTTTAATTCTTCTGTATATCTTAAATCTAAATCTTTTTCTTCTTGATATAATAGATGAGACTTCTCTTCATTTTCTTGTAATTGTTGACGTATTTCTTCTGAACCTGCTTGAGGATTAAGTAGTGCATCTTCATATTGGTCCATCAAGTCTTGAACACGGTCAACTAAGGTTAAGTCCCCTGCCATCTTTTCTCTATTCGCTTGAATATTAGCCGCTACTTGAGCGATAAGACTATCTTGAACTTGACCCATTCTTCTATTCTGGTATCTACTAAATCTACCACCTATCTTAGTTCTTGAATGAGCTAACCTTTCATATTGGTAACGTCCCATTCCTCTAACATCTTTACCAGCTAAGGCATCTTTTGCAAGGTCTTTATCATGATAAAAGTTGGTTGAGATAGACTTAGCGTGAATACCAGCCTGTTCTTCATATTCTTGACGTTTAAGAAATACTTCATTCTTCTTTTCTTGAATCTTCCGATTCAGCTCTTTTCTTTTTTCTTCTGAAATGCCTACTTGTTGCTTTACTTTAGTCACTACATCTTTGCCGTCTGCATCTTTAGTTGTTTGCTCTACCTCTGTTTCTGTTGTTGCAGAAAGTTCTTTGGTTAAATCTGCTACTTCTTTTACTGCATTACCCAATGCTTCCTGAACATCATCTACCGATTGAGACTTCTGATATTCTCCATACATTGCTTCTATGCCTTTCGAGTTTGTCCTAAGATTAAACTTTTCTATTTGAGCTTCTTTCTCGGCAATCAACTTCTCTATGTCTTCTCTTCCTTGCTTAGACTTGATATAGGGTTCTGCTAAACCATCTGTTGTTAGAGAACCATTACCATCTCTCAAGCTCTTTAACATCTGTAACCTAAACATCTCAATCGTTCTATTCTGAACCATGTCTAATAAGAAACGTTTCTTGTTCTCGTCATTGCCGTCAAAGCTTCTAAATGCTTTGTTATAGGCTGCTTGATATTCATTACGGTACAAGTCACGATAAGAGTTTAAGAGCTCTAATTTAAAAAGTCCTCTACCTACATTCGTTCCTTCAACAGCTTCTTGAGCTGGTATAACATTGCCTTGTTCGTCTTTACTTTCTGGTACAGCTTCTGTTCCCTTAGACATCTCTTCAAAGTTTTTAACCAATCTTTCAGCAAAGACATCCTTAATCCCTTTATCCCATCTTGACTGTTCTATTTCCATAGCCGCGTTGAAGGCAGAGAAATGTGTATTAACAGCACCATAGATTTCATTGTCTGCCATATCCGCTAAAACAGCATGGTTAGCAGACATCTCTTTAAAAAATCCTGAAATCAAATCTCGAGTCTTCTTCTCTATATCAAACTTGATAATAGGATTACCTTCAGCATCTTTCTTTATCTTTCCAGTATCATCTTTCTCAATCGAGTCAACAGCAAAGTTTATCTCTTTATTGAATCCATGACCTAATATTTTACTATTCTGATGTGCTCTATCTAACTCAGCCTGAAGTTCTGTTCTCTGTTTCTTATTGTCCACTTGTTCACGGTAATGACCCATCAATGCCATAGGAGAGCCTAAAGCACCGCCTAACCAGATAGAGATAGCACCTTGACCTTCTTCTGAATTGGCATCAATATTGCCTCCTAAGAGACTTTTGCTAAACCCTGCTAAGTTTGTTGCTGAATTCTTTAAAGTGCCTGCAATGCCAGGAAATAGCCCTCTATCGCGATTAGAGAGTGTCGGGTCAGAGATAGACTTCTCGTACATTTGAAGTGCGCCTTGAAGATTCTCTTCCCATAAGCCTTCCGTAGCAAAGCCTTTAGCAAAAGCAATAGCTCCATGTTTGAAACCCATTTTTTCTGCCTCTTGAGCCAATTGCGTTTCTCCTGCTCTGAAAGCTGTTGTTAAGGTTGCACGAGCACCTGCTTTACCTGCTTTTCCTAACCACCAACCAGATTCTAACCAGTTAGGCAGGATTAAGATAGCCGCATTACCAACAAAGGTTTCCTTATAAGCACTTCTTGCTTCAGATTCTATTTGGTCATCTCCTATATTTGCATAGTCCTCATAACCAGAATGGCCCATAAGCCCTAATTGCTTCTTTCTGAGCAAGTTTTGTTTGACTTGAGTATAAGAGTCTACGGATTCTGCTGTTGCTTCTGAAATCGTATTTAAAGCTGTTACAGTACCACGTGTAATATTATTGGCGTCTAAGCCACGATTAAGAAGTGTCTGGACAAACTTAGAACCGCCACTCAATTGTTGACCATTAGCCATTGCTGCTTCTGCTAATGCCAATTCAGGCATAGTAGCCTTCAGTGCCATTCCTACACCAGCACCAATCAGCTTTGTACCACCCCATGCTGAAGCCATATAAGCCACACCATCAATAAGGTCATTAGCTAAGAATGAACCAGATGTCATCTTGTCCCATACTGTTCCTTCGTCATACTTTTGAGAACGATAAACAGGATTCATTTCTTTCCATGCATCTTCTGCTTGTCTTAATCCAACAGATAATGGATTGTCCATAGCTGAAGTTCCTGTCAAGAAACCTCCTAAGTCTGAGATACTTTCAGCAAACTTTAATGGAGTAGAGATTGCTAAGCGTTTAACAGCCTTAGCAAGTAAGTCTCCACTTGACTGGTTATTTGCTCTATTGTGTTCTTGACTCATTCCTGAATTAGGAATAAAGCCTCTATCGTATTCATTATAAGCCTCCATTTCTGTCGGCTTATCTAATGTCTGAAATTGTCTTTGGTATGTATTCTTTAGTGGTTGCAGTCCTCCTGCAAACGGGTCTTGTCCTTGTTCGTCCATGAAAGGTAGAATTTAGAAGTTATGTTTTATTTTTTACGGCAAAGATAGGCAATAGCGATTAGTTTGATATGTCTCATCTTAATCATTCTCCGAATAACTTGAAGATTGGGATTGACTATAACGAGTAGACTTTGTTGCTTTAGATGGCGCTAATTGAGGTGTTGCTTCCTGTAAAGAAGGATACAATTGTGTTAGAGAATTAATCCGATAAGTCTTTTTAACAGACTTGCCATTTGGTAGATTCTCTAACACTTCAATTAATCCCTTTCTGTTATTACCGCCAATAATAGTATGGTTAACACCTACTTGAGAGCCTAAGCTAAGAGCAGCTTCATTGTCTATGAAGGCAGTCCCATCAATTCCTAAGCGCTTATTCTCTGCTATTTCTGATGGCGAAGTAGGTCGAGCAACCCTAAACATAGAAGATATACTTCCATCTGGAGACGTTAAAGACTCTGTATAAGATGTTTCATAATGTACAGGTTTTCCGTTATGCTGAAATACAAATTGCTCTTGATTAGGAGCAAAGGCTGCAACAGCAGATTTATAAGTCTGTTGAAGAGCAGGGTCTTGATTGTCGAGGAATAGTATCTTAGAAATAGGTTGTCCTGCCTTTCCTTGAACAGTAAGACGAACTGACATCTTTCCTGTTACAGAAGGATTGGCTGAAGGAGAAGGTCCAATTGCTGTTACTTTAACTTTAGAGCCATCGCCTACTGTATTTGAGAAAGCCGATATCTGGTCTTGAAGTGTTCCTTGTGAAGCACCTTGGGTATCTGAAACAGTAATCAATCCTGATTGACCTTCATACAACCCACCTAATTCATCTTGTTTCTTAGTATCTCCAATAGTAAATACTGAAGAGGAAGTAAAGTTCTTTTGACGTGCAATTGTTCCATAGTTATTCTTAGTAAACTGAACAAGAGATTGTTGAGTTGACTTGTCTTTATTCCATGCACCTAATTGAGCTTGCTTCTCATCAATATTGAGTTCAGAGAAAGGAACGGGTACTTGAGTCTTATTACCATCTTTATCTTTAACTTCTTTCATCTTCAATGCTGTCTTTTGACCTCTCATTAATTGGTTACCTGCCATTGTTAGAGCTTGACCAGATATTCCATATTGGTCTGTTTTAACATAAGAGTGATTATAGTCTAATGTTTCATCACCTTTAGATACTGGCTTATATCCAAGATATGCCTGTCCTTCAGACAGTTCAATGAAGTCTTTATCATAAATTGGCTCTAATTTAGATGTGGTATTAATTTCTCTTTCTAATGGTATTCCATTCCCTTTACCAGCTTCTAATGTTAATTGTCCAACAGGTTCGGGTTTCATATATCCTTCCATCATTAAATTGTGTCTTCTTCTTTCTGCAAATTCTCTATCACCAGTATTGGTTCTCTTTAAGTCATCTGATACTTCTTTAAAGCTTCTTTGTTCTGCAAAAGCATCTAAGGCAGCATGTTCATCTCTCGGGTCAATAGCCATTCCAATAGCTGCCATTTGTCTCCTATGTTGTTGATAAGCCTGATTGGAAAATAAGTCAGCTTTGGCTACTTCATAGGCATTCTTATAAGATACACCCTTAACAGCAGACTTTCTATCTATGATGTCATTACCTTCTTTATAAGTTCTTATCTGTTCTTCTGATGAAGGTTTAAGGTCTCTAATATCGTGCAAATGTTTCTGGACATCAAATCCATCTATGTCTATACCAGAGAATCGGTTATACTTGCCTGTTAAAGCGTCTACCTCTCCTGCACCTTGATAATTCTTTAGAGATGTATTTATTGCACCTGAACGCTGGTAGTTCGTTAGGGTTTTATTGTCTGTTAATCTTTTCTGGTAAGCACCAAACTCGTCATAGTTAGACTTCAACGCGCCTAAGTTTCCAGAGAAAGATAAGTCTTTTCTAAGGTCATTCTGGATAGCAAGTACATCTTTCTGGACACCAGAATAGTCTCCTCCTGTTTTATCGACTAATTGTTTAATCCTATCTCTATACTTATTCTCTATATTGGCTCTTAACTGAGCATCTTTTTCTAAAACAGGAACATTGAGCAGACTTGGCACTTCTCCTAATGCAGCATAGTTCTTGTCAGACTTATCCTGAAGATAGGACAAAGTCTTACCCATCATCTCTAATGGTGCATGGAATGAATAGTCTGCCTGTTGTAGTGGTTGGTAGTTAAAATATTGATTAATTGGCATTGCGTTTCTTTTTGTTTAGGTTATTGAAGTCCAAAGTATTGCTTCATTGCTGGAGACATATTTTTCATTTGATTAGCCCATACATCAGGTGCTATTCCTTTCATCATTTGTAAGCCTGCTTGGTTAGACATACGTGTATTCATCAAGTTACCTACATTCATACCCATAGTAGCAACATCTCCATAAAGTCCCATTCTCATGTTTTCTCGTGTTCCTCTACGTCTTGCCATAATATCATCTGTTTGGTTAGCAGATTGATTATTCTCTCCCATACGTTGAGCCAATCTTTGTTCATAGTTATCTTTGAGCGAAGCATTCTGTTGTTGAAATTGAGAAAGTGCTTGATTATCCGCAGATAGCTTGTTTGCAAATAAGGCTTGTTGTATACCTACATTCTGATTAGAGGTATTGCCTTGATTGGCTGCTAAGGCTGATTGGTAGGATTGTTGATTTCTGTTTAAGATAGAAGAAGGGTCTAATTGAGTTAAAGAAATAGGAGCTGTATTAAGACGTGTAGCTTGTTGTTGAAGCGGTTGAAAGGATTCTATTCCTTTAGCAATAAGAGAAGCTGCTTGTCCTGCCATGCCTATCTTTTCTCCTTGTGTTGATTGAGACCAGAAATTAGGATTATGTTGCTTAGGCGCAAACTTAGTATCAATGCCAGCTCCTTGCTCTGATAAAGCAGTCTGAAGCGCATTCCCATAAGGGTCTGTATCCAAAGAAGCTAAATCAGGATTAACTCGAACATCTAATGCGTGACTTCCTTTTTCTCTTCCTAATGGCAAAGGCGCCGTAATGTAGTGATTACTCCTATTTAAGAAAGCGCCATTATCTCCCCTACCAGCATCAGGATTAAACATAGACTGAATAGAGTCTGGAATCATAGGTGTTCTTAATGGCAAAGGATTAGTTCCGTATATCGGGTCAATCTCTGAACCATCAGGCATATAGCGTTGATTCACATTCCCTAAGTTTTGCATATTCTTTTCCCAGTCTATTGGACCACCTGTAACATACTTTTTAGATAATACCTGCTTAGTAACTTCGTCTTGAGCTCTACCATTTCTTAATGATTTTCCTTCTTCGTTATTCTTTAGTATAGTTAGCATTTGCCATAACATAGAATTGCCTTCTTCTTTTTTAGGCGCATTACGATAACTACTCTTGTCAGGGTCATTTCTATACGCTTCAATCAATGGAGCATTTTCCCAATTTGGAGTAGATTTAATGGGAGCTGAAACAGGTTCTTTTTTTTTAGTAGTGCTATTGGTCACAAATGGAGTACCTATGACAGTTGAACTATCATCAGGACGAATCATCTCTTTTTTAGAAATAGCAGCTTTTACCTTTTGTTTGCGAATTGAGTTTTCTTTACTCATTAGAGAAGATTTAGGAACACCTTCGTAAGGATGAGCTTCATACCATTTTTGAACTTTTTCATCATGTTTTCTTTGATTCGCTCCAAGTCCATAAATCATGCTATCGAGTAATCCATTTCCACTATTAAATTCATCAAACTTTAGAGCATTAGAATTTTGAAGCCCAGTAAGAAAAGCGTCTGTATCTTTATTGCCATGCTTAAACTTCGCTTGATATCCTTGCTGCTCATCTGTTAAATCTAACTCTCCTTCTTTATAGTATATTCCTTTCTTAACCGAATCATTATAAGCAGATTCAGTTTTCTTACCCCATATACCATCTACGCCTTTATTCCCATAATTACCTAAATCGTAACCAAGAGCTTTTAGTTCTCTCTGAATCTTAGCCGTATCTTCAGAATGAGCAATAGACTTTTTATTCTGTTTAATATTTTTAGCTGCTTTATTAGATGCATCTACTATTACTTGATTCAAAGTATCGTTATTTGTAACTTGTTCTACTTGAATGCCTCTTCCTTGTGAATTCATCATCTCTTCATAGAACTTGTTTAGAGGAACTCCTTGTTCATTGCCAATCTCTCCACCTTTGTAATATCCTTGCGGAGGTTGGTCTTGTGGTCTATTCCTATCTCCTGCCATTTGAGCAATCATCTCTTGCATACGATAGAGTCCATCTTCTTTCTGTTGTGTATATTTAACAGTATTCATGGCAGCTACATCTGAACCATTCTGAAGTATCTTTTCTGCTTTCCCTCTACTTCTCTTTAACGCTTTATCTTCATCTACTATTTTCTTTCCTGTAACAGGATTAAAGTAATTGGTAGAGATAACTCTATCCTTATTCGTATCTAAGGTCTCACCATGATTAAGGGCTATTGGAGAACCTTTATAGTTCATGTTATTACCATCTATCTGATTAGGAGCTCCTGTAACTAAGCCAGCACCTTGGGCTAATTTAGACAAGTCTCCACCGTCTTTAAATCCTATATTAGACTTAGGAAGAACCTTAATGTCATCAGCCCATCTCAATAGATTAGAGAATGGCATAAGGTCTTCTACTTTATTTGCACTTCCCATTTGAACGCCTTTGACAGCAGGCTTAATCATATTGCCTCCAAACAAGCCTAAAGCATCAAGGGCTGTGTTGCCCATAACAGAACCTAATGTAGAAGGACTTGTTAAAGATTTCTTATATGCTGCATTCTGGTTATTTAGGTCTTGAGCTCCTTGTCCGTACATGTTCATCATGTTTAGATTCGCTTGTGTTGGAGAATTATGAGCATAGAAGTGTTGTTGATTCTGCATATTTCCCATCCACGTAGGTCTTAATATCGGATTAGGAACAGATGTATTGTCTCGAGCAGGAAGAACTGGACCGCCTTGAGCATAACCAAATGCATTCTGATTAGAATAGTTAGCAGGATTGTTCATAGCCATTTCTGCTTGTTTCTGTTTCATCTCTTGGTTATTTAAGTAGGAAGAACCTAATCCCGCAACAGCACCTATGCCTGTTCCTAATCCTGGTGCTACCATATTTAACAGAGGTGCAAATTTAGATATACCTCCAAGAATATCTCCACCTTGACTAAGTTTTTGTATTTTCTTTTTCATTCTCGTTTAAGATTTGTTTATCTTAGAACTATATCTACATCTGAACCAAGAGAAAAAATTGTTTGCTTGACCTTATTCGTAATTCCGATGTCTGTTATTTTATTGTATTGTAAGCCTAACTTAACACGTATCCACTTAGAACTTAGTCTTCCAGCATTCATTGTTTGAGACGTGTATATATTGGCCGTATCGAGTGTTTTTCTTAAACGGTTATTAAATGTCCAGATAAAGTTAGCCGAATTGTTCACGACCTTAATTCTATCAAGTATCTTGTTGATGTGATAATAACCTTCTTTCTCTGATAGTTCAGCAAAGTTAGTAGAATAAAGATTCTGACGTATCATCGAAGTCTTATCTTGAACAATAGGTAATATGTTAATTACGCCCGTATGTTGTTTGTCTGTATACGCTTCTAATGTATCCCACCTAACTGTATTTATACTATCTTGTTTCGATTGAGCAGAATCTATAATCAACGTATCTAACTGTTTCTGGTAAGTAGACATCTCGTTCGCTCCATTAATTGTTGTCTCAATCGAGAAGGAATAGTCCTGTTCTTGAAACATGAGGTATGACTTGTCATTGAACTTAGAATCAGAGTGTTGCCATAGTGCATTTGTGTTTAGTGTACTATCTGGATATTTATGCTGAGTTAAGAATCCCTGTTTAAGTCCAAAAGCATAATCTGGAACATACGAATGAAAAGACACCCATGCTTTATTAGAGAAGTCGTAAGAGATGGTATATTTCTCTAAGGTTGCTATATCTTCTATCGGTAAGTCTTCAAATGGAACTCCAAGAACATTATAGGAAAATCTAAAGAGTTTAGTTGAATCATTATAGGATATTGGCCCAGCCTTAATCTTCTCAAGCGTATTCGGATTCAATACCCAACGGTGCATTGTAATAAGAACTCTCTTTCTCCATGCATCATAGTATGTAATAACTCTATTATATTTATAATCAACGTTAAAGTCTAATAAGTCCCATCTAAGGAACGAATCAAAGAAAGGTTGCATAGATAAGGTAATGTCTTCTAAACCGTCTCTAAACAGAAATATCTTATGGTTATAGATGTCTACTAATAGTGTACCAAATTCAGTATTTACGCGGTGCATAAAATTATAACCACCAGCATACCAAGTTGTGTTTGAAACTGCCTTAGGTTCGTATGGAATAACTTCTGCTTTACCGAGATAGACAGATGTCTCATTGCCTTCTATCTGTTGGACATTTGTAGGAACCATTAAGATAGACTTATGGGTGCGTGCATAGATATTATTCTTGTCCACAAACAGGTCATTAATCTGTCCATACTGAGCATCTATATCTACATAGTTATTAGGACGCAAGTCTCTATAAGCATCTGTCCTTGCTGATTGGAAAGACTTCTCTGAATATCTAATTCGATAATAGTGCCTATTTTTTTCAGAGAATTTGATATAATCGTATTGTCCCGACAAGGCATACTGAGGCTTAATTGGAGCCTGATAGCCGTAGTCTTTGTTATAGAGATAGGCAGGAGCAAATAGTCTTTTGTCTGCCGTTGAATTAGACCAGAAACCAGCATATATACCTCCGTTCATTCTGACTAAATATTCTTCAATGTCTTCACCAAAGCGTTGAGGTGCACCATTCCATGTGTACCATCCTTTATGATAAAGATTACCCTGAGTCTTTTGATTCACATTCCATTGATGCCTCATACCCGCATTCAAATCAGACTCTACTATATAGTAATAGAAATCTTCTGTGATATTGTTCTGGACTGAACCGTAGTTAATGAAAGCTATATTATGTACGTGCAAAGGTGTAATAAACGTATCTCCTGATTTGATAATATGAAGATTAGAATTAATGGTCGTATTAATGTTTGGACTATTGAGCATTCTGGAGGTATCGAAATAGGTCAATAGGTCTAAGTTTCCATAGACAGACTTCTCTTGCTTAATAGCACCATACGTCAAGAAAGGTTTGGCATTAGGGAATGCCGCAGAATCAGTAGGATTCTTTATTACTTTTCCATTTTCCATCTGAAACAACAAAAGCGCATTAGAGAAGCTTCTATTCCTTAACGTTACAGTAATATTGCCCAGACTTCCTAATGTGAAATTATCTGTGGTTAAGCTCAATGTCGTAGGAGAAATATAAGTAAATGCCTTTATTGCCAAATTAGAAGGATTGTATTTAAGTGGTCCAAGTGTGTCTAACTTTTGAATAAACTCTCGTACTATCTTTCTGTTATCTCCTCCCATAGAAACAAAATTAGGTTGTAAATATGTATAGTCTGAAACATTTGCCTCTACATCTTGTTCTCGATTATACCATTCTATCTTATAGTGTGTCCCATTTAGTCCTGCTCTCTGGAATACAGACTTAGGAGAATAGAAAGAAATAACTTTATCTGAATCATAGAAGGCAAGAGGTGTATCTCTATATAGGTTAAACTCGTTGTACGTGGTAAAGCCTTTGTCAAGAACGGTCTTGTTTTCATCTGTACGCTCAGCTTGTACAATATGCCATGATTCTACCTGATTTGTAATAACGGACGGCAGAGATGAGACAAATAGACTTAAATCGATGTCTAAAGATAAAGGCCGAACTTCGTCATCTGTACAGTGGAGTATCGTATTTGTATCAGGCATCTTATGATGCCTAATAGATTTTCCTGTTAAAGAACCATAAAGATTTAAACCGTTTGGTGTCTTAATCGTAGGGTAAACTTCATCGCATTCATAGTAAGCCATGATGCCTCCAAATTCTGTTGGCGTAACTATATCTATATTTGACGTGTTATAAACTCTCCAACGTTCTATCTGATTTCCTATTATATACTTGGTCAAGTGTTCTACTTCATGTGTTTGAACAGAATTTCCCGTAGCATCAATCGTAGTAGAAGATACTATGTTTAAGAGTTTCTTATCCCAACCAGAGGTAGGGTTGGTACGAATAGTAAATATTTCACCAGAGGACAGGGGCGCTCCTATCCCTGTTAAAGGAGCTCTTCCAGGAATATGAAATACAGGTGTCCTTTGACCATTCTTCTTTCTTCCTTGAACACCTAAGGCATATACTTCATCACGCATATACGTCTTGTGCTCTAACATATTTTTCGAGTTTCCTTCTATATTTGCTGTAAACTTAGGTAATCGTTCTGCTCTCCATCTAACTGGTATAGACAATGCTGCTTGTTGGATTAGAGAATAGTCCATAGTCGTTTCTTCAACAGTATTAGCAATAAATAGTCTATTGTCTTTTTGAATATGCGCTTTTACTGTGCTAAGGATGGTCTTATCTATAATCACCTCATTGATAGAATATCCCGATAGTCCATTATATCCTGTATAAACCCATGTTACTGTACCATTAGGGTCTGTTGGATTTGACGAAGTTTTGGATATAGCAATAGGGGCACTCTTTTCTACCGTAGAGATAGCATTGTCTCCACCAGTAAAAAGGACAATCAAGAATTCGACATAATCAAACCGATTGTCCGTGTTGTATAAAGTGTACTTGATAGACTTATTAGTCTTAGGATATTGCTCTGTACCAGCAGCTATGCCAGCATCAGAAATATTGTAGCCTCCATCTATAGTGAAATATCCTTCTGAAGCAGCGTATCTATTTATCATTACGTCATTAGACTGAGCTATGACATTTGTGACGATAAGTTCTTTATCAACATAACGTGCATAACACTGATAATGCCCCATCTTCAAAGAACCGCCATCTAAGACTTCTATAGCCTTTAGATAAGGTGTTTCCATATTAGGCGCAAACAAGAGGGCGTCGCAAATAAGTGTCTCAGTAGGAAGATTAGGGTCTGTAACATATCTTGCCTTATCGTCTATATTTATTACACGGTATGGATTTACGCCATCCGTAAAATAAACAAACCGATTTGAATTGTCTTGTATTTTCAACAAGGCAGAAACAGGATATTGTTCATTAAAGTTTAAACACGTAGAACCGACTATTTTAGTGTAACCACAATCAGTAGGATTATGAATACCTATTTCTCCATAGCCATTAGCTCCTGCATAGAATAAGACATAGAGTTCTTTATCTGTATCAGAAAGAAGTTGATGCCCTATGAGCACATAGTCTAATGGAAGTGTACCACACTTGAAGTTAGATTGTTCCGTAGATAAGCCACCTAATTGCCCTTCTCTATCTTGTGTTACAGCATTAAGGGCTTGCTCGTATTGATTAGGCGGTACCAGTTGTGGAAGAAGCGCCCAGTTCATCCCGCCTGTAAAAGTATTAGATAGTGTCTTTTGCATTTTCTTTTTGGTTTAGAAGCGGTTACCTCTTTCTGGTTGATTTAGAGATTGAAAACCTGATTCAAAGAGATTCCCCTTAGGCATCATTCTGGTACGAATATTCTTCAAGTTTTCAAGTGTGCCTACATCAGGTGAATTCAATTCACCCTTGGCACGTGCAGCCAGTGTATTATATCGTTGAAGATGCATATTCCTTTCAGCTTGATTGAACTGGTTAGGCTCTACTTTTACTTTAGCGTCGTATAGGCGATAAAGGATATAATTGGTCAAGGCTTCTTTAAAATTCTCGTTATCAGGAATCATATACTCTCCATTGTCTTGGGCATAAGCCAGATAAGACAATAAAACAATTGCTGTTTTAGGGGTTACCTTAATCGCATTACCTTCTTCTCGATATTCCATCATACAACTTTTCTCTTGTAAGCAGGGCATCATAGGTGTTCCCGTATTCTTATAGAGCACACGCCATGTCTTTGATGTTTGAGAAATTGAACCTCCTCGTGCATTGAGAATACCATCTAACCAGATGTCTGGCTTAGGTACTTGAAGTCTGTCTACAACTTGTTGCCTAAGTCTTGCCAACTCTATTGAAGAGTTAAAGTAGGGATTAGAAACAGAAAGTGTATAAACCCATACTTGAGTTAAAGTCTTTAAGTCGTCAGGTTTCTTAAACGTATGTCCAATAACTTCACATAACTCGTGCTTAGGTGTCAACATATCTATAACACCTATCTTTCTCGAAGCCTTTAGAGCCCATTCTATAACCGTAGATTCGTTCCATTCGCTTGGCTCTATCGTGGTTGAGAGGTCATAGAGGATGGATTTTATTGAGACGTATTTCATTAAGCTTTTGTTTTTCCTTGTTTTAGATTAAGCTTTTCAGCTCGTTCGTTCATTTCTTTTTGTTTCTTTTCTTTCCTAAACGCTTGACGTGTTAACTTCTCTGATTCTCTATCTAAGATATGGTATTTACCAGCAGCATCATAGTTGAAGATAGCCTTAGCTATATTCTGCCTAAGAGAAGATGGAGCTACGTGCCTCCAAAGAGTCTTATTCGTTAGCATAGCTTTCTCTTTATCCCACGAGAACTTAGCGACAAAACCTTCTGAATGTGGATTCGTATATAGCTCTACACCTTCTTTCTTAAACCGTGGTTTATAGTATCTTGGCGTAAATTTAGATATACCTATTAGTCCCATACCAAAAGGTAATTTAATCCATGTACCTTCTCGACATATCTCTTGAGCTAAGTATTCGTTATAAATAGAACAGAACTCTTTAAATTCAGAGAATGTGAATTCTACTGCTTTCCCTTCTTTTGCTCTATCAGAGGCATAATGAAGATAAAAGTCTTTAAGCCCTACTGTTTTTCTTGATGCGACTAAACTCTTATCTTTTTCGGTATAATCGAATAGTTCTAAATATTCTGGTAAATATGTATCTCTTAATTGCATTCTTTTTATTTTTTATTCTTAGTTATTCTTCTTTTATTTTTTACTTCTCTTTTCTTAATTAGTTCTTCTTCTGGACTGCCTTTGACTCATGGCTTCCGTAGGCACAGTCGCATCTATTTCATCTGACACCTTATCTTGAACAGGACGGTTAATCAGATGAAGACTCATCGCATAAAGCGCAGGTAATAAGTCTTGGTCAATGAATCCTGAATCAGAATAAGGATAGACACAATTAGTATTTATGCCTGTACACTGTTCAAGATTTAAGTTTGAAACGGATTCTGCAAAGACGCCTTTGACAAGTATTTTTTTGATATGCGGGTTGTTTTGAACGAAGATGTGGTTCGCGTGGAAATACCAATTCATCTGGCTTATATCAAAGGAATCGGGGCTTTTAAGGCGTTGTATGAGTCCATGCTCTTTAGAGTATTTGTTGGTATCTACACTCAGGTTATCTATAACTTCTCCATTTAGATTCATCACCTTTAATGTAACGCCTTTCTTTGTTTGAAGTGCATTAGGTACGTGAAAGACAGTCCTCTTTACAGGACATCCACCTTCTGCGCAATTACAATTATGAAAGGCGGAATCTGAAACATCCATACAAAGTGTACTATAAACTTCTTCCGATAGAGCCACTCCCTTGTCTAAGCGTTTTCTCAAAAGGTCATTTCTGACCGCAAAGAGAATATGCGATAAGAAGCCGTCAGAAAGGCGTCTATCATCAGAAGGGATGCCGCCATGCATTAACTGTTTAAGTGCGTCTATATGTGTTTTTAAGTTCATCTGGTTATGATTTTCTTATTTTCTTTTTTTACTTTAAATACAAATATACATAAAAAAAGCGTGTCTGGTATCATTGGAGATACCAAAAACGCTTTTTATTTTTAGTGTATGCTATCTTAGAGTCCAAAAGGATTAATGCGCCCTTGAGCATAAATAGCAAACAGTTCCAATGTCTCATCATCGAAATAAGCCGATGCAGGATTAGGTAATATATTGATACGCATAATAGTAAATTTAAGTGTTATTTTCTCTTAGCATAAATTCTTATTGTCTAAAGAGATATATTGGAATAGGCTTATCGTAGAAGTACCATCTGAAACAGTATAGTTAACTTTCATAGTTCCAGTATTATTCAGAAGATTATCAAGCGCCTTGAACTGAATCTCGTATCTGCTATTAAGCGTATCGTAAACAACATTTGATTGAGACGTTATCGTAGTTAAGACAGCATCTAAATAGACAGAGGTTATATTTGAAGTCAATACAGTTCCTATATTGTTAAAAGTAACATTTAGATAAAGACTTACACGCCAATCGTTCATTGCTCCTATATCGTAACAATTAGACTCTCCTAAATAAGATACCATAAGGTTATTAGGTCCATTAGACGTAATCTCTACGATATTGCATGAGATAGTACTTGTAGAGCAACTATTGCAATAGTTGCAAATCTCTTTATCCTTGCACGTATAACCCGTCTGATTAGATAGAATAGTAGAATAGTCCACTAAGACAAGCTGACTCAGTTTATTTATCTTCTCGTCACATTCAATGCCATTACCCAATTGAGTCTTAATACTCTTATAGTTAGATATAATATTACAGTCCATATTTAACAGCAGTCAGTAATTAGGTTATTTAAGTCAGTATAGATAGTCTTTAGGTCTGTACATTGACACGTACATTCTAATGTATTTATTCCAGCATTTAAGATATAATACAAATAGAGAGCTTGTGACTTATAACGCTTTTCTTCTGGTAAAGACTCAATGTGTTTTATAACTTTACATAGAATATCTTTATCAGTTAGCTTACAAGCCTTTTCTTTATATGTCCCAGAAGCACCTGTTCTTAAAATCTCAATCGAGTGCGCCCCTGCGGTAAACGTAGCCGTATAGGGAAGATTTGTAGCAGCCACAATAATAACGCCATCAATAGTAAGAACATTGGTTAAGTTATATTGTGTTTTAATAGACACATCTAAGTCAATAGTATATGTGCCAGTTGAGTTCAATGTGAATATCATTATTCCTATTTTTTAGTCTTATTTAGAACGTCTTGGATAGAACCTAACTGAGGTTGTTTAATCATAGTAGCAGGTGTTACTACGATGCTCGTAGATGGCTTTTCTTTTGATTCTGAGAACACTTCCCCCTTATTTGCTACAATTGTAGCAGTAGGTATATTAGAAGCGCTTAGAAGCAAATTCACCACCATACCTAAGAAGGATAGAGCATTTGTAATCGTACCTACATGTTCTTCCATAGGCGTTCCTTGAAGAATACCTGATTGTGTTACAGCCGTTAAAGCTCCCCATGTAAACATAACCGTACCTCCAATTGCTAAAGCAACGACAGGATGTTTTTGTTGGAATGATTTATAGAGCGATACCGCAATAGGTGTTAACGAGGTTAAAATTCTTTGTTTCATGTCTAAAAGTTTTTTAGTATTGTAGGAGAAAAGACATCTCTTTTCCCCAAAGTTAATTGTTGGTTGACCGCACGAATAAGGGTCTGAAACATAATAGGATTCGCAAGAACAATGCATGCTGCTGACCAGTTACCTACAATCATAGATTCTTTATTCTTAGATGCTCGATGAATATTGATATAAAAAGAACCAGTCTCTTCTGCCCTGTTATCTAACTTAGAATCCTTATTGTTATCTCTCCAAACGGATATAGGTTTAGCCTGAACAAGAGCAGCATAATCAGAATGGTGTAAGCCTAACTTCCACGAATCCAAATATTGCTGCTCTTTAAGGATTGCTGTTCCGTTGGAACCCATAGGATGTAAAGCATAATAGAAGCCAGCTTTTGTTGTACACTTAGCAGACTTAAATCCCAACTCCCCCTTATCATTCCACCAAAACCAGTAAGCTTCATCATCAAACTTATTAGTAAATCTCTGACTTGTTCTAATGAAAACAAGATTTAACTCCCATGGTTCTCGATATATCTTATGACCCAATTCTTCGAGCCTGCTTGTTAATTCGTGTATTGTTTTCATCCGACTTTTCTAATTTTTCTATTTTGGTATAGAGTTCGTGATTTTCTTTCTCCAACTCTTTGATGCGTTCCTTGAAATTTCTATTCTCAATTAAGACCTCTTGAAGCTCATTGGATATATCTACAAGCATCTTTGAGTGCGCTGCCACAATGGTATTCATCTCAGAAATTCTTTGGTTGGGCGTTAAAGCCAGCTTAAAAATCCATGCAGATAAGGCGGTGCCTGCCGCGCCAACTGCTCCCCAAAGTACCGTTTGTATGTTATTGTCCATGTTTAAAATGCTTTAAAGTTTATCTTAAACTATCGACCAGAACAGTCAACATTGATAACGCGAACATAACCATCTTTAATGCGATGAGTAATTGTAATCATCTTATATTCAGCAGGAACGTCTACTACCTCGATGTATCTTGTAAATGTTCTGTATTCTGCTGGCGTATCGATAATCTCAACGCTCTCTACAACAGAGATATAAACAGCAGGAACTTTCAATTCACACCACTTGCCAGTAGCGTCTTGAAAAACCTTAGTATATTCATCTGACAAAAGCTTGTCAGATGCTTTCTCTTCCCAATGCGTGCGAGCAGCTTTTACCATAACAGTTTCAGAACGCTCTTCAAAATGAGTTCTCGGAGCCTTAATCATTACCTTCTCGGTTGAGATTTTAAGTTCGGCTTGAACAGCCTTGATTGTTGTACAGTTGACATCTTGTGCAGATAGTGTGAATGCGAATAGGCTCATAGCCAAAATTAATACGTGTTTCATAAAATATTATTGTTTAAGTTTTTTATTGTAAATCTAATTGGCTTACACCAGATAGTGTATCCCATAATTGGCGACCCGAAGTTTCGCCTTGTTGATTCCATTGAAACAAAGCGAATTCCGTTTCCATGCAATTACGTCCCATTGGATTATCTTGAAGCAGATATCTAAATGTAGCTTGTTCATTTAATACAATATCTGGCTGAATTATGGCAATTAATGTAGCTGCTCGTTTTGCCCATTGGGAAATCGAATCGGGACTATATGACTGCATTACAAGGTTGGCAAATGCAATACGTTTAGCGTACATTTGATAGCCTTGATTAGGCGCCGATATTGCTTTTTCATCTTTTAATAATTGAGTTGCAAAAGCAAACATGGCAGACTAAACAGCTTGTTGTAAATCTAAGCTATTCCCTACTGTTTGGGGGTTAGATATTTGTGGCATTGTTGTTTTGTTTGAATATTTCTTTTTTGTGTTAAAGACATAATATTGGAGGAGGGCTTAATCTCCTCCAATGAATACTAAAAGTTACTGTCCGTTGTTCCGAGTATATATATCTTTCAAACCTTCGACCGTAGCCATGTCATCAGATAAGTCCTGTGCATAAGTCGTCCATGCTGTAAGGTCAATCGAAGCTACTTGATACATAGTAATTGCTGCATCAGCAATTACTTGATTTGCTGCCAATTTAGCATTAGCTGCATCTATAACTGCTTGTGCGGCTACGATAGCTTCTTGGTCAAGAACCAATTGTGCTTGTGTTGAAGTGACCAAATCAAGTGCTGGTTGAACATTGGCAGTCAATTCTGCTGTTACTGCTGCAATATTTTGAAGCTGTGTATCTTGAACAGCTTGTCCTGTTATGAGTTGATTGAAGTCAACTGTTGTTTGAAGTGTAAACATTGTTAGTCTTTTTAAAAATTTGATTATTAAGTAAGCGAATAGCGTTATAAATAAAACTATTGCTAAGATTAGATATAGCTTTATCATGTTTATTTAGTTTATTCAACACGTCTCCATGTCGTTCCATTTGATTGAACTACGATGGAAGATTGGGCAAGTATTGTCGTGGCTGCTATACCCGTAAATCCAGTATAACTACTTACACTTCCTGCCGTTGCAGAATAATTAACTAATCTATACTCTCTACCACTACACGTATTTGCGGCAGGTAAGGTAAATGCAGGCATGCCTGTTGTTATTGTGTAAATAACTGTGCGGTCTATTGCTGCTACTGTTATAGCTGTTACAGTGCTTTCTCTAATAGATGTTGCTAAACTGCCAACAATATGCAAATTTGATGTAGGAATTAATACACCAATACCAAGACTGCCCAATCTGCCCTGTGCTGTTGAAGATAAATCTACAAAATTTTGAGTAGACGAACCAGTACCACCATTTGCAATAGGCAGTACGTTAACTCCCGTCAAGCCTATTTGTTCTACTGTCATATTTGTAGCAGCCATAATATCTGTTGAAGTAACGCTGAAACTGGTAATCCTTAACTTAATTGCTTGATTAGTAGAAGGAGTATAAATCAAAGAAACGTTCGGATTGTAGTTTCTCAAAAAAGAACCAGTTGTTAAAATACCGCCAATACCATTCAAGCCACTAATTATTCCAACATTTGAAGTAGCATCTACAAACTCAAAATAAAAGTCATTTGCCCCTCCTGTTGTATTTTGGGAATAAACACGTGCTTCTAACTTATAAGTCTTTCCTGCTGTTAATGTAATTACCCCTGTTGCTGTATTGAGTGGGATATTTCCCGATACAAGTGTATTAAGAATGATATCGCTTACAGCAGTCTTTGTTTGTGCTGCTGATAGTTTAGCTTGTAGATAATCAACAGTACTAACCGTAGTTAATGCTGTTCTTGCCACTTTTGTATAAACTTTCGTTGTAGCGTTAAAGCAAATAACACTATCCGTATTCGTACCATTTACTACAAGCCCCGATAGTAGCTTTTGAGTTAATGTAGAATTAAAAGATGTCGGAACTACAATAGCTGGTTGTATCCAGCCTGAAATAGGTGAACCCAATAATGTACCATCCGACTTCATCCTGACAAAGGAATCGCTTGTTGAAAGCGAAGCGTAATTTGTTGATAGCGTACCCATAATTGTACCTTGTGGTGTTATCGTAATTTGTGCATTTAATGAAAATACACAAATACTAAGAATTAAAAAAATATATTTTTTCATTATGTCTTTTTATTTTTTAATCGAATGCGTTTAATTATAGCATAACACCAAGTAAACATAACATGATGTGTACCACTTCTTAGAAACCAATATACTAATGCTACTGCAATTGACATAGTTAATGTAAAGTTAAGATTTAACACCAATACTAAACACCCCATATTACACAACATCTCAAAAGAATTTGATAAATGCCAAGCATCTGTTAGGAATACCAAAATAGAAGAACTGAACAAAAAGGCTTCTCCTTGCTTCACGTCTCCATTTTTATATTTTCTTGTCCAACTTGTTGTACCAAAGAAACCATTAGGATTTTTCACACCAAAAGCATCTTGAAATTTTCCAGACATTAAAGCATCTGAAATGTCTTTAAAGAACCCTTGCCCTATTGCACATAAAGCAAGGATTATATAAAATGTTGTCATATCTTTTATTTTTGAATTACTATATCCCAATTTGAAGAAATGTTGCCATTAGCACCTACAGTTAATCCGCTAAAACTAAATGTTACTGTATCTGCTGCACTAACATAAACAATAGGTGCACTTACTCCTGATGTCATTACGTTTGTTCTTGGGCTTGCTGATACTTGCATACCCACAACAGCACCCGTTACTGTTACTGATACTGTCCCTACTGTTCCCATTCCTGTAATAGATGGAATGTTGACTACGGTATTAGAAGATTTGATAATTTGTGATACACTTAAATCTGCAAGTGACATGCGTTTTAGTACACCACTTGCGGATGTTACAATACTATCTGTTATTGTGCCTGTTTGTAACCCCAATAAACGAATAGGGTTTCCAGTACCACCTGAAATAGCATTAATATCTAATTTATAAACGGGTGATGATGTACCTATACCAACATTAACATTACTACCTAAAACCAGTGAATTATCTGAATCTACATTGGCATTATAACCAATTGCCGTAGCATTTGTTAATGCATCTTGTACGTTCGCATTTTTACCTATAGCTGTATTGTTATCGCCATTTATAAGCGCGTCCATACTATTTTGACCAATGGCGGTGTTACCATTTCCGTCTATATTGTTGTATAATGAGCCTTGTCCTATTGATGTGTTTGTATTACCAATACTATTATTTAATAATGAGTTTTGCCCAACTGCGACATTCTGAGAACCAATATCATTTGAATATAAAGAACCTGAACCTACTGCTGTATTATTAGAACCCGTAGTATTTGACAAAAGTGATATTGTACCAATAGCCGTATTAGTACTTCCCGTAGTGTTAGACGCTAAAGCATTTTGACCAATCGCTAAAGAGTTTGTTGTATTTCCAGCAGACCTACCTACTGTAATACCATTTATAGTTTGATTTACAGTAAATATATTATTGACATTTCGTTTTACAATATCTTGCAAATTAGACATACGAAAAACGCCTGTTGCATCTACTGTTACAACACTGTCTGTATTTACACCACTTACTAATCCTACTGCACGAATAGGATTAGTAGTACCCTCAATGTGCAGTTTATTTGTAGGTGTTGTAGTTCCAAATCCTGTGTTTGCAAGAGAATCAGAATAAATACGTATGTTTTCACCAGCACCTAATACTAAAGAGTTATTCATAGAGCTGTCTGCTATAATACTTCTAACTATACCGTCTCCCCTGCTTAGTAATACTGTATTGTTACTGCCTGTTTTTCCATAATGTAAAGCATTTACACCATTAGCTGTGTTAGAATTGCCAGTAGTGTTAGATTGTAAAGCATTTACACCATTAGCTGTGTTAGAATTGCCAGTAGTGTTAGATTGTAAAGCACTTACACCATTAGCTGTGTTATTATAACCAGTAGTGTTAGATTGTAAAGCATTTACACCATTAGCTGTGTTATAATAACCAGTAGTGTTAGATTGTAAAGCACTTACACCATTAGCTGTGTTAGAATTGCCAGTAGTGTTAGATTGTAAAGCACTTAGACCATTAGCTGTGTTATTATAACCAGTAGTGTTAGATTGTAAAGCACTTACACCATTAGCTGTGTTATAATAACCAGTAGTGTTAGATTGTAAAGCACTTAGACCAAAAGCTGTGTTATAATTGCCAGTAGTGTTATAATATAAAGCATTTAGACCATTAGCTGTGTTAGAATTGCCAGTAGTGTTATAATATAAAGCATTTAGACCATTAGCTGTGTTATTATAACCAGTAGTGTTAGATTGTAAAGCACTTACACCAAAAGAAGTATTAGCTAACGAACTATTTACTAAGCCAGCGCGTACACCATTTCTAATAAATACTAAATCATGGTCACTATTTGTTCCAAAAACAGTATTAGCTGTTAATGTATTGCCACCAAGTTTCCATTTGTTAGAAAGCATTAGTGTTTTATTTTCCCATCTTGACCCTTGTGCTAACGATACATTATACACCCATTCGTCACCCGTCAACGTATCAATAGCGGATGAACAACTATAAGACTGATTGAGTACTTGTAAATTTGCAACTGAATTAGGACTACCATTTATCTTGCATTGTCCACTACCACCTACAATTTGAGCAGAAATTAAAAATGGAATAATCAACAACAAAAATAATATTATTTTTTTCATTATTTTTTTCATTATTTTTAGTCATCCTAATTAAGTTAATAAATTAGGATGACCTATTTTTATATGTGAATTAATATACTCTGATTAGAGGCGTTCCTTGTTTCACTCCCATTGTGTTAGCCGCACTTGCTTGATACCATCCTCCAATTGCCACGCCACCTGTTCCTGCGGCAATATCATCCGTATATGCTATAAGTGTTCCGAATCCGATAATAGGAGAATTTGCTGCACCTGTTAAAGTCAAAGGTGCTGTTGCTGATAATGCAAATGAACCACCTGCTAAGTTAAGGGCTACTGTTGTTGAGTTGGAAGCTGCTGCTGTTGCTGAAATTGTTTGAATCTCATTAGTTACAGAACCATCTACTTCCGTTGAAGTAACGGTAAAGTTAGGATATGTACCAGTAATAACACTAATTCCAGCACCAGTAATAGATACTACTTGGTCTGGTAGGCTATTTGTTAATGTGATAACACCACCATCTATTGAGGTTGTTTCTGCAATAGATAAACCTGTTCCTGCTGTAACAGTTACACCTGCACCAGTAGCCGTACCTACTGAGTTATAACCTTGCAAAATTGATGTTGTAGCTGAACCAGCAGTAACACCTATGAAACCTTCGTTTGTGATACTACCATCAACTTCACTTAAAGTCATTACTACCCACTTACTACCACTTGCGAGTGAATTATCATAGCGATAGTATAAGTTTGAAACCGAATCCTTGACAATCTGACAAGAATATTTTGAATTGATTACTTGGAGTGACCCTGTATTAGGGTCTCCTGCGGTAAGGCAAATGCCTGCACCACCCACAGGACTTTGTGCATTTACTGAAATATAGCTAATAGCTATAAAAAGAAAAATAAGTACTTTTTTCATTTAATATTGTTTTGTTTTAGCGTTAAAAATAAGTGTAAAATTTATATGATGTGTAGTCCGTGCTAAAATATAGCTACCAAACACAAATATAACCGAATAAATATAATATGTATTTTGCGGAAAATATGAATACTTATAGCATAAGTAACATGATAGTAGCATTAGTACATTATATAAATTAGCATTTAATAGATTTAAGAAATGCCAAAAATCAGTAAACGGAACTAATATTGAAGATGATAGCCAAAATGCCTCCCCCTGACTTTTATCTCCATTCTTCCATTTCCTTGAGGTATTACCCCACCATGAATTAGATTTATTTGCTAAGTGTGGAAACTTAGCTGCGAAAGACCCTGAAATAATTGTATCTGCAAGACTTTTAGTTAGTCCTATTAATATAGATAGGACTATGTATAATATTATAATTTGTATCATTAAATATCTTTGTTTTCTTTTTCGTAATAACGAACAAAATAAATTATAAATGCAACAATAATTACGATTGCTATTATGCTAATAAATTGACCAACATGGTCATTAATAAATGTACTCATTTTTATTAAGCTCAAATTGTTAATTAATTTTTTCTACGTATTAATGTGCCTTCGACTTGACCCATTTCATTATCTATACTTGTTTCCCAAATCCCATTAATGGGCGTAAATAATGCTGCATTAATGGGATTTTTAAAACTTCCGTATATTTTAGAATTTATAATATCGCTTGCAAGTAGCTTCTTAAATCTATTCTCTAATGACCAACGTAGTCCTTCGTTTGTTCCAGCAGGAACAGCACAATAACCTTGTGGATTCTTGCGAGATATTATAATTTGCCCAGACATAGTTGCTGATGGAGATGTAGAAAGTAAAGCGTCTGTTGATAAGAACCTAAAAGATACTTGATTGCCAGAGGTAGAATTGATAAGAGTTACTGCGCCAGCATAGATTATTCCATCTTCCATGTAAAATAAACTATCTCCAACAGCCACACTTGTACCATTATAAATCCCATTAAAATCAGTTACATTGCCTATAACTGTATAAGTATTGCCAGATACTAAACTTGTAGTTCCTATGATATTATAAGTAGTCGCAAATGTAATATTCTGAGCATAAGACATTACTGTAATAGCAAGTAATGCTATAATTGATAATATTTTTTTCATTTTTATTCTTTGTGTTTTATTAAACTTAAAAGTTCATTACAAGTGTAGCTGTTGTACCCAATACATTCGTTCCAGTTGCTTTAACAATAACAAAAGAGCCTGCCGTACCACCTGAAACTGAAAGTGTAGGTGTAGAACCTGGATTCTTATATAACCACGGTGTAACTGAAGGTGTAGCGCCATTTTGAGTGTTGAAGATTTCTGCAACAGGAACTTGAATCATAGAGCCAGATTGTGTTGTAGGTACTTGAACTGTAATAGAATTTGCACCATCTGTATCCGTAGCAGTATCAAAACCTACTTGAACACGGATAACTTCAATTAATCCACCAGTAGAAACAACTTGTGTTACTCCAGCGGCTTTAGTAAATGTTACAACAGGTGTTCCAGATACTACAAAATACTTAATAGAAGCACCATTATTGACGACTGTTATTGGAGCAGAAGCTACTGGAAGAGCTTTAACAATAGCACCCGTACCATCGAAACCTAATTGTGTCGCAATAGTTCCTGTTGGAGGAGTTAGGGTCGCTACTATACCATTAACAGTTGAAACAATACCTGAAGCAAGATTACTCGTTAAAGTATTTGTAGTAGCTCCTACGGAAGGAATAGTGATGTCTAATTGAGTAGCATCACCACCATTTATAACTGCTGTGCCACCAATAACATTTATCTTATCGAAAGCACCAAGAGTAGAAACGTTTGTGCCTGCTTGTTTATATTGAATCTTATCTTGCTTGGCTGCAACGAGTAATTCAAGCGTTTCTCCGTGTGCTTCAAGTTGAGCCAGTGCTGACTTGACTGTGGCATTATCAGGAATTGTAACACCCGTAAAAGTGCCAAGATTGGTAGCATTAGCAGCCACTCCGCTTAAAGTAGTCAAGTTGTCTGTTACAGTTGAATTTGCCTTAAGTCCAATAGCTGTTGCTTGTGCAATAGAGACTGGCTTGTTTGCATCTGATGTATCGTCCACATTCGTTAACCCAACGTCTACTTTAGCAAGAGTAACTGCTCCTGTACGTCCTGCAACAGAACTAACAGCACCAACACCTGAAATAGTAATTGTTCCATCTGATGCAGCTTGCGTAATCCAATCTGCAACATCTAAGGTGTCTGTATCAATAGCAGTACCAAAGATACCACTTTTGCGAGGCGGATTGTAAATACCTAAGGATTTAGGTAGATATATTTTTTGTACCATTTTGTTTTCTTTGTTTAAAAAAAAGGAATCGATATGTCTCCAGTTCGATTCCCTTTATGTTTTAAGTTAAACTTGTTCTTATTTGAAGAATTATTCCTATCCGTTTTGTGTAGCAGATGGCATATTTGCTGAAGCTAACCACCTGTTGATATACGTAAACGTATCTGTATAAGCCGTAGAAACACCTTCAACACCTTTAACTGCCGTAGGGAATACGATAAACTCTTTCAAAGGAGAATTGATATGAGCACCTGAAGCATCGATAACATTAGAAACAGAATGGTCAATAACGATTGTATCGTATGTCTCAGTCTTATCAAAGATGTTAGGAAAGTCTACGATTGGCACTTCAATTGTAAGATGATTATATTTACGTTGACCTTGAGTCACACGGTATTTCAAGAAATATTGAGCACCTGAACCTTGAGCTTCTTGAGCAAAAGACAACTGCTTATTATAAGTCGTACCATAAGCAAAGCCATAGTTTAAACCTACTTCTAATTTTGTCTTAACCAAAGGTTCGTAATCAAGAAATGCTTGTTGACGGTCAAGACCCATAATAATCATCGCATCTGCTAAAGGATAAGCAGCAGTGTTAGATAGGTCTACTGGTTTAATCTTCGCTGTATTAGGAATACCAGCTGCCGTTGTAGCAACCAATAAAGAATCAATCATGTCTTGCGTAAACGTTACTGAACGCGTTTGACCCGCAACAGAAACGATAACTGGAACTGGTGTTCCATGAACGATAGCTGAAAGAACTGTACCTGTACTTGTAGCCGTAGAATCAATTGCTAAACCAATGATAGGGAACATACCGCCACGACTACGCATAGAAATAGTCAATGCTTGGCTGTTTTGGAGAATCTGGTAAACCGTGTTGTTGATAATATCTGAAACAGGGTTAGTGGTCAAGAGTTGAGCTGATGTATAGACTGGTGTGATATAATCCGTCATTAAGTCTAATGCTTCTTGATTACCTGCGAATTCTTGAATGTGACGACCGCGCATTGCAATCTTCAAACCGAAAGAAGATGATGAAATAGCTGCAATATTCTTAATTACCCAAGTAGAGAAAGCTGGTTTCTTATAAGGTTGTAAGGTTACATTTACAGGGTAGCGAGAATCAACAGCCGATGTGCGCTCGTAAGGACGATACCAAAGCGGTGCCATATATGTTGAATCACCAGGATTAGCTGAATGGTCTGTACCTTGATAAACAACCAATTGTGGTACTGTTAAAGAAGTATCAGGTGTTCCACCTTGAGTGATAACCGACTTGTTAACAATAGTGCCTGAATCGGAAAAAAAGCCTACTTGACCGTCTGCCAAAACGATATTGCCAGCAGCGCCATTAATGTGTGTATTTGTTGTAAGAAAAGGAGCTACTGTATTCAAAAGGGCTACGCCACGTTTGCCTAATACAAAAGATTCTACTTTCCTTTTTGTATCTCTGTTTGCCATGAGATTGGTTTTGGTTTTTGATTTCTCGAGGAAATCTTTGTTTTAAACGCGCTAAAGTATCAGCCTTAGCATTCTATTGTATTTAACTACATCGTTGCTTAGAATCAAAATAAACAGCCTTCTCGTTAAGAATAAGACTATTCACTTAGACTTCCAAGTATATCTTTTTTCAGAGCATAAGCAGAGTCGTTCATCGTGTTGAAGGCTAAGGCTATTGCTATATCTACTAATTTGTTATGGAGCTTAGTAGGAAGCTCACAATCTTGGCGTACCGTGACAACATTATCCAAATATATATACCCACCATAGTTCATTGGTTTAGGTTCTTTAATATATTCGATAAAGATTTCCGAGTTCGCTATCAGATAAGGTGTATAAAGATAGAAAGAAACTTTTTTATTGTCTGAAACAGAAGGAATGTTATATCCATGATTCGTACTTCTGCCCGCATTGAAAAAAAATACTTCTTCGGATATGTCGAACGAAGATTTAAGGGCTTCGTCAAAATCGTCATTGTCTATGTACCTTCCTAATGCTCGATAGTTACACGAGTTCTTAGTGATAACACAAGATACTTTAGTCCAAGAGTAATAAGGTAATGCTAATTGTGGAAGATAGACCTCGTAGACATTATAATTACCATTTGATGAGGCTATTGTATTCAATGTGTTTCTTGCTGAAATAGCAGGCTGTAACGGGAACTTAATATGAAGTGAACCTAAGTCGTGAATTCTTTTTTGGTTAAGTTCAAACTGGTCTGTATATTGGTCTATCAGTATCCTTTGAGCTTTATTCAACAACCAATCTATCTCTGAAACAGAAAAGCTACGACGCTCGTTACCGCCTATTTTATTAGAGAGTAGATAGAATTCGTGATGTAATTCTTCGATGGTCATAGCTTTTCTTGATTAGAGATTTTTTTTTATTTTTTTTGCTTTATCGTTTCTTACTTAGCCATATTTAACTGGGCACGTAAGTCTTCAATAAGGGCTTGTTTCTTTGGATTGACTAAGAACTCAATTGCTTCTGTATAAGTCTCTCCTAAGACAATAGCACCCGTAGGACGCATCCATGTATAAGAGCCTTGCTTTTCAGCAATAACACGATAGTCGAGTAACTGTTGAAGAAAGAACTTAGCATCTAAATCAATCCTACCTTTTACTGTCTTAATCAAGTTAACGAGTTCCATAAACTTATCAATATTGGTTCCGACTGTACCAGTAGAAGCATCTACATATTCGTATAAAAGATTGTGAACTTGAGCTTCTGTTAAGGTTGTTCGTGCATTGGCTATCTTCAGAATCACAATCATAGAACGCTTATAAGATAAGGTTAATTCTGAACTATGAAGTTGAGCAATCGCGTTAGACTTAATTGCATTCTTCTGATATTTAAGCTCATCGGACTCGTTCTCTAAAGCAATATAGTATTGAGCTTTAGGCCATTTGTGCCCTTTCCATTCCTTTTCAGAATTAGCGCACCACCAACTTGCCAATGCTACTTCATACTTCATACAATCATCAAAGTTATCTAAATCAAGAACAGTTGTACCATCGTTTAGTACGATGGTTAAGTTCTCGAAGTACGACATGTCTTTTTCGTTAATTTCTGCTGACCTAATATTTGCTGGCCTGTTATGGAGGAATCCCTTGGGTTTACGAAAACGTTGTTCGTAATAGTCCTGCATAACAAGTGGTTCTTGTGTAATAGGGTCTTTCTTTTGAACACCTTGCTCAATCCACGGTTTATCTAAGTTTGTGGCTAATCCACCTATCTTTGATGAATACATAGGGCAAAACGTATCGTTTACCATAAATCCAATCTTAGTCTTCTGAGATTTAGTGCCATTAGCACCAATCACCCAATGTTCCATTCCTTGAGCTGTCTCGCGTGGAATAGTCTGGATAAATACTTTTTTCATGTTTTGTGTTATCGTTTATTTTACTTAGGCTCGACCTCCTAAGTCTGGATTGATTACCATATTTAAAATTCTTACTTCTGATATTTTATAGTGTATCTTTAATATTGCTTTGATAGCACAAAGAAACACTATAAAATAGCAAAAGTAAATAGTAATGGCGATTTAATTTGACTAATTCCCCTACTCAGCCAAAGAAAAAATAAGTTCACCCGCTTTACTCGGGTCTCTCAGGAGAATTCCTGCAGTTGCCGACGTATGAACAGAATAAGACATTTCAGCTGAATTTACCATGCCCTTGATGGCACCAGATGGTCCCCAAGCACCACATACAGTGAAGTCGTGAAATGTATTTTTAGCTTGTAACATCTGAATATTATTTTCGCCTTCAGATTTACCAAAGTCTAAAACAGTCATACGGAAAGAATCAATCGGAACACCTGGATATGCTGGATGTGAAATCTTGCAATAACGACGGTCATCGTACATCTGGTTATAGACCAAGTCAACTGTAATACCCACAGTACCATTGTAGCGTGTGAACTGAGCACCATAAGCCAAATGTGGCGTAGATGTACCAGACCCAGAAATCTTATTGATATAATTCGTATCTACAGTTAAGAAAGACTTAGCTTCATTAGCACACATCTTATGGAAAATTAACTGACCATAAGTACCTGTCATAAACGTTGTTGCGCGATTTGCTTCTGTTTCACGTGTATAGAAAATATTCAACAAGAAGTCTTGAAGTCTTTGTGTTGTTAAAGCACCATTATAGTATTGCTGCCATGAACCACGTAGTTGTTCACGTAAGCCAGCACCAGTCTTCTTGGTATAGCCATTTTCCATTTGACGAGTAGACTTTTGACCATACATCATCGCTACTTCGATAGAACGCATTTGTTCGTCCCTCATTTTGGCTTCTGCCATTGGGATAAACTTCGTTACTGTTTGGGAATTTCCATTCGCATCTTCAGCTTGGAAATTCATACCCATCATACCGTCACGTCTCCATGCTTCATCTGTGATTTGAACTTTTTGACCGAAAGAGCCAATTTGACCTTCCAACATAAACTTGCCACCGTACTGTTGTGTACCATAATCATGGTTTAATTCTTGTTGGATAGAGGTAGACACCTTAGAATATTCTTTACCAACTTCTAATAAAGCAGGGTCATAGTATTGAGCAGGATTGTCTGTTTGAAGACGTACTGTATAGATAGCACCAATAGAACCATCTACAACAGGGTCTCCTACGATTTCTAACATATACGCATTGTCTTCACCCATCAAGACATCTGGTTGAGCAAAATAGTCAACATCTAATTTAATCTTGAACGTGGTATTGTTAAGACCTGGAGTCAGGTTTGTAGGCTCTAAGTTCTCGAGTGAACGGCAGAATTTTTCTTCTGAACCTTGTAAGAACCAACGGTAGATATAACCGTCAATTTCAGTACGACCAGCAGAACCCATACCGCCTGTTGCACCTAAGACTAATTTAGAAGAGAAAAAGAGTGATTTAGATGAGAATAATTTCGTCATCATGTTAAAGTAATGCGGTTTACCTGTATTGTCAAAAGCATTACCCAAATACATAGAATCAATAAAATTACCACCATGAGAAGCGTAATGTTTAATGATTGGCAGATTTTTAACTATCATGTTAAATTTGAGATTTGTATGTTTGTGTTTGCTTATTCGTACGTCACTTAGTCTCAGAATAATCTTAAACGTTAATTGGAATAAAGATTCAGGCTCGTCGGTTATTTACTAACCTATAAACTTAGCCCAATCAATTTCTTTAGACGAATTGCCAATACTGCCAAGCTTCTTAGATACAGTTTGCTCTAATTTAGCTTTTAAGTCTTTGGTCACCCTCGTCGTTGCTTTGTTTTCAAAGCGTTCATATTTCAGTCCTTTTACCTTATCATAGTCCATTAAGAGGTCTGCTAATTGGATAAGATGTTCAGGATTTGTTTGTATTTGATTTAATGCTCTCTGAAAGTCTGTAGCTTTCCCATCATCTTTTCTAACCGCATTAAATATAAAGTTCTTTAAGGGTTGCTTTCGCTTGTCTTCGATAAAGCCTGCATTTCCTATTGTGTCTGTAATCTTTACTTGAACCGCTTTTTGTTGTTCCATAGCCAGCTTTTCCAATCTTTCTTGTTCTGCTATTTTTAACTTACGCTGTTCTGATTGAGACTCTTCTAATTCCTCTTTGATAGATTCTGCTTCAGCCGCTAATTCGCCTTCATCTGTTTTAGACAGATAGCGTTCAATGCGGGCATCGTCCCACTTGACTGTATTCTTATAATAGTGCTTAATCAGAGAAATCTGTCCTTGTTCGTTTGAGATATCGAAGCTGTTATCTTGTTTAAGAAAAGCTTCGTAATCCTTACCACCTTTGAGTGAATATTGAACTAAGGACTGTACTTCTTCTGGTAGTCTTTCCATAATGGCAGAATAAGCCAATTGCTGCATATTTGCTAAGGTTGTTTCATGCGCCTCTGTTAGCTTCTCATTTGTGCCATCAAATTCAAAATCGTCTGGAACCATAAGAAGATTAGACTCTTTCATAAATTCGTAATACTTCTTAGTAATCGAATCATCTTTATCTGGTTCGGGATTTGAAGTGGCAGCTTGATGAAATCCGTTGTCTATTTTATCCTCACTTTTAGAATGTGCTTCATTTTTATCGTAAGGCTTAAAAAAAGCTTCTTCATCTTCTTTTGTAGCTGGAGGTACTACGGGATTAACAACACCTAAGTCTACGATAGGTTTCTCTTGTTCTTGTGGCATCCCAAATATCTGCGATGCAGGTGCATCATCTTCAAATATGATTGAAAAATCGTCCATTGATTATTCTTGTGTAAAGTTATCTTATTTTTGAACGAGCACTTGATTATTTTCATCAAGTGCTCGTTTTAATTAGGGTTCTATAATTCTAAAGTAGAATATATTATCGTTGCTTAGAATGAAGTTATTTGGCCGTTGGACGTGGTTTATTATCCACCTTGTACTTCTCGATACGCTCTTTTGCTTTTAATTCGTCCTTCTTCATGTTTAATTCTTTCTCTTTAAGAATTCTATCTTTTTCATTTGTCTCTTGCTGGAGCTTCAGCTTCTGGACTTCTATAAAATCTGGGATACCATCATTGTCAACATCCAAGTCCTTCTGGAATTTGAAAACGTCGATTTCTGCCTTCTTCAATTCTCTATCAGTAATCTCCTTCTCTTTCATCATCATTGTTTCTCGAGCATAAGCTTGAGCATCTTGCTGTTGCTTCATCTGGTTGTCATAAGCTGCTTGTTCTTTCTCTGCTGTTTCTTTCTCGAACTGTTTAATATCTTTCTTCAATTCAGCCAAAGAGTTAGACTCTAAGATGTCGATAATATGACTCATATTAGCCTTGTCGTTCTGAAGTAGCGCTTGAGACAAACTTTTTAGCGTATTAAAGATGTCGTTTTCTTGAATAGAAGAAGTAGCAAATACACCAATGTCAGAGTCTTCTAAATCGTCTTCCGATAAAGATAAGGTCTCTAACGAAAGGTCATCTAATATATATTGAATATGAGATTGTTTCGAGTCTTTATAGAACCGTCTTGCCGTACTCAATAGACTGTTTAAGACATCTTCCCATAACTTGTTATGGATATTGAAGAAGATTTCCGTAACCACAGCAGATTGGGTTAAATCCGATTGAACATTTCTAACAGCTTCGTCTGGTGAAGATTGACCTTCTCTTTGTCGCGTAACACCCGCACTGTCTCCAATCATGCCATCTAAATAATTTAACAACTGAACATAAGATAGGATGTATTGCATATTAGACCAGTCTGATGTTTGAGTTACTTTACCACCTCTCTGATAACCTCCTGGGACTTCTATATTCTCTAACGGGTTATATAGGTCAATATTCAACTCTTGAAGATAGTACATCGTCTTTTCGTGTCCTATATCAGCAGGAATCATAGACGTGTCCAAATGAAGAATCTTGCCTCTATCTTGAGCTACGAGTTTCTTCATCTTGTGCATCACGATAAAATAGAGCATCTGATAAGGTCTCATTCTGTCCATAATAGAAACAGATTCAGCGTTCATGTTATTATAGATAACGCCATGATAGCCTAACTTGGTCTTGTTTGGATGGTCTATTGAGAAATAAGCATGTCTCTTTGGTTGGATACAACAATATTTGTCCATACCAATTCTGACGCCTTCCCATACTTGAGGAATCCATTGTGCTTCATACTTATATTCCTTAGGAACAATAGTAGTCTGCCCTTGCTCATCCATTCCTTCCTCTTCTATTGTAAAGTAAGCACATTCAACATTCTTTCCGTTTACCTTTTTCTTCTCTTTTCTTGCGTTCTTAGGTACGATAAAGTTTTCGTCTACCAAAACAGTCTCTTCTTCATTAAACTCGTTGGTAAAGGTTAAAAAGCCTACTTGGCGCTGACTTACCCACTCTGCATGAACCACTTGAAGTTCTTGTGATGTCCGTGCAGAATATTGACCATGTACCATGTTTAAGTTACCAGAAAGTCCATTGTTAATCACAGAGTCTTGCCAGAACATATCTTCAACAGTATCGGTCGCATACTCATTCGGATTAGAAGTAGATGTTCCCCATGTTGTTGCAGAGCCTTCTAATTTACCTGTTATAGACTTTTGGTCTTCTTCGGACAAGTAATCTCCATAGATAGAAAGAATATCTGCATTGGTCATAAAAGTTCTTTGGCCAGCAAATAATCCATCTTGCATATACTTAGTATCCACTGACTTGTGATAGAATAAGTTAAGCGGATTAATAACCTTAACCACAGGTTCGTTACCTTCTATGCCTACATATACGATTTCTTCACCAGAGATGCAACCGTGCTTAAATCCGTCATTCTTCTTCGATTTTAAGTCTTGTCTCTGAACCAGATAATTCAACATCTTAGAAGACAATATCTCTCGAGAATCCCTATACTTAGAAGAATACCATTTGTCTATCTCATTAGGTGGTACTAAGTTGTCCATACGTGCTTGAACTTTCTTAGACTGCATATCTAACTCTTGCTGATACTGTTGCTCTAACTGGTCATCCTGTTGCTGCTGCATCTGTTGAATCTCTTGCATCGTCTGTTGCTCTTGCATCTGTGCAGGTGATTGCTCCTTCTGCTGTTGTAGTTTTAGCTGCTTATACTTCTCATCTAAGGCTAATTTCTTTTGTTGTTGCTCTTGTTGTACTTGAATACCATATTGCTCAACCGTAGCTTCTATCCAATTCTGGAGCATATCTGTTTTAGCCCTTTCTTTCTTTCTAATGCCTGAAGCATTAACGAGTGCTACGGTAAACTTGAAAGGACGTTTTAATTCTTCACCGAGGAGAACTTGAATCTTGTTATATGTCTTATTATAGGGCAAGACTTCATCTTTCCATTGTCCTACATCTATGCCCATTGCGTTACAGTCTCTCTCGAAGTCTTTCTGGTCCAGTTGGTTATTGAACAAGCGATAGTTAGAGAGCTTACGCGCATAATTATTATTAAAGAGATTAGAGTAACGTGCCAGATAGTCGAGCATCTTTCTTCCCCATTCGTTGTCGTTTTTTATCTTATCTGCGTAAGGAATACGCTGGTTTGGATAGAGTTGCATCTATGTTTTTGTTAGGTGTTTTTGTTTCTGCTAATTATGTCGGAGAACCCACTTTATTTTGATTGTAAGCGACGATTCTTCGTTTCTCGATATAGTCTAAGTCTTTGAATATTCGACGGTTCTCGGTGAAGTATTTCATCTTATTTGCATTCTCTTGTTGAAATACTTCAGATGTCTTTTTATTATAGTCCTCTTCTAAGGCTAAGACTGCTCCTATGCATCCATGAACCGCATCAAAGTTGCCATCTAAGTTATAGGAAATTAACTCTTCTAAGAGTCTTCGGTCGTGAATTTTATCTAAATTTCTTATCTGCTTATATCGCTCTGATGATAAGTCTTCTCCGTTTTTCATCCGAATCGCATCTTCTTCCTTAACCGATTGAGATTCGATGATTTCTAAAATTTTCTTCTTTCCAAACTTATCATACGTTACTATCTGCTTTTTTACATTTTCTCTACCACGTTCTTCCAATAACCATGTTCTAAGATATTGAAGTGCTTCCATCTTTAACTTCTGATTAGAGAGTGGATAGCCGTAGTCAATAGACATAGAGACAGAGTGTAACGCATCCTTGTTCGAGAGTACGGAAGAAGGTCGTTTATAGAGCAAGTCTAATCTTTTCTTCTTTTCAAAGAAGTCCTTAACATTACCCACATTGTTCTCAAACATGACCTTAGCATTGTACATTAATGCCAACTTGAACAGTATCTCATTAGATGCATCACGACCTTCAAAGGGCCTGCCATAGTAAACAGCAACAATCTCATCGTGACCATACTTGTGACCATACTTCTTTGTTTTCATAACCACGGTAGCAGCTAAAGAGCCGTTCTCTGAATTGGTCCTAAACGGGTCATGCCCAATAACGTACAACCCTTCTGGTACATACATCATCGAGCTATAATCTTGATTCCGATAATTAGTCTCGTCTATGACTCTCTTTTCTTCTATTGGTAATTCGTAAAGGACAACACATCCTTCCTTAGATGCACCATCAGACCATGGGAACTTATTTATTGGCAAGGCCTCTCCTTTGTCTAAGAGTTTATAGGTTACACCATTAATGCCATTTGGAGAATAGTGAAGACTTACTTTTTTCTCTAACATGTCTAACTCTCCATCTATCTCTAATTGGGTTAAACGCTCTTTCAATTCTACGATTGGGAAGATATTACCATTAGGTGTTAAAAATACTTCAGAAGGAACACGAGCTTTATATATCATTTCCATCTCATAGGCATCCCTATCCTTAGTCAACCTCATCTTTTCGAGGTCATTGTCAAGGGTAATCTTTGCCTTAGGCAAATCTACAATGCCTTCTTCATCTCTATGCTGATTAAGTAACATATAAGAAGACATAAAATAAGCTATCATGCCTCGATGTTCCCACTGGTCATCAAATGTCAATAGGTCAAAGTTCTTAGGATTATAGAACATATATTGAGCGTCAACGGTTCCGCCTCCAGCAATATCGCCACCAGTACCAGTCATAAATATAGAACCAAATTTTTTAGTAGTATCGTATTTAGTATTAGGTGTTAAAGCATTGTATACTTTAATAAGATTATTAAACATCCCAATTTCTTCCAATAAAATTAGCCCATTTCTATCCCCTTGACCCGCAAAGGGATTGTCTAAGAAAGAAAGATTTCTAATAATACTACCTGACCCAGCATCCTTATACCATTTGCCTTTTTCTTTTTTCTTGTAAGATGATACAATCTTAGTGTCAAATCCTCCTGTATATTGCTTAGAGAAAGGTGCAGGGTAAGCTCTGTCTGGAGATTCGTATATTCCTGGAAGACGTGAATAAGCATCTCTCATATAGCGCACCATTGTTGAAGTCTTTCCTTTATCTCCTGCTCCCATTATAATAGAAGCTTTCATATCTTTCAAAGAAACCCTATCTTCCGAGTCTAAATATTTATTAACTGGTGGCTTTCCATCGAATAACCATTCGTAAAGTGCTTGAGCTGCAAGTATAATAGACTTACCACCACCACGTCCAGTTAGCCAGAGCATATTCTTTGCCTGATTCCTGTACATAGGAATCCCTTTATTATGACTATGTATTTGTTTAAGATAGTGTCTTGCAGGAATATACTCTTTCCATTGCCCCAGTATCTCTGACCATATTTCAGGTTTATCTTTCTTTAAGACACTTCTATCGTGTAAGAACGCTTCACTTTCTATATCAATATTAGACTTATGAATATCCATGTATTCGTATTCTTCTAAGCAAGTATATTCTTCATCCCCATCAAAACCAGAAAAGCCGCGCATCTCCTCAATCAAAAGAAATATTTCCCATTCTATATCTCTTAAATCTGGTAAGGCATAGACTTTTTGAGTAATGTTTTTGCCTTTATTCCGATAGATATTATGAAAGTTAGTAAAATAGTAAAGGCGTCCTGGCATCCATTTCCCTTGCTCCCAGACGCCTTCTCTGACTTTCTTTAGTTGCTCTTTCCAGAAAGATTGATAATCATAAGAGCGTGGATGTGCTTTTATAATATCTACCTTAAAGGCTTTATTTGTGACATGTCTTTGCCAATCTACATTTTTAAGAAACATATTGCTTTGTGTTTATTTGTGCTACGAGAAGGGGTTGAACCTTCACGTCTTTCGACCACTCCCTCCACGGGAGCCGCAATACCAATTTAGCGTATCGTAGCATTATTTTGAAGAAGTAGTGGGAATCGAACCCACGTTCCGAAGATTAAAGCCTTTCATTTAATCTTTGCTCTACCTACCGAGCTCCTACTTCTTTCCATTTTACTTATCCGTTAATCATGTCTATCTCTTCAGCTAACTGAAGCTGTTGGTTAGACAAAGCTACTTCTGATTGTACTATTCCTGCAGTAAGTAAGATAGACGTTGCAATAGCCACTGATGTATTGACACAAGCCTCTGTAACAAGATAAGGGTCAATACATTGTGTATCTCTTAAAGAATCTGAAATAGCTAAGAAAGGTGATATGTATTTGCAGTTTGAACTTAAATCGCATACATCATTCTCTCTATTTACTTTCATCTTTAACGTATAGAATTTACCTGACCTAATGGCTTCTAAGACACTAACTCGTTCCTTAGGCATTACACCTGCATTATCCATAATCTGCTTAAAGGGAGCATATAAAGCCTTGTTTAGCATGGTTGCTGCCCAGTCGTTTTCTTTTTCTTGAAGTCGACTCTGTAACATCGCTACTCCACCACCTGCAACGATACCCCCTTTCAAGGAAACCATCAAAGCCTTAATCGCATCATCGTATCTATCCATCTTTTCTTTAACATCTAAGTCGGATGTACCACCCACCATGATGATAGCCGTCTTAGACATCAGCTTAGCCATGCGCTTTCTTGCTTGTTCTCTTTCCCACAAGATAATGGAATCGTTGTGGTATTGAGCATTGGCATGTTCTATTCGCTTGTTTACGCGTTCTTCATCAAGCGAAGGTTCTTTAATGATAAACTGTTCTGACGAGATAAAGACTTGACCAGCAGAACCTAAATCTTCGTATCTTAAGTCACCTAAGGAAAGACCATTGTTTTGAGAGATAACAGTAGCACCTGTTAAAGCGGCAATGTCCTCTAACATGAAGAAACGATTTTCACCATAGCTTGGTGCTTTAATACAACAAATGCCTAACCCATCATAGTTCCTATTCGTCATAATCAACATAGCCAATACCTGAGGGTCAAAGTCATCTGCAATAATCACTAAGCTCGTATTGGTCTTATTCATCCGATTAGACATACCAATCTGAAGAATAATATCTTTGACCTGCTCTGTTCGTTCAATCTTTCTATCACATAAAAGAAACTTCACATCGTTCATCGTAATTGAGAGAGAAGCATTGTCCTTAATGAACTGAGAAGAAACATAGCCTCTATCATAAGCATAACCAGAAGTGAGCTGAACCAGAGTATCCATAGACTTAGATTCTTCGATTAAGATAAGCCCTTCTGAACCAACAGAAGCATACGCATTCATAATCGTTGTCGTAATCTCTGTATCATTGTTGGTAGAAGTTAGGACAATATGTTCAGGACGTACATCATCTGTTAAGTCTTTCTTCTGATGTCTTAAGTTCTCTAAGACTAAGCCCTTCTTCTGTTCAAGGTCATAAACAAGTTGACGTGTATTGAGTCCTTTCTTTAAAATAAGGTCTCTACCAGAGTTGACCAAGCTTTGCGTCATACATGTAACAGTAGACGTGCCATCACCAAACTCATTACCCAACCTCTCGGCAGCACGTCTTAACATGGCTGCACCAAGATGATAAGGTGGTTTAATCTTAATCTTCTTAGCCACTGTTACGCCATCTTTGGTAAGGTAAGGCTCTTTAAATGTATTCTCGATAGCGACCAATCGACCTCCTGCACCTAAGGTTACATTAACCATATCGGCTAATTGGTTAACTCCTTCAATGAGTACATCCCGTGCATCGTTTTTATAGTGATTTGTATATTCTTTAGCTTGCATTATTCTTGCTTTTAGTCTTCTAATTTTTTAATTCTTTCAAGTACATCACTTGAAGAGTGTCCATCGTATTCTGGAGCTTTTACTAATATTTGAGCAAATTCACAATCATTCCAATATTTAATTGGTAGATGATATGTTATCTGTTCTCCTTTTATTTTTCCCATTCCTAATAGGAACCAACCTTCCATTACATCTCCTGAAGAGTGTGTAGTTGTTTTCCATGAAGAACCTGCTGTGCCACCTATATAGAATTCAATATTTGCTTCCATTTTGCATAGTGCAATCCAGAGAATACATCTATGCTCGTAGAGTTCATCGAAGGTGTGGTTGCCGTCTGATATAGAACCCTTTGGTATTTCTAAGGAGGCTATTATTTCTTTTACCTGATTAAGCTTTTCTTTATCTGTCATGTTAATTTCCATATTCTTTTTCTAAGAAGGATTCTTCTGTACCACCGTGAACAGATTGTTCATTCTCTTCTTCTGATTCTTTTTTCAACCGATAATACTCTTGCCACATCTTAGCCGTAGGGGGTATTATCTTCTCTAACATCTCGTAAGATGTCTTATCATAAGGTGTCGTATTGATGAAGTATTGACGCTCTTCTAACTTATTCTCCCACATTCGTAACAGCTTCTTAGCTTTACTATGTGTGATATTTACCATCCTCTCAACCAGAGGCGCATCTAAGTTCTTGTCGAATATCTTAAACACGTTAACGTATTCTGACTTAGAAGATGCTTTATCTTTATTCTTAGACACTTTCTCTGGAAGAATAACATTCTCATGTGCTTTCAAGAAAGAATCTCTTAGTATCAATTCTTTCTCCTCTTGCGTCATATTTTTTAACGGAGAAGTATCCGCTCCCATCATCGATATACACCACATCTTGATTGAAGATACTTCCTTATTCTTAGAAGCATCTTCATCTTTAAGTTCTTTGAAGAACAAATAGAACATGCTATTTATCTCCCAGAAATTCTTATCTAAATCCCATACAAGCATGTTTTTCTTTATTCTAAGCGGTTTTATTTAACTCTGCTATATTTCCTTCAATTACATCAAATCTATTGACTGGAATCAAAAGATAGCCTTCATAGCCTTGAACAGGATAGTTTCTTTCGTGAATAAAAGCATACTGTTCAGCTCGCTGCATTACACTCATATTTAACCAGATTATATCTCCTTCCTTAACCAGTTCGTAACGTGCTCTATTCTCTGGTGTTAAGAGTGCTAAGAAACGCTTGCTTGGCATCTTGACCACGACAGCCTTAGTTGAATAGTCCCAGTCATCAATCTTAGAAGCAGGTCTACCACCCTCTGTCTCAAACGGTTTAAACTTCCGCTCTAAGAGTAAACCTTCATTGTCTTGCTCTCCTTCAAACTTTAACATCCGTACGATAATATCGCCCGTGATGAATTCTACTTTGTCTAAAGATTCTTTGTGTTCAAGAATGTTCTGATTGAACTTCTTATTCTCTTCAATACGTTTCTTTAAGTCTTGTTGGAAACGATTCGTTATTGTCTGTTCTTGTTGCATCTGTACTTGTGGTTTTACTTGTGGAATTGTTCTTGTTGTCATAATTCTTTCTTAGTTAGTGGTTTTATATTTTGCTACGTAAGCTTCTTTTAAAGCTCTATATTCTTTTTCTAATTCTTTCTTTAGTTCTCTTTGTTGAGCAATGAATCTTTCTTGTGTAACGATACGCATAGAGACTGCTTCGTGTGCTTTAAACTTAGCCTCTAATTCTTGTCTTTCTTTTGCTTTAATTTCTTGATATATCTTCTGATTATCAAGAGTCGTCTTCTGTTTTGAAATTTTCTCAATCAAAGCTGTAATTTCTTTAAGTTGCTCAACCGAGCAATAGTCTAATGCGTTTAAGTCTAATGTAACTACTTGGTTCATTTTTTCTGGTTGTTTATCGTTTGCTAATTTTGAAAATATATTTTCTGCTGAAGGTTTAAACTCAAAGCATAGTCTCTGACTGCCAGATTCAAGATAAACTTTAAATTTCTTAGTCCAATAAGAATCGTTATCGTACATGTTAGTCGATATTAAACACCTCATTGGTTCGAGGCATTTGAGTTAATTTTCTATTCTTGACATAATCTTCTTTCAGTCTTATGTCCTTATTCCTTTCTTGCCACATAGCTCGAAGCTTTCTTAATCGCGCATAGGTAGCCGTCTTTGTATAAATAGACATCCACTTCTCTTTTAAAATCCATTGGTACTTGATTTCTTTCTTTAAGGATTGTAACTTCTCCGTATCTTCTTGTGAACGCTCTAATTCTATATCATCACAGTTATAGCACTTCTTATCTCGAAGTTCCTTAGCTTCAGTTATGCAATCATTAATCTTGGCTCGAACATGACGGTAGCGCATCTTTAACGTTAGCAACCTCGGCACTCTAATCTCGGTCGTATAAGGTAAAGTCATAGCCTTCTTTAAATAAAGAAATTGAGTCTTTAGCATCTTATCTGCCTTAGCTTCGTCTATTTGTAAAGAAGGTAGCTTATCCTCGTTATAGAGTTTCATCGCTTCCTTGAGCTTTATATCGGCGTTCTTAGTTTGCATAATTAAGATTGTTTTCTTCTGGCTCTATATTCTGCCAGTCTTTTCTTTTGAGCTTCAATAAGTTCCAGTGAAGATAAAGGTACTCCATTGCTTGTTCCAGACTTATCGGAGGATTGAATAGTGTCTTCATTTAAGATTTGTTTATGTTCTTTCGTTTCTTTTTCTTCTACTTCTTGCTTAAGCGAGGATAATCTTGATGAAGGGGATACCTCTTTCTTTGCTTCTCGAATAATATCTGGATGTATTCCTCGAATGCTTTTAGATTCAATGGTTCGTATATTATCTCCATCTAATACCCAGTCTAATTCAAATCTTATTTTACTCTCTTCCTTTAATCCTCTAACCATAGTTCCCTTTAATAGATGTAATATATCCATCTCTTCATATTCATCCTTAACCAGATAGCCCTTCTTAAACAAGGAGGCAATCAATCTCTGTAACGCTAAAGGTTCTATCTTCAACCGCTCACCATATAACCTCTTAGGAATAGTAGAGAAAGGAACAGCAAAGAACTTATCAGGCAATCTGAATACTTCCTCTAAGAGATTCATTTCCTTCTCTGTAAGAGGAGATAACTTAGGATTCAAAAACTGTATCCATTGGATAATACGCTTCGATAAATCATCTCTTGCTATGTGCATTGTAATCTTAGCTGTCATGTCTAATAGATTTCGTGTGATTTCTTATAACGCCTTTCAACCTCAGCTTCTCTCATTCGTTTCTTTACCAAAAGAGATACTTGATTCTTGTTTATTGGAGCATAATAGATAGTATCTCTTTCTTTTGAAAATCCTGTTTTTAGATGACTCCTTAAGTCTTTAACGTAATCTTTATCTTCCTTTGTTTGAGGCTCAGATAGGCTTATCTTAATTGTCATTACTTAGTTCGCTTTATCTTTTTATTCCACTCTAACTCTTTACGCTTAATCTCCTCCTCTTCTAAGAGAATCCTTTTTACATCTCTTGAAAAGACTGATTGTACTCGTCGAATCCTTAAGGGATAACTTTCATCTAAAGGATTAGTAGTTCCTTCGCTATCTCTAACAAGGTCTTCGTAAGTATAACTATCCTTGTTGTTTTCTTTCTGAATCATCAGGAACGTCCTTTGCATTTTGTTTCTTTTTTAAAAAGTTAATAGGTTCAAATCCATTGGATAGGCAAATCTTAATCTTTTGAAGTCGAGCATCTTTACCATCAAAACTCTGTATCACATATCTTGGATTAATACAGTAACTTTTGTTTGAAGTGTTATATAGTAATAAAGCTGTTCCATCTCCTCTCGGTTTTCTTAGAGAAACTAAACATCCCTCTATAGTTCTTAGCTTTACCCCTAATCTATCTTCCATGTCTTGCTTTACTGCCTTTCCTATATTGAAGACATTGTTATGCATGTAATGTTCAAGCAAATAGCCAAATATCTTCATCTCTGATTTCTCTACACCATCTTGCAATAATCCAATAAAGCCAGCATACAATTGGTAAAAAGACTCTCCATCATTCGCAACATAGTTCTGAATATAAGAAGGAGTTAACTCTATTAACTCTCCTGTATCAGGGTCAATATAAGTCGCAAGCTTTCCTCTTTTATATCGTTGTCTCATTTCCATGTTGTTTTATCTTTTTTAACAAAGATACACTACTGCAACTCAAATGTCAATAGCTACGTAAAAAAAAAGTACAAAATATAATCTCTCGATTAAAATATACTGGTATAATGTATACAAACATACAGTTATAACTGTATTAAACATACTACTGGAACACCAACCAGCATCTCTAAATCTTAACACTTTCTTAACTAAATAACCATTAAAAAACGTGTTTAGTATGCTTGCTACTATGGTATTTAAGACCTATTTAACTAAAACTTAAAATGTCTAATCGCTTATATATATGGTATCTCACTTTTACTTGCTTCCCCAAAAAAAATATAAAAATATTAGCGTCTGGTTTTTCCCCAAAAAAAAATTTATGTAAAAAAATTAGCGTGTGGTTCCCCAATACACTCCAGTATAGATTTGACGAGAGTCAAAGACAGCCCCCCCCACACGGGTAGGGATGCTTGGAATCTGGTTAGAGTTCAAAACTCTTTAAAATTTGCGAGTTGTGTTACGTTTCTGAAACGGACAAGACATTCTTTACTCTTTAAATATCATAACGATATGACACTTACCAAAGGCAAGGCTATTAAAGCCTTAACGGATGCAAACATCCAAGAACCAAACACTAAACTTGAAACATATTTCACATTGTCGCAAGATGCGGATTTGGAAGATGTATATACGCGTAATAGTGTAGAATTTCCTGCTACTCAGGTTGGTGCAACACCAATCGCTACGCGGAACGCTGAAACACTCAAAGCCGTAACAGCATTAGCTGTTTCATTGGCGTCTGTTCCATTTAGCAATTTCACCGCTAAAGGTGGAATCTCGTTTGATTCAACGATAGCCTCATTAGGCTACGTAATGGAAAATGGAATTTGGAAAATGAGTGACCGATTAGCATTAGAGACCAGTATTATTAATGCTATAAAAGGCGGAAAACTTTTCGTTACTCGAATCTTTAGCAAGGAATTTGCTGGTAACGCAACAAGTTTGCCAAGCACAACCCTGTGTTACGGGGTAAAAGGGCATCTTGTTGATGCTAAAGGAACTTCAAAGGAGGTTGCGTTCAATATTGGCATTGCTCCAACAAAGAGATTTGAAGACCAAACACAAGCCGTAAAGTTTACGGCTGGCTTTTTAGCCTCCGCCGAAATTGGTAGCGTACTTGACAGCAAGTTTGCAGTGGCAAACGGACTGTGGTTATCAAACAACGCCACAGACATCGTAAAATCTTCCTATAAAATCGGTTTCGATTTTTAGGAAAAAGTTTAAGGTATTTTGAGGTATAAATAGCAATATTTGTACCTCAAATATGCCTTAAAAAGCCGTTCAATTGTTTGCACATGCAATAATTATTGTTGTATGTGCAACCAATTCTTTTTTATTTTATTATTGTTTTCAATTGTATGCTTCTTGGCGTGTACGATTCTTCGTTTGAGCGAAGTAAAACAGTTTGTTAGGCTCAAAGCGTGTTCTTTTGAACGGTCAAAATTTAAAGCTAAAAAAAATAACGGTTTCCCTCAACCGTGTACATGCCTGTCTGTCAAGATAACGTCATTTGACAGGGTGTATAGAATGAGTGAATTTAGTGTTCTTAATCAGAGTGAGTGTTGGTTAGCTCTGATTAAGACATTATCTTATTTTTTAACAGCCAATAAGACAACAAGAATCCTACATTGGGTAGGGTGTTTAGCACTTACAAGTAAGCCTCGTAATGAGGAGTGAACGTAAGGTAAATTCTAAGCATGAAGGTTCGATTCCTTTGTTCTTGTCATGAAAAAAGTGTATTTTAACCACTTTGGGGTAAAAACCCTTGCACTCGTAGATTTATCTACTAAGTGCACCAAGGAAGAAGGCAGCGATGTTTTCGGATTGGGAAGTGACGATTTCATGCCCCATTATTGGGGAACTTTTCTCCACAATGGCGTAACCGCTTCGGTTATGTTAAGTGTGGAGACGGTAGAGAGCCAATTGTAGTTCTCTTTTGAAACCTTGTTGCAGGGTTAGCAACACACGTTCATTGGCAAATGGAGTGAAACGGAATTGGCAAATTGAGCACGGTCATTAATCCGTGCAATGTTAAGTAGGAAGGGGAAGTGCAATGGGTGCGCGACAGGTTTAGTCCTGTTAGAGTAGGGTTCGAGTCCTATTCCCTTCGCATGAGTTGGTTAAGAAATAAATTTTTTGTTCTGGGGTTGTCTGTATCGTTAGATAGCCCCAGTTTTTATTTCTTTATCGGTTAAAGTCGAAACAGCCTTCGTGCTGTCCTATGGAATTAGTCTACCATAGCTGAAGAGACTGACTAAGAAATTGCCACGCGGGTTATGTCATAAAAAACATAGTTGTTCTGCGTGGTCAAGAATAAGTGAGCTGCGATATTGCATGCTCATGAATCCATAAAACTCATCTAACAATGACTGGATTGACAAACGAAGCAGCTAAGGCTGCTGTACGAGCTGCTGGATTGAAGCTCACAACGAAAGAAGGGAAGGCTATGTTGGCTTCCCTTATGACGGCTCCTGTTGTACCAGTTGTCCCCGTTGCTGAAACCGTTATCAAATCAACTAACATTCCCAGTATCGATTGGGAGCGCGCCTGCAAAACAGGCGGACTATTCTGCATCCTGTCCGAATTGGCAGAGGGCGGTATCAATCCCCAAAGCTGCTCAAATTGGAATGCGAGCAATTTTCGTTCAATCTTCAACGCTCTTCCTTCTACGGAGGAGCAGAAGATTAAAAACAAATTTCCATTGCTTTTCTAATGGGAACAAAATACAAAACCCGCGAAATGGGGTGGCTTATAGCTGCCCTGTTTCGCGGTTTGGGTAAGGGTTTGAATCAGGCATCATGGAGTCCTTCCATGTATGCCTGTTTCAGGCTCTTGTTCAAGGGCATCGACAAGGTTGGAATTGAGCTGGAGTATAAATTCGGGGAAGAAACCCGAGTGGATACCAATTACCACTCCAAACTTCACGTATATAACGGCTTTAAGCATAGCCGTTATACTACTCATCCCTATGTCGGGAGAGAGCTGGAACTTGTCCAGCTATTTCCCACACTGAAACCGAGTGACTTCGTGTCCTCGGTCGTACGCTTCACACGTCAGTTGAGGCAATGCAAGATAGACTCTTCTGGGTCTATCCATTTGAATATAGTATCTGATGTGCAACAATGTGTTGCGAACAGATACTCAAATGCAGGCCACTATGACTTTGAAGGCAAATATGCCAAAGCGTCACGTGTGGAGAACAAATACTTCTCGGGTTTTATCTTACCCGAGGATTTACTGGCGCAGATGCTACTCTATGCATTTGCGTTCCAAGTTAAAAACCTTAATGACTATTATTCTTTCAGAGATATAGTCATTAAGGAAAGAGACCTTGCTGTCGGGTCTAAATTATGGGCAGCAATTGACCTTAATGCCGTATTGATTCATTGATACGGCATTAAGGATAAGGTAGTGTAGCTCATGGGTGAGCGCTTCGTTATAAAACGAAGGGGAAAGAGGGTTCGAGTCCTTTCACTACCACTTTGTCTCACCAATGTTGGTGAGAATAATATTCAATTTAATGAAATTAAATATTAGAGGCTCGCCCTAATTCAAGGGCGACCAATCGAGCCTCGACCTGCAGGGTGAAAGCAGGGTGCTATGGACAATCATAGTCCAACGAATTGTGGTAAAACTTCAAGCCTTAAACCACAAATGACCCGTAGTATACGCAACGGAAAGAAGCCCAGAGAGAGACTGGGAAGGATTCTCTAATTGCCGAGAGGCTGATTCAACTTTATTCTTTACGATTGCAAGCGTAGAGTTTAGAGGAGATGGGAGTAGAGGAGATTACGAAGAAGAGTTGCCACTGAAAAACAGAGTGGCTCGGAGTGAAGGTTTGCTGATTGGTCGGCTAAATCACTCTTAAAAAATTAAGTACCAATTACGAGTACCACTAACAATCTAATAGAATAGGAGTGGCTTGGAGTAGAAAGATTCTAAATGTGGTGCGAATCCACATTTCCCTGTTAAATAACAGGGCTATTAAAGGATAGATTTTCCTTATTCGTGCTTGGTGTCCGCAAGGAGCCTTTCCTCCGCAAGGAGTGTATTACCTACTATTGCACGTAGAATCCCAGTATCTCTGGCAAAGACTGGTAAAGAGAGTGAGCATCTTATTCAGGAGGCGTAATTAACCTTCTGGATAAGATGTAATAAAAAAGTTAGATACCGAGTTGAAATGCTCGGATTAAACAGCTTCTCTTTGATTTCTCAAAGAGAAGCGTCTGGGACGTAGATTAGTTTCTACGTGATGGTTTTGTGTCCATAGCTCAATGGCAGAGCACTTGCTTAGGTTTGCAAGAGGTAGAAGGTTCGATTCCTTTAGGGCGCACTTGGTCTTGAAATGTCTCAAGACTTAAATTTCATTTAAAAATGAAAAATATTAAAAAAGGCGTAGCAGACTACGCCAACATCCGTAAAGCGCTATTGGTTCTTCGCGCTGTGAACCACAAGGTCCGTCAGCAAATTCTCGAGCTGTTAGAAGAAAACGAAAAGATGGCAGTTAATGAATTGTACACCAAACTCCGTTTGGAACAATCAGTTACTTCGCAACACCTCGCTATTTTACGTCGTGCAGGTGTTGTTGCTACGGAACGCCAAGGCAAGTTTATTTATTACAGTATTGACAAGGAACGTATCAATAGCATCAGCCGTTTGGCTGGTGAATTGCTCGGTTAATCCGAGGTGGAGAAGTAGCTCAATTAGTAGAGCACCTGACTTGAAAGTCAGGTTATACGGGTTCGAGTCCCGTCTTCTCCTCAGTACCCGTTATCTATATTTATTACTTTCGCTTTCTTCCGCAAGGTTGAATGGCATGCAAAGAACAATATAGGCATACCGAAATAAAGTACACCATTCGAGCATTCCACGAGCTTCCTTCGGGAACAAGGGGGAATCAAAGAGTTGGTCACTGGGTTTATTATCGGCTAAAGGTTTCAATCCTTTACGGGTCAAAAAATTTTATTAGATTTAGATTTAGATTTAGTGGGGTATGACTATGTTCCCTTAAAAAAAGTAGTCAAATTGGGCAGTTGTAAAGTAGCGGTAACTGGATGGCATAAAAACCATAAGACACGGGTTCGAGTCCCGTACTGTCCACAAGTTTTAGATGAAGTTCTTAGGTTCCGTGTTTGAGAAATAATCTTATTTCTTGAACACGGTTTTTTAGCTTCTTCTAAATTAAGGAATTTCTCTTCGGGTTCTCGAATTATAATGAGCCGCCCTTAGAGAAAGATACCTCGTTCTGGTTCTGAATTTTTTGTTGTGTTTAGATTCCAGAACGAGTTTTACGCATGTCGGTGGTAGCCTCTTGATAAGAGAGGGAGGTGACACGTTCTTCTTCAATAGAGAAAAGATTTGGGTTCGAGTCCCAAACATGCGACAATATTAGGGATTGGGTTCTTTTCTCATTTGTGAATTAGCTTCCCTTTCCCTTTTAAAATAATTGCTTTCTAAGCACTTCTTTTCATGCTCCCTTATAATGTATCGGAAAGTTAGAGAAGTACGCTTAGACTAAAGAAAAACAGGTTCCTCGCTCCAGTTAGGAGGTTGAATCTGTTCTTGTGATTGAGAACAAAGTTTCTTTTCTGGGGTAGTGGCTTAGGCTACTACCCCGATTAAGTTTTACTTTAAAAACTTCATTTTAAAAATGACAAAACAAACAGGCCAATTGGCCACCCTCGGAATGGCAGTAGTCTGCCTTTTATTCGCTACGATGTCCGAAGTCGTAGCGTGCTCCATTATTGCAGGAGCAGTTTTCATGACCCTTTGCTTTTCGGCATTGGGCAAAGGGTGCCACACAACAAGGGCAATTTCGGCTCTTGTAACTATGCCATTCTTGGCTGTGGCTCAAGAGACTGTAGCAGTCCATCATCCTAATCCAGACCCTACTGGAATGATGGGATTTTTGACGATTGCACTCTGCTTGTTTGCAGTAGTGGGATTTGTCGATGGTGTGTTTAATGAGAGTAAGTTCCTGAAAAAAATAGGTCTTAGCGCTTTAGCTATGAGCCTATTTGTTTCAGCTAATGCTCAAGCTGATGGTCACATCATAGAAGTACCTTCTGGTACTTCGCATGGTAGCTGGTTCCCAGTTTTGCTATTGGTGCTAATCACAATTATATTATGGATGGTGAAACCCCCTAAGAAGGGGTTGAAAGTACTTACAGTGGCATTTCTTTTCATTCTAACGGGCTATTCTGTGTCTGCACAGTATGCGTTTGTTCCAAAAGAACAAACGGCGTACAACGCAGATTCAGTGCCTCTTCGTATTCGTTTCTTGACCGATTCGAGAGCTCAATTAGAAATCATGGGCAAAGAGCTCCCATTGGTGGAGCTCGAGAACATGAGCGCCATTGAGGAAGGTGGATTTGCTTACATTTTTTACAGTTTCCCTGATAAGGGATTCTGTCTGATTGTCAAGTATCTCCCTTCAAAACCAACCCAGCCCATCTCTTGGGTTCGGGTAAATGGCATTCGGAGGATTTAGAAACGTTACTCAAAATGAGGCAACGTCCCTTTGTTTTAGAATTCAATGTAACCATATAATAAGGTACGCATAACGCACGTACCTTATATTGATTCTTATACGTAGTATAAGAATTCAATAGGTTAGTGAAGCTTCTGAACGAGGGGGCGTTGCCACCGCAACTGAAAAATGGTTATGGCTAATCCAATTCTGCCGAAGGCGATTCTTCCTGAAAAGAAGAATAAGCCTGTGGCAGTCGAATTAACGGGCTTCAACAGGAGACTATCTGCTTCAACCCTTACCAAAGTCGGTAATGGGATGGAGCCTATTAAGTTTCCTGTTGAAGTCCTTCAACAAAACGGAATGGTCAAATTGGATTCAGGATGGGTTAGCGCCCTATTCTTCGAGTTCGATGGAATGGCATTCCGTAATTTCTAACTCCTAAGCCATTATTATTCTCTAACTATCCATATACATGGAAAAGAGACAATAATAGCTTAGAATAAAAACAAATCCCATGAGAGCGATTGTACGCCCTTTAGTTAGAGATGCTATATTGGCAGAGTTAGCTAAAGGGGAAACGGAGCTGCTGGACTTTATCTTGGAGAACAATTGTCTCCAAGACTTCCAGCTCGAACCCTACGGGGTTCAAATCCCTCGAACGGAAACCGACAGTATGTCGGACGAGTTTAAGGAAGAGTTGGCTCAATTAGGGCCAATTGAATCTGGTAACCGTATAAAGGCATTCAATGCCAAATACGGCTCTATAAAATAAAAAACAAACATGAACGGCACTGTGAACAAGCACCGTTACGAGGTGCTTCCTGCCATTGTAGCAGATGTCGGCCAATTGACCGAACAGGCGGCTGTCTGGCTAAAGAAACATCTGATTGAAACCCTAATCAGGGGAGCAGTCGGCATGTCTATTTCCACACTTGCTGCTTTTGGTATGTCGGTCTGGTATCCGACTGCCAATTATAGTCAGATAGTTTTCATCGTGTCATTCTGCCTATTCGCAGCAATGGCATGGCGCGCTTCTCGGTTCGTCAAGCGATGGAGAAACTATCTCGTCACCCTAAAAAACAACCCGTACAATGCGGGTTTAGAAGAGTACGCTGAATTCCGTGATGCGGAACAAGCAAATCTCTTCTTAGGGTTACTTGCTGCTGGGGCATTGACCATTTCTTGTTTCTTAGGTTATGTTGGGGCTATGAACCACAGTGTACCACAGACACAAGAAAAGTCTGTTAGAAGGCAAATAAAGGGGATTGTAGAGAATTCTACGACTCTTATCAAAGCTCCAGCGAAGGAGCTGGCTACCGACGGAATAGAACGAATTGAACCCTCCCTTCCAAAAGGAGGAACAGCTCAGTTTGTCTCAACAAAGTCGGTGAGCTCTATATCTTTGCCCGACCAACAGAGAGCCTCTTACTTTCAGAGGTTCTCAAAAATTGCTATCGGCGAAAAGGACAAATTTGGCATTCCAGCTTCAATTATCCTTGCTCAAGGAGCATTGGAGTCAGCAAATGGAATGTCTATTTTAGCCTCCCAACACAATGCTCATTTTGGCATTAAGTGTTGGGAGAAGAATTGCGATTCTGGGCATTGTAGCCCAATTGTCACCATTCACAAAGGTGACAAAGCAGGAGAGCGCTATCGCAATTTCGCCTCTGCTTGGGAGAGCTATCGCGCCCATTCAGAATGGCTAACGGACAAATCTGTCTATTATGGTAAGTATGCTGCATTAGCAAGGCAGAATGCAAACTATAAAAGGTGGGCAGAGTCATTACAAAAGTGGCATTATGCCACTGACCCAAATTATGGGGCTAATCTTGTTGCCATTATCGAGAAGTGGCAACTACAAAAGCTCGACGATTTGTGAGCTTAATTAAAAAAATAAACGGCGAAAGCCACAAAAAACACTTGATTTTATGAAACAGATTCTTTTAATTGTGGCTATCTTAGCCACAACAACTGTCGCTAATGCTCAACTCACTCTTGAAACGCGATTGGCAGCTCCCATCGCTTATACTGATTTCGAGACCGCAAAGGCGGGGTCTGAAATTGGCCTTCGTTTGGGCTATGATTTTTCTATTACCCCAAACATCACAGGCGGGGTTTTTACTGGTGTGGCTTATCGCGCTTTACGTCTCGGCAGTTTTGTACGCGACCACGGATACGGTGAAATCGGAGCCAGAATTCAAACGGGCAATCGGTTCCAACTCTTCGGAGAAGGCTCCATTACAGCCCGTCCATTCCGTTACGCAGCCGCAAACGCAAACGTTGCAATGGGCGCCCAATGGCGTACCAAAGCTAACACCGTTATAGGTGTTAGTTTATCTGGGGAACGCAACATTGCGGTTCCAGATGGGCTTGACAATGCTATTCGCGGAAAACACGACATCGTGGTTACGCCACGCGTATTTGTTCGCTTGCCGCTGTTTAAAAAACAGCGGCAAGCGAAACCACCCGTCGTTCAAGCACCCGCTCCTGTGTTTTCCGTTCAGGAAACACGTGACCGCCTATTGAACGACAGCGTTTTTGGACAAGCAATTGTCCAATTGACGAGCTATTTGGTTCGTCAAGAAACAGAACCGTTGAGGAAAAACGATTCCTTTTTGCTTTCCAAGATTCAACGCGTTTTTCAACGTACTGAAGTTCTTGAACAGCAAAAACAGGAAGCGCCAATTCAGAAACAAGCTAAATCCGAAACACTAACCCTGCATTTTAAAGCAGGAGCTTCAGATTTGTCGTTTGAGCAATTAGACGGAATCTTATCCTTTGTGGATAAGATTCCCAAGACAGCTCAAGTACTCGTCATTGGAGCAAGTTCGAGTACTGGAACGAAACTAAAAAATCAGAAAATAGCTCAAGCACGTATTGATTGCGGTATTGAAGCTCTGAAGAAAAGTGGTTTCAGATCAGAAAGAATTCAGACACGTATTAGACCCTATCAGGGCTATAACGTAGCAGATCAATATTTAACATACATATTTAATTATTAAGAAACCTAAATAGAGATTGTCAAATGGAAAAACATAGAGCCAACCTCGAAAAGGTGGCACAACAACGAGAATCCATTCTTCGTTTGGCTCAAGTGCCAAATAGTGTAGGAATGGGTAGCGACCTAACTGCGGCTCAGGCTGCGGTTAAAATCGCTGAAACAAGTGGATGGGCACGCGCCTGTTCACTCTTTTTCGCTAAGTAGCATCTGCGCCCTCCAAAAAAGGGGCTCTACTACAAGGCAAAATTAACAATTTCAAATGGCAACTGGTATGAAAAATCCAATCATTTCAAATTCAATTCCGACTTATAAAGTCGAAGGGTCTACTGGACCAAAACCTGCTACTTGCACTGCCTTCAAAGGCGGTTGTAGCGGGTCAAATTGCGCAACAGGCGGTTGCGCTAACTGTCCAGTGGACAGATAGTAAGTCGTTTTAAACTCGTTCCTGTTTAAGAAACAGACTCGTTAATTCGCTATATCACATAGCATACCACGAGCTGACCTAATGAAGAATACGATATATAGACTCTTGACTGCAAATCAAAAGAGTATATCGATTTCTAAAAAAGATGCTTAAACAGGAACACATTAACCCGTAATTTATGAAAAAAAAAACGTTAGCTGGAATTTTCTCGCAATTCATATTGCAGGAAAATGACAGCTTCGTCCAAAAAGTTGTTGTTAACGAGATTGAGCCATTGATTAAGAGCCAATCTCATGACGTAGATTTAATCTACGACGATTACGACGCTGCAAAGAATTTGATGCAATTGGCCAAGCTTCAAAGTTCTATCGCGGCATACATAGTTATTGTTTTCAAGTACGCGCCTACGCCTGCATTGGCGAGCTTCGTACCTGAACTCCTACTACATCAGCCAATACTGATGTATACGATACATTGGGCTTCTGTCTTTCTGAAAGAAAGTGAAGCTCAAAAACTGTTCGAGCATATCATGAAGTTCCGTGTAGTAGGTATGTCCTTGACCAGCACGGTCAGACCACTCATCGATACGATACTGCTCGACGAACCTACCTTACCTGTTCTTCCACAACTTAGACAGGTATATGAAACATATACAAAAGCGAACAGCGCAACTTCAATCGGTAAACTGTCAAAGGTGAACTGGGAGAAGTTAGAGACGTTGTCTCGTTGGGGAAACACTTCGATGCCAAGTGCATTCAAAGCTCTGTCTATTGACCAAGCCAAGATGGAGCTAATCGAATTGAATGTAATCGCGTACATCAATTCGATGCCATTTGCCGATGAGTTAGGCATAGATAGAGCATGGCTCGAAGAGAACCTGCGTGCAAAAATGCCGAAAGGCTTGATGCCACCTACGGTTCTCTATAAAACCGAGCTGAATGCTAATGCTGTGAACAATAGCTCTTTCGCTCCATTGTTTCAAGAGCTGATATTCAATATGTTCACACACAAGGGAATTAAAAAGATTCCTGGCATGACACATATCGGAATTGACTGGTCTGGAAGTATGAAGCACCCAATCGCTTCTGGCGGAGGAGGAAGGATGGAGCGAAGGCATGCTGCTATACTTATGGCATATATGCTATCGCTGGTGTGCGAAGAATGTGAAATTTGGTTCTCTGGAGATACAAGTGCACCAAATAATGGAAAAGACATTGGGCTTCACATAAAGCTCAATGAAGAAGATAGACTTGCATTATTTGAGAATATATTCTCAATGGATGCAGGAGATAAACTCGAAAGAAAGTACAAGCTGCAAGGCGGAGGCATATTCGAGTACGACTTCTTTGCTACAGTTGAGAAGGACATAAAGTCCAATCCAAGCCATTCGGCTTCTAATATCTTTCTTTTCTGCGATGGAGAAGAATGTGATAACAGGCTCCAAGTTTCTTGGAGAGGAGATTCAGCAAATAAGTTAGGGGATACTCAATTCCCCGTTATTACGGCTTGTAAACGTCAGTTCGTTATGAACGTTCAGGCACATGCCGAGAAATATGGGACTGAGGTTCAATCCATGTTTACACGGATTCACGGTCACTCCGACTATTTCCTTGAATGGATATGCCAACAAAATGGCATAGCCAATCCAATGGAAAAAGGAGATACAAATTCGACTGTGTCTTTCCGTAACCAGTAAAATAAACTTCCAATGAAAAATAATTGGAACACATACCTACGCCAGAGACACATCAATCTTTGGATTGAATGATTGCGTTGATTGAAAAAGCCGTAACCATAAGTATCAGCCTAATATTCTTAGCACTGATAGGGTTATTGAGCTTAGTCATATTCCTCTGGTATGAAGCAGACGTTATTCAAAAGCTTTGGACAATGCTCTTTATTTTGATTCTAAGCCACTTTCTCCCTTTGTGCCTTGACTGGTGCAATAAAAAAGGAATAAGTCATAGAATCGAAGAAGTTGCATTGTTCTACAAATTTTTACTGTACTAATAGAAAAGCAAAAAAAAATAAAAATTGCAAAGTTTGCAGTTCGCTTAGTTTCAACATTCCTAATTTCACCATTCTTGGTAATGGTATTTTGGAATGGAATTGCAAGAGACGTACCGCAGTTTAATATGCCACAAATTGGCTATTATAGTGCGGTACAGGCAACTTTGCTCATTGGAGCACTATTTTCAGTTGTTACAACTGAATTAGTGTCTTCGTTTCATAACTATGGCGACTAATGAAACCATTCAATAAGGATTTAATTCCTCGAATTGAATTAGCGCCAAATGACTATAATCTTGCTGGACGTGGCAATCCAGCTAAAGATTTTGTGCTGATTGGCACGTATGGAGCTTTATTCAAAGCTTCAAACTTCATCGAACGTTTAGCTCCTTCCTTTAAGGAAATTGGAATGGACGTTCCAAATGAAGACCTGTTCAGCTCACACTTTGTCGGTTGGTACAAGTTTCCATTTGTCAAACTCTCCTTCCAGAAGAAGGCTTGGTTGGCAGATAGCCTTGAATTCTCAACCGTAGAGGGAAAGGCTACATTGAGACAAGGAGACGAAACAGACGTTTGCTATATTGGTGTCTTTGCGATACCAAAGATAGCACTTCGTTTTGGGTCTCCATTGATGCTGAAGGAAGGCTGTAACAATTCTGATTTCTCTGGTGAGGGAAATCACTATATGTTGCTGTCTAACTGGCATCCGCTCCATGCAGTACAGAATGACGTTCGAGAAACACCTTCGATTTTCCCTCAATTGGGAGAATCGGCAGGGATTCCAAACGTCATTCCAGAAGGAGGAATCATGTTCTTTAATGTGACCTCATGGTCGTTGAATAAGGACATACATAACCCGTTGAAGCCCTCTGAAGAATATTGGGCTTCAATCAATGCTGCTCATAAGAGAGCAGTGAAAGACGGATTTCAATTGCCTAAGTCTTATTTAGAGAGAATACAGGCAATTGATTATATTGGAAAACCGCCTCCAGCGGAGGCTAAACCTTAATAAATGGATAAATCGCCTAAGTGCCTCGTCATCCTTGTTGACGAAGGTCCAAATAAGCTTAGTTGCTGCAAGGCAATTAAATTCACGCTTGATATTGGCCTCAAAGAGGCCAAGGAAATAATGCCATACTTTGGAGGTAGCGGCACGCTTGCTAAAAATGTTACAAAAAAAAGAGCCTTAGAGATTAAGGCTGCTATTGAAGAGCATGGAGCGATTGTGAAAATTGAAAAAGAGAAGGGCAATGGCAATGGAAAAGCTCTGTAAATACCAGTTCGACCTGAGCCAAAGCGCATTCCATGTACTTGAAGTATTTCAAGGAACAGAAACTATGCGCTACGGATTTCGTACCTTCAACCAGCGAGAGGTGCAACCCGTAGGCTCAGCTCACAACTACGAAAAGATGGAACTGAAACCAGTCGACTGGAAAGTCGGCTATCCAACTGTTGTATGTAATGTGCCTCATGAAGCACATTTCATCACCCTATGGAAGGAATTCTGCTTCCACAGCAGAATGAGGGACTATGGAAATCAAGCTTCCAAAACAGGGCTGCATATTCCCCAATGCCTCATCAATGCCATCGAAAACACACCCACTGCTGCTACGACAATTCGAGCAGGCATGGGTAAAATGTGGCTCCAAAAACGAGGTAGCTATGTTCCTAAGAAGCTCTGTATTGAGCTCGGAGGAGGCTGGTTCGCTAAGTTTGGGCTAACCCAAATTAATTTTGACTTGAAGTTCAACGAGCGTACAAATTGTATGCATGTTGAATCATCGGTTAAGATTAAAGCTGGAGTTGGCATGGACTACAGAGAAGGAAAAATCTTGCGGGAATATTTGGCTTATGCCAATGAAATCGCGTGTGATTTCCTTCATTCATTTGGGCAAAAGGGAGCATGATATGGCTAAGTTCTTGCCCATCCTCTCTTCCCACGTTTTAGCTCTTTCCCTAAAACACGCCACGTGTCAACTGATACTCTTATCAGTGTATATAGTTTCTTTAACCTTAGTAATGAATAGACCTTCTCAGTCTATGTTGTTACTTCTGTTTCAGCTATATTGGACAGGAAGCCGTGTTTTCTTTCTTCTAAGCTACTTTAATGCGATGTACGCATTAAGAGAAGGGGAAGATAAGAAGAGGCTTAAAAGCCTTAAATTAATGCTCTTGGCCGCTACTCCTTATTGGGAGTATTCGCTTGTTAAGAGAATGTGTTACACTGAAAATCAAGCAAAAAATGACGCCAGCAAAAATGACGCCACTTGTTCCATCGAGCTTTAAGCTCTGGAACATGGCAATTGAAAACATGGTAAGCACACTTGCTTGCCTCAACCTGCTCGACAAAGCAGAGCCATTGCCAAGCTTAAGACCACAGCTCCAAGCTCAATCGCCTTTGGTCAATTTGAAGTTCGATGCTTCAAATTGCGACCAATTGCTTCAGATTCTATCTGAAGAAGATTTGCGATTCTCTGACATGCACGAAGGTTCAATTCGGAAGTTGCACATGGCAGTTGCAGCGCATAATGCGACTGAAGATGTCGAATTCGAGCTGAAACTGCCACGTTCTTATTCGGAGGTTGACTCTCTGGTTGAGAGCCTCTGGGGAAGCCAGCAAACTTCTGATGCTATCGAATTCCAGTTCAAGTCGCCGAAAACCGAACCACCGCTTTTCATCGGACTGGACTACGAAGCACTTCAGGAAACCGACTTGGATTCTCTGTT